ATTATTAAGTATTACCTCTATCTCTACTCCGACAATAATTAAGTCTGTAAATAAACCTTTATTTTTAGTTTCTACTTCCACCCCTATTTTTATTAAAAATGTTGGTAAATTATTAAGTATTACTTCTGCTTCCACTAAATCAATAGTAAAGTCTTTTGTTAAAATATTAACTGTAGTATCTATTACTACTCCAACCGTCATTAAATCTATTGGAAAGAATTTATCTATAGCATCTATTTCTTCGACTTCATTTATAAGATCTATCAGCAAAATAATATCTGCTATTTCTACATCAACACCCTCAGTTATTAAAGACGCAAGTAAAACTTTATCTGTAACAGTTATTTCAGTTGTTGCTTTAATAGCTTCGTTTATTATTAATAAAACATTGAGTGTAATAGTGATATCTACACCTATATTAATTAAGTCTATTGGTAAAGGTTTATCTTTAGTATCAAACACTACCTTGAATATGATACGGTCTACTGGTAAAATACTATCATTGTCTGTAACTGTAATATCTACAGTTGCACTAATTAAATCCGTAGGTAAACCTCTAAGCGTAGCTGTTATATCTGTGGCTACATTAGTTAGATCTGGTGTGTTTGCTAAAGCCTTGTCTGTTATATCAACTACGTCTTCAACTATAGTAAGGTCTACTAATAAAACACTAAATATAGTATCCTCTTCTGCTTCGTTAATAATAAAACCGGTAAGTAAGATTATTAGTGTAGTAGTCAATAATGTCTCAACACTAACATCAATTAAAGTAATTCTTATGTCCTTAATAGTAACAAGTCTGTCTACTGTAACAATTATTAAATCCATTGGTAAGGTTTTATCTTTAATTAGTATCTCAACCATATCCACTATCAGATCTATAAATAAGTCTTTTAGTATTATTTCTGTTACAACGCCAACTTTTATTAAATCTATAGGCAAAATTTTATTAGTTACAGTAACTAATATCTCTACCTTGACTTCCATAAAGGTTATCCGTGTAGTCTTAAATATTACAGTAAACTCAACTTCAAATATAATTAAATCTATTAGTAAAACATTAAATATTACAAATGTTTCAATTCCTACTATTATAAAATCTGTAAACAAAACTTTATCAATTATAGTAAACAACACATCTACTATGTCTTCTATTAAAGTTATTCTTGTTGTTTTGACTATTACAGTAACTTCTGCTGTTACATTACTTAAATCAATAAATAAAACTTTGTCTTTAATAATTGTTTCTTTGTCTTCAATGCTTAAATCTATAAATAAGACTTTTTCAGTTATATCTTCCTCATCTTCAATATTAAGTAGAAGCGTAAATAAAATCCTAAGTGTTGTTTCCGCTTCAACAAGCAGTATGATGAGATCTGTAGGAAAACCACTATCTATAAATATAATTTCAACTGTTATATTATTTAAGTCGATAAATAAGACAATTAGCGGTACATTCGCTTTTCAAGGCACTTTAATAAAAAGTAGTAGTAAAGTACTGATTATCTCTGTAAGCGCCTCTGTGGCTGTTTCTAGAGCTATTCAGAGCATGTTTACAGGTATTGTTTCTTCATTTTCTGTCTTAAAACGCGAAATAAGTAGAACACTATCAGCAGTACTAAATTTATCATCCATTTTATCTAATATTAGTGATGGTGCGACTATATACCTAATTGATTTAATTACTACATCAACGGCCTCTGCCCTAATGATTCGCAATATAAATAAATTAATATCTATAATATCTATTTCAATACCACTAATAATTAGATCTATTCTAAAGAGTTTGTCTGTAACTATTACATCCGTCTATACTTTAATAGTTAATAAAATAGTGATAAAGATATTAACTATTACATCAACAAACACTTCTATATTAACTAAAAATATAATATATGCTAGAATATTAACTGGATCAATAGCTTTAAGTGGATTCTTAAAATTACCTATTCTTGAAGTACTAAATATTTTAGGTAATTATTCTAGTAGTGTATCTATTACTGGTATGTACAAAAACTTTATTGCTATCATCGGAGAATATTAACTTTGTTATATAATAAGTACAGTAATCGACTAAGGTTTTGGAAATTAATGTTATACCGCCCTAAGTACCACATCTTCAACAAGAGCAACCTAGTAACCAACACCGGTTAAATTTCTTCTTTTTGGTGAGAATGGATCATATAATACTTCTATCATACCTTGTGTGTGTCTGGTAGTTCCTGCTGCTCCAGTATGATCTATGCTTACACTAATGTCATCTAATGAGGGTCCAGTCAAAGGAAAGGATGTATTAACTACTTGTGTTTCTATTATTTTACTCGTAGACTCGAAACTTGCGCCTAGTGTTCTACTTCCTGTTTGAAGTTCAGAACTTTCTTGTCTAAAAGAAAGAATGCTTGTTGCTGTACCTGATACTTTTCTTCCTATTGCTGTTGCTTTAATAGCTAATATTTTTGTATTTTGTGCAGAAATAGAGGAAGAGGATGTCATAGCAATGTTTATAGTGGCACTAGCTAAGTTTACTGCCTCTACATACGTAGTATCAGAATCATGTGGTATTTCATCTACATCTGTATATGTTCCAGAAGTAAAAGAGTTGCTACCTACTCCATTCGGTGTTAATATATTAACTTTTAATCCAGAAGGTATACCAGTATCACTAACTACAATATCATCAAATCTTTCCGTCCACACTGTTGCCCCATTAGCAAATGATCCAACTCTAATTTTATCTATAATAAAATTACTAGCAGTGCAGGTCGTTATTCCTCCCCCGGACGCATTATTTATAGATAACTCACATGTTCCATTTTGAGTTATTTTTAGTAAAATATCATACCACGTAGAATCACTTAATGTTATTGACCCTGATGCAGTAGCTCCGTTAAGCCAATAATTTCCACTACTATTATTTCTTTCAAAGGAAACAGCTATATTACCAGCACTATCCATAAATTGTACTATGCCATGATTTCCAGTACCACCTGCATGATAATACCCAAAGCTCATATATACTGTGGTTAATCCTATATTAGTGTTGCTTGTTCCATCTGCTGCTATTTTTTTAATCTCTGCATAAGAAGAAAAACCCCCACCTGTAACTGCTTCTAAGCATCTAGATCCCGTTAAGGGAGATGTGGTAACGTTTGATATAGTTCCTCCAGCAACAGTAGAAGCAAATTCTAATAAATTACCAGTTTCCATACCATAGAAATTTAATATTGCCACTTAATCTATTGCCTGATAACCACGAGCATTTAAGTACACTTTAGAGCCAGTAGTAATATTTGCAAAATTCATTGCAGTAGCAGCAGTTCCGCGCAAAGGAGTAGGAAAAACAAGAGAATAACCACCACCACCAGCACGACAATATCCTCTCCAAATAACAGTAGCACCATCTTTAATAACTACTTCTGTATCAACACTTGCATGTTGATTAACAGCGTCTACAGAAGTGATATAATTTCTAATTCCTGCTGAACCAGCAGCTTTAATTGCTATGTCTCCAGTACCAGTTTCACCACCAGATGCAGCAGCATATTGAAAATGTCTTGGGGAAATGGCATACGGTAATTGTATTACTTTACCTAGAACATCAGCAAGTATATTTACTCTATCAGCATCAACAACAGCAACAGGATCGGTAGCTCTAGCTTGAGCGCCTATTTTTATTGGATTACCAGCATCTACGGCGTCATTAGCTACACCACCAATCTGTAGTTCTCCCATAGAATTAGTGTGAAGAATTGCATAATCACCGGTTGCACTAGTACTATCTGCTGGTGTATCTGTTCTTACTGCTAATAAAGCAACGCCAGTATCTCCACTTGCTGCTACAGCATCTTCCGCTTTACCTAGATTAGTAGCACCAACACCAGGAACTTGTTGTTTAACATCAACAAAAAGACCATTTGTAGTTCCTCCTCTAACTCTATCCCAAGTAGCGCCATTATAATTATATAAAACTCCGGCATCAAATATTAAAGTAGAAGAAAAGGTACTTCCATCCGTTGGCACACTGTTGGTTCCTGTTGTACTAACAGTAGCTGCTATTGATACTGGTTGTGTAGTTGATGCTCCAGTAACATATAGTCTACCTAGAGAGTCGGTTGTTAGTGGTATATAGTCACCAGTAGTACCAGCTAGAGCAGCACCGCCATCATTTCTAACAGCGAGTACAGATATACCAGTATCACCGGTAGTGTGGGCAGCATCTTCGGCTTTTCCTAAATGCGTTGCTCCTGTTCCCGGCACTATTGATGTAGTTAAAGTAGAAATACTTAACGCTGATTGATCAGACGCAATAACTACTGGTAAAGAATTAGCCATAGTTTGCTGAGCAGAATCTAATACTAAATCTAAAGCATTTTCTGCCCCAAGAGCTATTTTCATTAGTTGAATGTGTTCTTGTTGAGCGTTTCTAGTTACTTCATCAGTAGATACTAGCTTATTAGTATTGTCTGTATTATCTTTTGTTCCAACTGAGTCTGCCAAATATTAAATCCTAATTATATATATTCTTACTTAAATTATATCATCTGCTCTTTGGTATAATATATATAAAGTTTGATGTAAAGTGATAAAATAATAATTTGAGTCTTCTTCTTTTATTTAAAAACAAAAATGAAACTTTTTTAAGTACATTATCTGTCACTTCTGTATCTACTTCTTCTTTGATTAAAACAATAAATAAAATTTTATCCTTAGTTTCTGTCTCTACTCCTACACTAATTGTAAATAAAATATTTGCAAATATTTTATCTACTAGTGTTATCTCTATTGTATCTACCCTTAAAACAGCAAATAAAATAAACACGGCTACATTATCCACTTTCGCCAATATTATAAAAACAATTAGTCCAAAAAATCCATTTGTTTGGTCTTCTGTTTTATATACTACTTCTTCTGTAGTTAAGTTAATTAATAGTAATTCTTTTTATTCTGGCACACTAACATTATCTGGAGATATGATTAAAAAAATAGCTAGAATATTTTCTGGTGCGGTTACTAGTGCATCAAATCTAATAAAAAATAGCATAAAAAGTTTAATTACTGTTTCTACTTCTACATCTTCTATGACTAGATTATATAATTTATCTGTGATATTAACTGGTATATTAATTTCTTCTGGATCATTAGTTTTTCGTTCTTATGGTAAATATTTTTCTAGTGTTCTTGACTCTTCTGGTGTTATTTCACTTAGAGACTTAACTAAAACACTAATAGGAGCACTAAACACGTCTTCAATAGTAAATACATCAATAACTAGATCCCTATTTTCTTCTTTGTCTTTTTCTGCAAATCTAATTAAAAATAACATTAAACTATTATCATCAACTGTTTCTTTTAGTTCTTTATTTGCATTTACAAATAATAAAATAATAGTTGGTACGTTGGGTCTATCTAGCACAATAACAAAACTATATTCTACTATAAAATCAGTAACAGTTGCGTCAACTTCTACTTTAATAAAAACATTAAATAAACTATTTTCTGGTGTATTTACTTCTTCCGGTGTTTTGGGATCGTGGACAATAGAAAAATATGTAGTTGGTACTCTGTCTTCTATTGGCACTTTAATTAAAGAAACAAATAGATCATTTTTAGGTACACTAATATCATCTGGCACTTCTACTATAATACGTGTGTTTTTACAGACACTCATTGCATCATTATCTACTTCTGGTGTAATTTCACTTCGTAATGTTAGCAAAATACTAATTGGCTCTTTATCAACATCAAGTAGTGTATTAAAATCTATTACTGGATCTATTATTGGTTCTTTTTCATTTAATGGCGCATTAAATGAAAACATAAATAAAACATATATTGGATCATTAACTACATCAGGAATAAACACACTTAGCCCCCTAAAGTATTTAATAGGAACACTAATATCTTCTGGAATAATATCTAATAGATCTATTACTAAAACTATTATTGCATCTCTGTCTAGTATTGGTTCTTTGTATAAAACAATAAATAGATCTTTATTTTCTTCCTTGTCTACTTCATCTATTACTATTGGCACAAGAGGAAAAATACTTTCTTCAGTCTTATCTTTTACTTCAATTATTAGATATACTATAGAGAAAAACATTATAGCTATATTAACCACTTTTTCTTCTATAGTTAAATCAATATCTAGATTACTAGTTTCATCTTTATCTACATCAAGTAGTGTTTCTCATTTTCCCCTAAAACTTATGTCTATTATTGGTATATTAAATAATTCATCAACAATTATAAAAGAGATAAATACTAAAATGATATCTTCTTTATCTATTTCTGCTTCTCAAGTAATATTTGGACACTTTATATCACGAGCAGGAACAATAACACTTAATTCTATAATATATAATAATACTCTTAAACTATTATTGGCTAGTTTTTCTTCAGTTGGAACAATGTCTAGCAGATCTATATTTTTTACTAAAACAGGAATAATAACTACTAGTGGTACTTTGAGTTTTGTTAGTAGTGTTTTACTTACTTCAACATTAAATATAATCGGAAATCTAACAAAAATAATAAATAAAACACAAACTGCAAGTATTAATTTAATTGGTTCAAATATAACACAATCTCTTACAAAACTACTTACTGGTATTTTTTCTTCTGTTGGCGCTACTCAAAAAGCAATGACCAGATCTTTAAATGGGGTGCTAACTTTATCTTCTGTCTTATCTCCTGTTACTAATAAATATCTAGCTGGTCAGTTTATAATTCTTTTGGGATACATATATAATCAATCAAATAAAACAATAGCCGGAACACTTACATCTATAGGAACTGTTATAAAAAATACTCCCTTATCTGTATTAGCTACCCTACTTATCAGCAGCCTGTTAATAAAAACACCGCAATTACCAAAAGAAGGGGCTATTCAATTAGCAGGAACTAAGATAATAACAATATCTAGAATATTTAATGGGTTTCCGTTTTTGATAGGAAATTATGGAAATACTAGATTTTTATTCTTTAGTGGTTCTTTTTCTACAATCGGAGATCTTAAAAGAATTCCAGGAAAAATAAGTACTGCTATTTTGTCATGGTTAGGACTTTCTTCTCATATACCTACTTACGATCCTAAGCATATAGATATAGTAGGATCTAATACTTCAACAATAACTATTTTAGGATCAAATGCTGGTATAATAACTATAGTAGGTTCGTTTAAACCGAATTAAGGATTTCGTAGAAAAATATGGCTATTGAGACTACAATTAATAGAGGACAATGGTTTGCTGGTGCAGATCTTGTTTGGCGCTTTAATATAAAACAAGAAGATAAAGTTACAGCACAAGACATGACTGGATGGGCTTTAAAGTTTATTATTAGATCAAAATCAGCAAAAGGATCAATTGTTTTTTCTAAAACAACTACTTCTGATATACAAATAGTAAATGGAGCAGGAACTAATGATAGAGCCAACGTAACAACAGTTAGAGCAGATACACTAACATTGGTCGAGGGTTGGTATTGGTTTTCTTTATGGAGAACTAATGATCCTAATGATACTGTGTTGTCTTTCGGGCAAGCATACCTAACACTTGTTGCTGGACAGTAATAAGTGCCAACACCAAAAATAATATACCTTATTGGATCCAACAAAGAAATAGTTATATTACAAGGCTCTGTTCAGGCAAAAGTAGAATTAACAGGAAATGTTCGTTCGCAATAATATATGTTTTTAAAACCGTGTAATTGTTTAAATAGTAAAACAATTCTTGTTCAAAAACAAAGAGATCACCCAAAATATAAATGTTTGTCATGTAAAATTACTTGGTGGGACAAATGTTCCGGCAAGTTTTGGTGCCCTTTGTGTTGGCCAGAAATAGATTTTTTTCCAAGAATTAACCCTTATGATATTGACAAATAATCAAAAACGTGATACACTGCATACATGAATGATCAAATATAATATAATAATGTATAGGTAGGTGCTTTGCTTAAATCTTACAAATATAGACTGTACCCAGACGAAAAACAAAAAGAACAAATAGGGCAGGCATTGCCCGAATTTACGCTTCTGGACAAAGTAGGTTACGAAATGGTTGAAGGAAGAAGTTAATGCAAGATAATGTAACAGTCGGCGCTGTTTCTGAATATCTTAGGGCTATAGGATTAAATTGCCATATAGATTCGTCAGGACAAACATTCTTTTTAGTAATAGAAGGCACAGCAAAACGAACATGGGAGTGTAGTTTCTACTCTTCTACTTGTACTGCAAAAGAAAAAGTAAATGGGATGTTAGTTAGAATACTAGATGTAGAAACAGCAGGAACACACCCAAAACTATTAGCATTTTCAATTCTTAAATTACTTGCAAATAGATTGCAAAAAGGAACAGAGGTAGTCCCCACACACAGATTAAGTTTAAAAGAAAAGTTAGGACTAAACTGAAAAAATCACTTAATACACTAGAAATAGAAAATAAAATAAGACAAAACACACTACCAGACGGAACATATCCGCGCGGGTTTGCTACAGAAATATCTTTACAATACAATTTGTCCAGAAGCAGAATTTCTAAAATAGCTCTGTCCATAGACATACCAGCAAACAATTATTCGAAAAAAACATTAAACTTTAGAGGCAAAAAATAATGCAAGTATCTCCTAGTTTACAGTCTTCAGGAGAAGATTACAATTCTTTATACTCTTTAATAAATTCAAGAGTTAGAGAAGAAATAACAATACCAATAAGCAATCTATCCATAGATGAAAATACTGGACAACTAAATACATATAATCTTCCTTTAACTTCTTTTTCTGCAAAACAATTAGCTAAAAAAGTAGGAATACCACCACAATTCATTATTAATACCACTAATGAAATAAGTGCATACAACTTCAATAAACTACTACCCACAGCAAGTGGTAATGTAATCCTAACTATAGAACAAGAGAGAATTGTTTCTATCATTAATGAAAACAAAAACAATATTGATCCCAAAACATTAGTTGATAAATTATCAGATATTAATTCTACTTATCCATTAACAAAATGGAATGTGTCAGAAACTGGAATTAAACTAAGAATTATCTCAGATTCTAATATTGTTACACCAAAAGTCAATGACATTGTTAAATATGGATCTGAAATAATGATAAGAGAAAATTCAGAAGTTGGATTAGGCATCAGGGGTTTATTATTTAGATTAATCTGCACTAATGGTGCAGTAGCTAATGAAAATATTAATGCAAGAAGAGATGTTAGAAATATTGATTGGATTAATCAAAACGAAAGATCAATAATAGCTGCTAATGCAGCAAGAGATACATGTGCTTTAATGGAAGAATATGGAAACACTTTACCGATTATGGCACAGGTAAGTGTTCCTTTTTCTGAATTATTAGATGATGAAAGAAATGCTTTCATTAAAAAACTGTTAAGACAGTCCTCGGTGCCTACTTCTTTTGTTGGATCAGTGAGTGAAGCACTCAGATCTGAGGAAAATAGTCTTTTTGGTTGGTACAATGCTTTAACTCGATTAGGAAGAGATTCTTCCGATTTGAAGATAAAAGAGACCTTTGAGCGTGGTGGGTTCAAATCGATCACTAATATCTCAAAACTAATAGAAGTGACCGAAGGGTTTTAATTCCTACGGAAAATACTAAAGGAATAAAACTGGTATCCTATATAATACAGAGGTTGAGCCAGATCTGTGGACAAAACTTTTGAAAAGAGCAAAATCTTTACCTTGTCTTTACTTTGGGCATAAGAACAGACCTGATAGTGGGTTTGGCTAAATGTAGTTAGCGAGCACTCGTCCTAATGCCTCTGAGGAAGTCCACAATCGCGTGGAAAGGGCATTAGGGCACCTAGAGCTACCTAACTACTACTTTTTTCTAAAAGAAGCCGAAAACGTGTTTCTACGGCTTCGCAGACACGAAATAAAAATTGATCGAGGAGAACATTGAACCAATCCCCCGAAACCGAAGAATTAGATGACACAACGAGAGAGATTCTGTACGTTCTTATTGATGAAATGAAAGAAACCAAGAACGCATTATCTTATTTAAAAAAAGAAGAAGATAGAATAAAGAGAGACATATCAGTCATAGTAAATAAATATTCTTTACCAATTCAAGAGGGAAAATCTAGTTACATGAATCTTCCTAATGACAGTGTGGCATTACGAGTAACCAGAGGAGAGACAAACCCTCAGCTATGTGCTATGTTATTATTAGAGCAAGTTAAAGACCCCGAGGTTTTTCTTCGGGTGATATCAGTTAAATCAATAGAATTAAACGAAAAGGAATGGAGAATAGCTTTGGATAAAGAATTAGTAACTAATTCTATGCTTGATCTAGCTATTCTTCCTTCGACAGAAAGATCACTAACAATAGCAATCACAGGACGAAAAGAGGAATATGAGTAATTCCGATGTTCTGTCTTTACCGACAGAAGCATTCAACAAAGTTTTAATAAAAACAGATGGTGGAGCAAGACCAAACCCCGGACACGGAGCAGCAGCGGCTGTTCTATTCACCCAAGACGGGTTAAAACAACTTGGGAATAAATGTATTTATTTAGGATTAAATATTAGCAATAATATTGCAGAACATGCAGCAATTCTTTTGGGTTTACAAACTGCTTTATTGGCAGGATCAAAATCTGTTGTAGTTAACTCCGATAGTAAACTAGCTGTAGATCATTTAAATGGTATGTGTATTGTACAAAATAAAGCACTAACAAAGTATGTGATTCAAATAAAAAAAATAGAATGTTTATTTACAGAAGTTATTTATCAGTGGGTACCGAGAGCTTTTGTTAAGCCCGCACACTATCTAGTAACTCAACATCTGCAAAATAGAGCAGATGTTATCAAAAAACAAAATCCAATTAGAAAAGTAGCACTAGATTTAGGCTTAGAATTATACAATAGAAATATTGATTTTTCTATAGAGTCTGGCTTCGTATTGACAAACAAAGCAAGATTTGCTATACTACCATTCTTCACGGTAAATGAGAACAGGGAAGTAGTTCCTTCTATAGATAAAATATCGTGGTATAGAATTAAAAGTAGAGCTAAAGCAGATGACACATATCTTGTTTGGAGGCCATATGGAGCCAAGGATACACCACATACATTGAAAGCAGTTTCTGAAACAATAAAAGGAACATGTAAAGATACTAATAAACAAGCACCACTCATGATAATACATTTTAATAAAACAAAAATAGGAAACACAGTGAATAAAAAAGCATTTAATGGATCAGATATACATTTCATTAATGGAGGCCCATTTGAGTTAGTTTCTGAGGTTTTAGACACGTGGAACTAGATCCTCTCAGTAATGAAATAATTCAATATTCAAAAGAAAAAAGAAATAAAGATTGTACCAATTGCGAGCTGCATAAATATACAAAAAACGTATGTATTTATGGAGAAGGTAAATTACAAACAAAAGGTATGATTGTTTTTGATAGCCCAAATGATGTAGATGATGTTTATGGAAGAATTATTCCTACGAAAGCAAGACAATACTTAGAGCAGGTACTAGCTGATGAGGGAATAGAATTAAGTAGTTTATATAGTACTTATTCTACAAAGTGCAGAGTTTCTGAGTTTTATACAGGAAAAGAAGAGGCGGCGATGAAAACATGCACTTCTTTATATTTAGATAAAGAAATAGAAGATATTAAACCAATAGCTATATTATCTTTAGGTAAACTTCCTTTTTATTTCTTTCAGCACAGAGCAGGATTAGATAAGCGTAGAGGACAGATTATAGAATATCCGTTGCTTACAGAAACAAGAAATGTAAAAGTAGTACCTACTTTTACATCAGAATATATACTTACTAACCCACAATATCATGATCTTTTTATTAGTGATATTGCAAAATTTGCAAGAATAATTAAAGGAGAAAACATTGCTCCTAAAGTAAACATCATTCATGTAGAGAATATAGATCAATTTAATAGCGCAATAACAGAACTAGTTAATAGTAAAAAGAAAGTATTTACTTTTGATACAGAAACAAGAGGATTTAAGGACTACTTGCCTGAGTACTCTAAAATGTGGACAATGGCTATTACTGTTGGTGATAGAGATGAAAAAGGTATACGGGTTTTTCATATACCTTTAGAACATCCTCAATCTCCGTTTAGCGAAGATAGAGAATTAATGAAAAAAGTAGTAACTAAACTATGTGATGTTTTATTTAATAATAAAATAAATAATCATAATGTTGTGTTCGATTTAAGACACCTAATACGTCTATCTGAAAGATATAATTATACTTTACCTATTAATTTCACTATTGCATTTGATACTATGGTTGCTGCTCATCTTCTTAATGAAGAACTACCGTTAAGTCTTCTTAATGTGGCCGGAAGCGAGTTAGGGGTAGATAATTGGGGTAAAGGTATTCAACAATGGGGAGATGATGGCAAACCACCGTCTGATCTTTGGGGTGAAAATGGAATGGGATCCTACTGTGGATTCGATGTTGGTTACACTCATTTACTTTATGAAAAATTAGCTGGTAAGTTACGAAATAGACAATCTCAAGCTTTATTGATGAAAAACCTAATACTTCCTGCAATGAAGTCTGTATTACAGATGCAACTAAATGGTATTTGGGTAGATCCAGAAAAGGTATCTATAGAAAGAAAACAACTACTATTAGATCAAATAGAACTTAAAAATAAAGTATTAAGTTTTATTCCAGAAGATTTTAGAGAAACAGCAGATATTGATAATGCTTTCTTTCTTAGGAAATGGCTATTTAGTCCTACACCAGATGGATTAGGTCTCGTTCCGATAAGCACAACAGAAAAAACAGGACAAGCTCAAGTAAATGAAGCAACATTAAAGAGGCTTGTTCATCCGGCAATTAAAAGTTTATTAGAATTGAAGAAAGTAACTAAATTATTACAATTCTTTGTTCAATGGCAAGAGTTTATAGATAACGACAATAGAATACATCCGTATTTTAATTTAACTGGAACTGTAACAGGAAGAAGATCTTGTGATAGACCAAATCTTCAACAAGTACCCAGAGACGCACGATTACGTGGTTGTTTAGGTGCTCCAAAAGGTTGGAAGCTGATAGAGGTTGACTTCAGTATGGTCGAAGTACGAATTGCTGCTTGGTTTTCAGAAGAAGAAAACCTACTGGCTATTTTTAAAGAAGGTGGAGATGCGTATAGAAAAATTGCATCTTTAGTTTTAGGAATAAAAGAAGAAAACGTAACAAAAGAAGATAGACAAAAAGGAAAAGCTATTGTTCTTGGTTTTATTTATGGAATGAGTCATACTTCATTCAAAGAATATGCAAGAGATATGTTCGGAGTAGAAGTTACTATAGAAGAAGCCAAGTTATTTAAGGATAGATTCTTCGAAGCTTTTCCCGATCTCGTTCGATGGCACGAGAGAACTAAGAGATATGTAATTAAACATAGAAGTATAGAGAGCCCTATAGGAAGAAATAGAAACCTTATTAGAGTACTGTCTGATGATTCTTATCAACAGTGGTTAGCTAAAGCCCAAGGAATAAATTGTGTTGATTTTGAAACTGAAATTCTTTCTAAGAGAGGGTGGTTATATTATAATCAACTAAACAATGAGGACTTAGTTCTTACTAAAAACTTCATCTCAAATGAATTAGAGTGGGAAAAAGTTGAAAAAATAAATATTTACCCGGAATATGAAGGGGAGATAATAGAATTTAAATCTAAATCCTTTAATGCATTAACTACGTCAAATCATAGATGGTTGACTACAAGTAAAAGTACAGGTAAAAATAGGGAAGTTACTTCAGAGAATATAGGTATATGGGGAGATAATAGAATACACAGAACTGGTAATTATGTTTTTCCAGAAATATCTATATATAATGATTATTTTATATCATTATGTGGGTGGATTTTAACAGACGGACACTTTAAAACTGATCCAAAATATAATCTATCCACTATATCTCTCACTCAAAGTAATCGAGCGAATTCAGAAAAAGTAAAAATAATAGATAATATATTTAAATCATTAAACATTAAACATAAAAAATCTCATATTAAATGGAGTGATTGTTTCATCTGGTCATTTACTGATGAAACAGCTAAGCAGATAAGACAACTATTACCAAATAAGAGACTAAATATAGATTTTATTTGTTCTCTTACTAGAAAACAAGCAGAGTTATTATTAGAAGCAATGATGCTGGGTGATGGAACAGAAGGCAGAAGATTTATATGTGCAGATAAAGAACAAACAGATCTTTTTCAGATTTTATGCTCATTATTAGGTATAGCTACTACGGTATACACTAAAGATAATTCAAAATATGAAAGAAAGTTGTCTGAAAATATGAAAAACATCCCTAAGCCTAGTATAGTTAATTTAGTTTCCTTACTTAAAAGAAACAAAACACAAATAGTTGAAGGACAGTTCGAAAAAAGAAATGAAAAAATAGGAGTTTGGTGTCCTACTGTTGAAAATTCTTTCTGGGTAGCTAGAAGAAGAGGTTCAGTGTTTATAACAGGTAATTCACCGGTACAAGGATTAGGTGGAGACTTAACATTAAATGCTATGAATGAACTACATAAAATAATGCCATTATCCGAAGGTTTATTAGTAGGAGATATTCACGATGCTGTTCTTTATCAAATACGTGAAGACAAAGCAGAAGAGTGGGGAATAAAAATAGCAGAGATAATGGAAAACCCAGCAATCTTTAAGAAATACAACATAGTACCTCCGGTAAAGCTTGTAGCTAATGTTAAAATAGGACAGTATTGGGGAGAAGGAATAGAATACACGGTGGAAAATGGCAGTCTCGTCCAAAAAAACTAAACCACAAGACCAAGAACTAGCTGATATTATTTATGATAGATTATTGCAAAAATATAATAGAAAATTGTTACAATTAGAGTATGCAGTAACTAGAAGTAAGGTAAAAGAATTAATTAAATTAATACCAGATAAACATCAAATAGAACTATTGTGTTTATTAACAGTAGATATGTATAAAGAGAGGTTTAAACCACAAACAGCATTACACATAGGAACTATCTCATCTATTAGATCAAAAGTTCCTGTACCAGACAGAGCGTTAAAGTATTCATTAATAGCATATAAAGAAAAAGATGGATCAAGATTACAGCAAGCTATTGATTATTGGATAGGATATTGGATAGACACAGACGACAGTGATAAAGCAATTAGGATGCTAGAGAAATTAGATCCAGAGGAGGTAGAAGATTATCAGACTTAACAATATAACACCAGAAGAATTAGAAATATGTTTTATATCAACACATTTAACTACAGAGAGAATTAATTTTGCATTAGAAAGTGGAATTAAAGAAGATAGTTTTAATCTAGATATTAATTCTCAAATATGGGAATATTTAGTTTCTAGATTTAAGGAAAATAGAAAAGTATCAACAGAAGACATTAATTCAAGTTTTAATGTTGTGCTTAAAGAAAATCTTGAAGATTCTGATGTGTATCTAACTGAATTGTCTCTCAGGACAGTCTCAAAACGCGCTCAAATAGCCTTGTTGACCTTAAGTGATAAATTATCCATAGATCCCCTAAACACCATTCAAAAACTAATCCTAGCGTTATCTGATTTACATCGCCCAGTAAATACTAGACAATCTTTCTTTGACGCAGATGCTTTAGCTAGATTTGAAGATTATTTACAGAAAAGAATAAAAATAGATAATGGAGAGTCTATAGGAATACCTACTGGTTTAGGTGTGTTTGATAAAAAAGGAGATACGTGGAAACCTGGAGAAGTAGTAGGAGTATATGGGCCACTAAATACAGGTAAGTCTTGGCTTCTCATATATTTTGCTGCATATGCGTATTATTATAGTAATGCTAAAGTATTGTTTATGTCTCCAGAGAATACAATAAGTGACATTAATGCGAGACTAGACCCAGTTATAGGTAGATTTATGGGATATACCTTGTCCAACAGGGGAATTAGGAATGGAACACAAGAGCCAAAAGCATATGAAAAATATTTAAGAGAAATAGCAGCAAAAGGAAGAAAAGATTTTATTATTAGAGACTCTGGGGATAAAGGAGCTTTTACTATTGATGATATTACCTCCTTAATGCGAGAATATAAACCAGATCTAGTTTTTGTAGACGGATTTCATTTGATATCAAATGGGGGTAAAACTTGGGAAAATATGAAATCTTCCGCAGAACAAATTAAAGGGCTAGCTCAATATCAAGGGTGTACTGTTATAGCTGGATCTCAGGTTAAAAGAGAAGCAGTACTAGCAGCAGACGAAACAGCAGAGCTAGGACAAGAAGCATATGGCATGGGTTTATCAGAAGCAGCAAACAGAGTAATATCTTTAGCCGCAAAAAGAGGAGTAAAAGATCAAAGGATATTCAGAGTGGTTAAACACAGAGATGGAGAACAAATCCTAACTAAACAATATTTACACTTTGATGTAGATACAGGAAATATATTTCAAATAATGCCAGATTTTGAAGATGAAATAGACGAAGTAGGAGAAATACAGTGGTAGGAAGTTCAGATAAAGAAGAAAAAGCAATTTTAATAATTAAAAATGGAAAAATAATTAAAGATAGATGGAACATAAAAGAGGTTGTTTTGTATGAAAGTTGATCCAACGGATTTAGTAACAGAGTTTCATGTAGTATTCAATCATCTAATAAGATCTACACCAATCTTAGATATACCAGAAAGACAACTAAGAGTAGATCTTATTGTAGAAGAATGTCAAGAGTATGTAGATGCAGAAAAAGAAGGAGATCTCACGGCGATGGCGGACGCCATGGGAGATATAATCTATGTTGTGTATGGCGCTGCATTAGCACATGGAATAGATCTATGCGCTGTTTTATTAGAAATTCAAAAATCCAATCTCTCAAAACTAGATGTCGATGGAAAACCAATAGTCAGAAGTGATGGAAAGATCCTTAAAGGTCCAAATTATAGAAAACCAGACTTACGAAAGGTGTTGGGTATTTAAATGTGTGAGCCTTTCCCTGTTGTAGACGGAGGATGGAAAACCATATTAGCCGATTGTCCGTGGCAATTTTCCGATCGACTACCCGGCCCCGGGAGAGGGGCGGAAAAACATTATAGAGTAATGAGTAATCAAGACATAGTGAATATGCCAGTAAGTGAGATAACGGCACCAAACGCTCATTTATATTTATGGACAACAAATAGTTTCCTTGAACTAGGTTTTGAGGTAATGAGAGCGTGGGGCTTCACTCCGAAAACAAACATAGTGTGGGTAAAAACTGCAAAAAACGGAAATGTAAGAATAGGAATGGGTAGATATTTTAGAAATTCTACAGAGATATGTTTATTTGGAGTTAAAGGAAAATTAATGACTTCGCAAAATAATATACCAAATGTAATTATGGCAGAAAGAAATATTCATTCTAAGAAGCCAGCACAGATGTACGATTACATTAGAGCTTCTTCGCCAGAACCGAGATTGGAGCTTTTTGCTAGGAACACAGCAGAAAATTTCTCTAGTTGGGGAGATCAAGCATTAGCATAAATATAGAAACAGTAGAGTTTACAAGAGATACACATAGTGCTTCTCTGATTCTTTTAGAAAAAGTTCTTACAGACTTTGAAGGACAATCTATAGCTGTCGGTTTATTAATTAAAGAATACTTAGATAGTATTAAACAATTAACGGATCAATATGAGGACTTACTTCATACTATAAAAGAAATAAAAGAAAGTATTAACATACTCAAGGAAGGAAAAATTATAAATGAACTATGGCCCGACAATAGTACAAGAAACATTAAGATCGCTGGGAATAAGACAAGGAAACTCAAATTACCAAGGGTGGATGAAAGCGAAGTGCCCATTACATGATGATAAATCTCCTAGTTTCTCTATAAATATTAATACTGGAGAATGGAGATGTTGGTCTGGGTGTGGAGGCAATAAAGACTTGGCTGTATTAATAGCAACAGTTAATAAAACATCTTTTGCGCAAGCAAGAAAAGATTTGTTTTGGAAAGTGGCAAGTGATCCAAGAGCGTTAGCTGATATGTTAGCACCGACGGAGATTGTTTATAAAAAGCAAGAGCCAATCTTTTATGATAGAAATAAACTACCAAAATATTTTCTCGATAGAGGGTTTACTGTTGAGACAGCAAAAAAATGGCAAATAGGATATGAGCCAGAGCTACATGGAATAGCTATACCAGTAAAAGAAGACGGTAGATTAGTAGGATTAATAACAAGAACAATTACAGGTAAACCAATGAAATATATTACTTCTACTGGGTTTATTAAAAGTAATTATTTATTTGGAATAGACCATGTAGATCCTTCAAGTAAATGGACGTTTGTAGTTGAAGGACCATTAAATGCTGTTTGGTTAAATCAACTAGGGTATCCAGCAATTGCTTTAATGGGATTAGATATATCTAGAATACAGAAAAATAAATTATTGGGCAGATTTTCTGAAATAGTATTGGCTTTAGATAATGACGTTCCTATAATGATGTCTTCTGGAAAACTAGAATCTCCGGGAATAAGGGCTACAAAAAAAGTAATACAAGAGCTTAAAGGAATAGAGTGTAGTATATTACCACTACCAGTAGGTAGGGATGTACAGAATTTAAATAAAATAGAAATAGAAAAGGCATATAAAAACAAAATTAAAGCGTGGGAGTGGGCCTCTGCTATGGTATAATGTAATTGAGTAGATGGAATAATTTACTACAAACTACAGAGACAAAAGATTTTAGTATAGTGTTTTATAAATATAAAGATTTAATACATAAAAAAACCATTGCACTTGAAAAAGTAGGTCTTGAACAAGAAGATTGCTTTCAAGAATTATGTATAACACTATGGAAAAGCTATATTTCTTTTTCTCCAACTCACGGCGTATATGAAACAGTATTTTATGAGTATTGTTTAAATAATACATACAAATCCCTACTAAAAAATTATCTTATTAATAGACCAATAAAACACTTGACATGTTTGTTTTGTAGTGCTATAATCCCTATATATACAAAACATAAAAAATGTGTTGAGTGTGGAAAAACAGAGCGAAAAATAATTTATGGACAAACAGAATATTTAAATATAGAAATATATTCTGCTGCTCAAGAAATAGAAGATAAAACAGGAGTAAATTTATTCTTAACTAAATTAAATAAAGGGCTACAGAGAACAGTGATTAAAATAATAAATGATCAAAAACTAGAATCAGCAGATTACAAACAGATTCAAAGAAACAAAAAACAACTAAATTCAATAAAGAGGTATTTAACATTATGATAAGTGGATTTTCAAAAGGACTAAGATTCCTACAAGAACAACAGAATGAACAAGCAGAAAAAAGAGCGCAACAAAGCAATAAGATATTTAAGCTGTGGTTAAAAGAAAATGAAACAGCAAAGATTTATTTCGTAACTGACGCAGAAGATTTATTAATTCCTAATGTACACCTGATAGAAGTTAATAAAAAGTCTGGCGGGGTATGGAAGAAAGACGTACTTTGCGAAAAAGCAACACCAGAAGATGATGATGAAAAGTGTCAGTATTGTACTGATGGACTTCCCGGTCCTTGGGGTAGAGGGTGCTGCTTAGTTTATGTAGATAGTATTCTACACGTATCGCCTTCTGATAGAGAGGGTGTTGTCTGGGAAAAGAAAAAGTCTCCTAAAAGCGTTTCTGGATTTGTATATGTTGAGGAAGTAAAAGATGTTTGGTTATTAGTAGCAAAACCTAAACTTATACCTCAATTAATTGGAGCATATCAAGGTTCTGATTTACAGCCAAAAGAAAACCCTACACTGCTTGATAGAGCTTTTGCTTTAGAAAGAACTGGTTCTGGAGTAAATACAATGGAAACTTTACGAGAGCTTGCTAATTCAGTAATAACACCAGAAGTCATAGAAGCTAGAAAAAACGCACCTGATTTAGAAGAAGTAATTTTAGCTGAATTTGCTTCATTTAAACCTAGAACAGTGGTTGCTAGAAATACAGACGACAATGATGACTTGCTTTCTTTTGGAAACGTTCCTAGTGATGAAATAGTTTCGTTCGACTAAATGACAGATAAATTAACAGTTTCAGTAGAGTTGGGGGCAGTAATGCCTCTCTCTGAAAAAGGCTTCGGAAATATAAAACCTCTAATAAAAATAGATGGGTTAGATCCAAGTGGTGACGTAGAGACTCAAATATCCTTAGCATTAAGTGCAGCTACTGCAATGTGGGTAGCTATTGATAAGCATATGGAAATTGCTGTCTCTAACTTAATAGGTGGGGCACTAGGAACAAAAGGTGTCACTGATAGAGTAACTGAAGTTGAAGAGATATTAAGTAATACTTTGAGAAACATGGAAACAATGAGATCTAATAATAAACTCATGGTAGACAAGATTAAAGAACAAACTAATTTAATTAGTGAACTATCAAAAGCAGTTCGTGGTTAAATCTAAAAATAAAGAAGTGGGTGAGGGTTCTTCTCACCTGCTTTCAATCGAAAATCTTAAAGAACAACAAAAACAAATTGAACAAGAACTTAATTCTAAATTAAACTGGGGAGACAATGAAAAGTTTGAGCTTAAGTTACTTCCTTTTGGTATTCCAACCCTAGATAATCTTTTAGATGGTGGCTTAGCGTTCGATAGAGTAAATATGATATTTGGAGATGCCTCTGCTGGAAAAACAGTAGTAGCATTATTAGCTATGAAGGCAGCACAGGATCAAAATCTAAGCATTATCTACATAGATGTAGAGCATTCTTGGGTTCCTGAGTGGTCAGCTAAGGTTGGGGTAAACTCAAATGATGTCCTTGTTGTAAGACCAAAAACAGGAGAAGAGGTCTGGGAAGCTGTAATTTTCTGGATAAGAAAGAGAGTAGGTGTAATTGTTATAGATTCTCTTGCTTCTATAGCTTCCTCTAAGTCTTTAAATAAAGATTTAAATGAGATGTTTGAAAAACCTCAACCTATGGCTAATGCTTCTTTGAATCAAATGGGATTAAACAATGCAATGGCTGAGAATGAAGGTACCATGCTTTTGATTATAAATCAAACAAGAGTTTCACCAACTATGTATGGTAATCCAGAAACACAACCAGGGGGGCGTTCTTCTGCTTATTGGGCTTGGCAAAAAATTAGAGTTAAGAGAGGAGAATGGATTGAGGAAGGTGTAGGAGCTAGTAAAGCTAAAGTTGGATATATGCTTGAATTGATTGTTGAAAAAAACAAACAAGGAGTTCCTTTTCAAAAAACAGAAATACCTTTTATGTTCGCAACAGGTAAAATTGATTATATTTGGAGTATGGTAACAGAGGCAGTAGAAAGAGGTATCATAATTAAACGCGGAGCATACTATGATTATAAAGAAAATAAGATTATGGGAAAAGCTGGTTTTATAGATCTTATTAAATCTACTCCAGAGTTAGAGCAATATTTAAAAGATGATTTAAGTCTTCCTATAGAAGAGTCTTCTTTTTAATGTCTGTCACACAACCAACATCTTTAACTAAACCACATAGAGAATTACATTCTATTATTTCTGACATAGGGTTTGGTGTAGAAGACGAGAAGCAAATAGGAAAATACACTCTTGATTGTTATGTAGAAGAAGTGCATTTAGGGTTTGAATATGATGGACCAATGCATGATTCTCCGAAACAAAAACTTCATGACAAAAATAGAGATCTTTGGTTTTTAGAAATAGCCGGTGTTCCTATTTTGAGAATAAATGAAGTACAATTAAAAGATAAAGAACAGCTTCTGTTGATTATAGAAAGTTTTGTAGAAGAGCATATGTGGACGATCTCAGACAGAATGGATAAATTTAATGGGAATAAGTAGGTTTCTAAAACAAATAAGAGACAAAGATTGGGTAGGAGAAAACTTAGATCAACAACTATTTAGAGAAGGCAATAAAAATGGTCTAAATTCTCCACCCGTGTTATCTATTAGACCATCTAGTTCTGGTGGTAATTGCTCAAGAGCTATTCAATTTTCTATGTTAGGTTTCAGAGAAAAAATGAAACCACAAAACCTAAGAAGAACAAGAAACGGTACAGCCGCACACGATAGATGGAATGATGAATTTGAAGCATCAGGAATACTGGTAGCCAAAAATGTTAGACTGAAAGTAGAAGAAATAGGTTGGAGTGGAGAGTGCGATGTCATAGTAAAAAATCCACTCACTGATGAAAATTTTATTTTAGAAATAAAAACAATGAACGCATTTAGATATAAAAGTCTTCCAGAACAAACAGAAGATCTAGAACAAATGGCTAGAATGTTTGCTATACAAGAAAGATCATATATGTATCAATTAGCTCAATATATTAAAATATTCAAAGACACAGAGTATAAGACATCAGATGTAGGAATATTCTTATTTGAGAATACAGATACTCAAGAGTATAAAATAAGATATGTTAAGCCTGATACAAAGCTAATGAATGATTTGTTTGCTCTTCCAATGGTAGCAAGAGAATACAGTAAGAGGGGTGAACTAATAGAGCCACCTTTTGTTAGAACAAGTAAACAGTGTAGAGCCTGCTATAAAGAGTCTTTGTGTTACAGAGTACAAGATAAAGACCCAGAAACACTTAAAGCAGTAGAGTATGCTTTAGATATGGTAAAGGATTAGTTGGTGGTACAGTGGTTTAGCTTAACTGATCTTATTCAAAAAACAGAAGGTTTTATAGATTCATTACAAATAATGAGGCAAACAAAACCAGAATTAGTAGAGAAAAATTACTCTTTTCCCACAGAAGTAAAGCAAGTTAATTCAATAGAGTTAGGTTCATTACAACTAAAACTAACAGCATTTGCTACTTATGTTATAGAAGAATTGGGAAGAGAGGAGTTTGAGCTAAATGCATTTGAAACAGCATATTCTATAACCTTAAATTCTTCTATGTTAGATTACAAAAAAACACTACTTGACACTAAGGGATCTATTCCTAAAGAAATGATAGAGGGTGCAACAATTAAAGATAATGATAATTTAAAAGCAATGGCACTTAATTTAATTTATAGAAAAGCAAGAGTGACAAGATTGGAAACGCAATTGAAAATATATGAAAAACAAATTAACACACTAAGCAGAGAGCAAAGCAGAAGAGACGCAGAGATTAGGTTGGTACGTTGATTCTTTATAAAGAGTGTGATAAAGAAACAAAAAAACTTATATCTGATTTTATTGATCAAGAGATCAATAATAGTGATGATGTACATATAGGAAAAAACATATCTGAAAGTATAGCTACAAATTTCGGTGTAATTAAGAGTGCAAAATCCGTATCAGAATATGTAAAAAGAGTACATGGTAAGTTTATTTCTAGAGGAAAGGGAGCAGGAATTTCAAAAATAATAAAAGAAGAAATTACAGAAACATCAATAACAAGACGATGTAAAAATAAACTTTGCATAAATAGATTTGTTCCAGTAAATGCTAATAACTTCTTTTGTTCTTCTGTGTGCCATAATTCTGATTTAGAATGGACTACAGAAGAGATACTTCAAGAAGAGGGATCTCTGTTGCCCGATGCTACTAATCTTGAAATGGCAAAAAGAGCATTTGAACAAAAAAATCAATTAATAAGAAAAAATACATACTTAACCTCATTACGAGACTTTATGAGATTCGAATTAAAAGACCTACATGACTCAACCCCAGAATTAAGATTTCCTATCGTTCCAATTCCTAATAAAAATAATTCTTCAAAGAGTGAGAGAGAAATTATTGTAGTGGCTTCTGATTGGCAAATAGGAAAAATGGAAAATGGGATAGGTATTAAAATAATGGAAGAAGAAAGAATACCTAGACTAATGGACGCAGCAAGAAAAATCACAGAACACTTCAAAGCGTCTGGTTGTCCAATCAATACTGGTAGGTTAGTCTTACTTGGAGATCTCGTCGAAGGATGCTTACCTGCTGGATCTATAGTGTCTACGCCGACAGGTCCAATAGAAATTCAAAATATACAAAAAGGAGATTATGTTTGGGCATATACAGGGAGTGGGTTTAAAGCAAGAGAAGTAATTGCTTCTGAAATGACTGGGATAGATCCAATATATACAATTGGATCTATAGAGAAAACAATTAAAGCTAATGCAGAACATCCTATTTTGGTACAACGAAGAACTAAAATATCTACTCATGTTCTTCCAAAGAGAAATAGATACATAACCACACATGAATACATCAGAGCCTCTGATGTTAGAGAGGGGGATTTATTATGTATAGTTGATGATGTTAAATCTGAAAGTAATTATACTCCGGTTGGAACAGCATCTATTGAGTTAATGGAAATATTGGGTTTTTACTTAGGGAATGGGTGTTTAACAAGAGACATAAAAGGAAATCCTTCTGGTATTTATTTATCTCATGATAATAAAAATATTGGATACATGGATAGATATTGGGATATATGTAAACAATTATTTATAAAACACAACGGAGAACAAATACACATTGGTCTAAATGAAAGCGGATCTAGGTTTAGTTCAAAACAAGCAGCAGAGATAATGGTTAATGCTGGTGTAGCTGGATATGCTAGAACTAAACGGGTTCCAAAATGGGTATTTAATTTATCTAATGAGTATAAATTAGCATTTCTTAGGGGATATTTAGATTCAGATGGATACGTTAATAAACTAGGACAAATAGTTTATAGCTCTACTAATAAAGATCTTATTAGAGATATTAATGAATTGTGTGTCACTTCGGGATTATTAACATCTAGAATTAGATCACAAACTAGAATATGTCCTCTTCCACAAGGAGGATCAATGGAGTCTGTGTTGTGGGTTTCTATGTGTAACTCCTCAGATTTAAATATGAAAGTAGGCTCTTATACACCTATATATAATAAAAGGTGGGGCAACAAAAAAAGGACTAGGAGAGTTACCACTTATCCAGTTTGTGATAAAGGAAGAGTCGTAGATCCTCCTTTAGGGTGTAGATATTCTAAGGTGTTAGAGATAAACAAAAGTGAAATAGCAGAGCCTGTGTATAACATAACCGTCGATCAAGATCATACCTTTATAGCAGATGGTGTTGTTACTCATAACTGTTTTATTTACGCTGGACAAAACGTTTCTGGGTTAGATAAGACAGCTAATTCACATAGAATAACAAGACAAATACCAATGGCAGCAAGATTAGTAGCATCATTAGCTATGGACATGGCAAGTTATTTTCCAGAAGTAATAGTAGATAGTGTTCCCGGTAATCATGGTAGACCAAATGGTAAAAATGATTATGCTGATCCAGAAGACAACTTTGATACAATGTTAGCTTGGTGGGCGCAAGATAAATGTATAAATCAATCAAATATAAAATGGAATATACACGAAAATTGGTGGGGTAAACTTAACTCATTAAGTCACGATGTAGTAATGATGCATGGAGATCAATGGAGAGGACCAGTGTGGGATCTACAAAGATTACTACCACAATGGGCTTTATCAAACATATTTAAATGCACACCCGAGTTAGTACTTACGGGACACAGGCATGATTTCGCTAGTTTCAGAGTCGGAGGAATCACAGTATGTCAGAATGGCACGATTGACGGCGGAAGCAACTGGTACCTTAAGGCATATGGTAAAATAAGTAAACCATCACAAACTGTGCTTGTGATGAGCGAAAAAAGAGGTCTGGAGGCCCTGTATCCTGTTTATTTTTCTAATTGATTACTGTAGCTGGGATAGATATTTGGGAAATAGATTGTGACTATATCATAATACCCACAAATTGTCAAATCAGAAAAGATGGAACTGCTGTTATGGGAGCAGGTTTGGCTAAGCAAGCATCTGATAAATATTCAAGACTACAGTACTTATATGGCAAGGCGATACAATATAAAAAAGATAAGCCTAAAGCAATAACCACTTCTGATATAAACGGAAAACCAAAATCCTTAATATGCTTTCCTACTAAAATACATTGGAAAGACTCTTCTTCTATTGAACTAATTAAACAAAATGCTATTTTAGTAAGTGAGCATGTTTCAAAAGACGATAAAATTGCATTACCAAAGTTAGGATGCGGTTTAGGTGGATTAAATTGGGAAATACAAGTAAAACCGATGTTAGAAAATATACTAGATGGCAGGTTTATTGTCTGTGTTTAATAACCAAAACGGATATATATTACCTAAACAATATAATATAGATCTATTTAGAAATTCACTTTTATTTCAACGAGAAAAGGTGAATGTCCCGGATAATGATGGTGGAGAAGAATATATATATTATGTGTTGGATAAAGAGAATAATCTAATTGCTGCAATACACAGAAACTGTATTTGTATTTGAAATATTCTTCACGAATTAAAGCATTATTAGAGGGAAGAATCATTGGAACGGATGAAGTAGGAACTGGCCCACTTGCTGGCCCTATCGTTTGTGGGGCAGTTGCAACACCAATAAAAATCCCAGAGTTTTGGTCAGACCTGAGAGACAGTAAGAAATTATCAGAGAAAAAAAGAGAATATCTTTTTACTAAAATAGCTCTATCTGGTATTCCTTGGGCGACCTTTTTTATATACCCAGATGAAATAGAAAGTATTGGACACACAAACTCTCTTAAAAAAGCATTTCAAGAAGTAATTTTAAAAATTAAAAAAGAGTTTTCCTTACCATCTGAAATATGTGTTATTATAGACGGAACGCACGATTTTGACATAGGCTATCCAATAATTAAAGCTGATGTTAAAATTAAAGAGGTTTCGGCAGCTTCTATTTGTGCAAAAGTCGTGAGAGACAGGTATATGCATTCTTTAGATTCTGTTTATCCTGAATACGGATTTGGAACACATAAAGGATACGGTACACCACAACACATGGATGCGATATTGAAATTTGGAGTAACCAATGTTCATAGGAAAAACACTAAACCGATTGCGGAAATACTAAATGGAGCAAACCCAAAACTGTATTCATCATTGGATAATAGAGACAACTGAGGCTGTTCAATTCTCTAAAGAAGAAATAAAAAATAAATTATTGTTTGGTAGAAGATCTGTATGTAAAAAATGTGGCGAGGAGAAGATACTAAAAGAGAGATATGGCCTGAGGTGGGATGGATGATCTATGTTGGTATAGATCCCGGAACACATATGGGAATAGCGGTACTTGACAAAAACTCAAACATATTATATGCTAAGACTAGTAACTTCACAAGAAAAAAAAATGAAGAAACAAAAGATCAGTTTTTGGCAATTTATAATAAGATAAATGAGCTTATTGATTGGATTATTTTACAAATATTAAATATAGATATAACAAAAGAATTGTTGATATGTTATGAGAAGGTATCAAGACACATAGGAACAGCAGCGGCGCATATGTATGGTGGTATTATAGCAATCATACAGTTAATTTGTGCAAATAGAAATATACACTGTGCCTGTGTATACGTTATGAGTATTAAAAAGTTAGCAATAGGTAGTGGTAAGGCGTCAAAACAAGATATGATAGATTCCGCCATAAAAAAATGGGGAATAATTCCAGAAGACGACAATACAGCAGACGCACTATGGATAGCTCAAAGTGCTTTATTAAATAATAACAACCCTACATGATATAATTAGAATATAAACAAACGTTTTGGAGAAATCAAATGGCAAGAAAATCAAGAGAAGAAATATATGGAGAGATGTACGACTCTAATGATAGAGAACTACATGCTTTATTGTCTAAAACTCCAATCGCATTAACAGAATTAATAGAGGGTCTTTGGAGAGAAGAACCACTTGGTAATGGTGGAACAATTAGAATATATAGAGAGAAACCATCAATCGAAGCTATTAAATTACTTCTAGAAAGAACTAGGGGAAAAGTCACAACTAGGGTTGAGGTAGAAAGCACAATTACTACTAATAACATAGATCTCAGTAATTACTCTAGAGATGATGTTGGAAAATTACTTGAATTAGCTACTAATGTTTGGAATGGAGATATAGGTGGAAGCCAAGATGGGAAAGACGTAGATTAACATACAAGAACTAATTCAGGATGTTCACTCTTTGTCCACTGCAAAAGGAAAATGGAATAAAGAAAGATCAATAGAAGAAATACTTTTAAATATAAATAAAGAAGTAATAGAAGCATATCAGTGCTATAAAGATTCAGAAACAGATAGTCCTAATCTTTATCCCGGATTCTATTTTAAGGATGGGAAGCCTGTAGGATTTTCAATAGAATTGGCAGACATATTTATATATATAGCTGATATATGTGCATTCTATAGAATAGATCTAGAGACGGCTATTTATGCAAAAATTAATCATAATAAGAAAGAAATAGTGAATAAATGAGTAATTACGGACGTATGTGTAAGGGATGTGGAGAAGAACAAGGGACAGCATTACATCATCATTTAGAAAAAGTTGTTGTAGATTGGGGTAATAGTAATCAGCCCTCAACTAACTATGGCTGGGAGTGCCCAAAATGCAATTCAATAATGTCACCAAAAACGATAAATTGTACACAGTGTAAACCAACAGACATATTACCCAACAGGGTTGACAACTAACGGAAAGGTAATGTATACTTAAGACATGGAATTAACACTAACAGCAACGGCAGCAAACAAAGTTAAAGAGATACTTATTCACAAAGAAATGCCAGACGGATTATTTCGTGTGTTCGTATCTGGTGGTGGGTGTTCTGGGTACCAATATGCAATGGCTTTAAGTAAAGAAGCAGAAGATGATGATATTGTATTATCAATAAAGGATGTTAGGATAGTTATCGACCCAGACTCTATTAAACACATAGATGGAGTAGAGATAGACTATGTAGAAGACATTATGAAGAGTGGTTTTTCTATTTTCAATCCAAATGCAACAAAAAGTTGCTCTTGTGGCTCAAGTTTTCAGACAGCAGATGGTTCTGGTAAAGCTCGCTCCTGCGGTAGTTGATAACTAGTATCGTTGTGGGGGTAGCACGAGATTTTGTGTGGTTAGTTTATTGGCAGAATGGTTCGTTGTGGCCGAACTGGATCAAGTTCGATTCTTGAACTACACTCCATAATTAAAATAAGAGGCAAATATGAAAAAAATAAAAAGCAAATTTGATCTAAAAGAGTATATGAAAGACGATAAAGCAGTAGTTTTTAGTGAACTATGTACTGAATTAATAAATTCTAACTACATTACGTGTTCTAAGGGAGACGAAGATCAAAGAGAAGATGACGCAAGAAGTAAAGTTTTATCGTGGATTAAGTCTGATATATTAATCATAGATGATTATGATAATCTTAAATATAATACTAAAAACATATGGACTAAATATAGATCTATAGAAGATGCAGAAAATCTAGCCAGAGGTTGGCATTTTCATAAAGATAATCCATATAAAGAAATAAAAATATCTGTAAAGAAATATTGGGAAAATGAAGAAACAATATTAGAGTTTATGTCTCAATTCCTTGCTGGATATATATGGGCATGTAAACACGACATGAACTTTATGGCAAAACATGAAGAACTAAAAGGAGTAGAGCAGTTATTTAGTTCTATTGTTGCTTATAAAGCAATGCAAAAGAAAAAAGATCCAGAAGCACTTTATGGACAAAACTTTGTGCCATGGTGTGTAGTTCAATTAGGAGTTTTACTACCCCAGCTTTGGGATTGATCAGTTTGTGGTATAATAGATATAGTGCGGGGGTGTAGTGTAATGGATAAACACATGGGCTTCCAGACCCCATAATACAGGTTCGATTCCTGTCACCCTTGCCAAATTTAATAAATTAATAATTCTTAGGTCTGAGTTTACATGCTCAGTTAAAATAGTTTAAGAATTATTTTAGTTTTATATAGTTCCTCCATAGTATAGTAGCAGTATAAATTTCTGTTAAAAATTTGGGCTAGGTTCGAGACCTAGTGGGGGAGCCAAAATTGAAAGTGACTGGATAGACGAAGAACTTGTCTTGAAAACAAGCGGGTGTTAAAGCCTCAAGTGTGCGAATCACTTACTTTCAGCCAAAATTACATATAAGGAGCGTATTATGTTTAGCATATTACTGTTTTTTATATTATTGATTTTATCAATGTTTAATCAAACATCAAACTCAACAGTTTATATCTTTGAAGAGTTTTTCCCATCGATAACAGAAATACAACAATCAAAAGTAATAGCTTCTTCTGTAGGAGAAACCAAACCAGTATATAATACTTGCTATGAACATCCAGATAGATTTAATTGGATGAAATATGCAGAAAAATATGATTGGCCTTTAGATGAACTTGCTTATATTATACATAATGAGAGCGGCGGAGATTTATGTGCAATAAATCCTACGTCTGGTGCTTCTTGTTGGATTCAACAATATCCAACATATGAAGGAATATTTAACCCAGAAACATGTATGTATCAAGGCTATAAAAAATGGAAAGACGGAAATAATAGCTTTAAGAAACATTGGTACGATTGGTGGGAGTGATTGACATTCACCTACATGTGTGATATAGTAGACAGGTGAGGAATTGATTTCACCTTTCTTAAAATGATACTATACTGCGATTGTGATAATACGTTGATAATTTGGCATGATCCACCCAATCACATTCCTGAAGGGACTACAGTGTGGAAAGGTGATCATTACACAGTAAATACAGAACTTGTAGACTTAGTAGAAAAATGGCATAATAAAAATCTAGGTTTAATTGTTGTTTGGTCTGGTGGTGGTATAGACTATGCAGATATGTGGAAAAGAAGAATATTAAATCATCTTTCTGGTATTTTAGTTTTAGATAAAAACTTGACATACCCAACAAAAGATGACATTATAGTAGATGATATGAATATAAAAGTTAATGGACTACTAATAGATCCAAAAGCTTTAGACAGACTTAGAGAAATAGTAGGTTAGTGAAATGAACAGTGCTACATTAGTAAAAGAAGAAAATTACGAAACCAAGTATGGTTTCCACGATGACACCCCTCCTGTATTTAAATCTAATAAGGGTTTAAGTTCTGATATTATTAATACAATATCTGATATGAAAAATGAACCGGAGTGGATGAGAAAATTTAGACTTAAATCACTTGATTTATTTTATAAACAAAAAAATCCAACGTGGACAAGCACAAATCAACTAGAAAATATCGACTTTGATAACATAAGGTATTATGTAACAGCTTCTGATAAAGACGAAAGTTCTTGGGAAGATGTACCAGAATATATCAAAACAACTTTTGATAAATTAGGGGTACCAGAAGCAGAAAAGAAGTATTTGGCTGGCGTTGGAGCGCAAATGGATTCTACTGTTATTTATCATAAATTAAGGGAAGATCTTGAAAAACTTGGTGTTATATTTTTAAGTACAGATCAAGCACTAATAGAATATCCAGATTTACTTAGAGAATATTTTAGTACAATAATACCTCCCGGAGATAATAAATACGCCGCACTTAATAGCGCCTGTTGGTCAGGGGGCAGTTTTATTTATATACCAAAAGGTGTAAAAGTGGATATTCCTTTACAGGCATATTTTAGAATCAATACAGAAGTAATGGGACAATTCGAAAGAACATTGATTATTGCTGATGAAGATAGTCAAGTCCACTACCTTGAAGGGTGTCTTATAGCGGGAGAATCAATATCCATGGCGGACGGTAGTTGGTCTGGAATTGAAGATGTAAAAGTCGGAGATCATGTATTAGATCAAAACGGTAGCCCTGTCCGAGTTAATGCTACACAAGTACGAGATTTTTCTGGAACACTATTTACATTTAAACCAATATCACCAAATAGTGCTTTTTCAGTTACGGGAGAACACCCCTTGTTGATTGTTCCAAGACTTAAAGTGTTAATAAAACGTAAACAACGTAAGCAAAATAAACCTGAAGTTAATAGCCCATCACTAATAAATTCTATTCCTGAATGGGTTAAAGCAAAAGATGTACTTGATGGAGACTTTTTAGTGTTCCCTAAACCAAAACACATTAAGTCAAATATTAACATGCCTATAGAGTTTGCTAGATTAGCTGGATATTATCTTGCTGAAGGATCTGCGCAATTATGTAATAAATACAAAGCTTTGAGTTTCTCCTTTCATATTAATGAAACACAATATATTGAAGAAGTTCAAAGTATTTGTAAATATTTATATGGATCTAGCGGATCAGTTTATTATGACAAGAAAAAACATGAGGGAAGAGTTCTTGTTTATACAAACGAAGGATATGATGCAATGAAAAATCATATTGGAACTAGATCATATAGCAAAAAACTATCTTCTGTCTTAATGGGACAAAATAAAGAATTTCTTAAAAATTTGGTAGAAACATATATGTATGGTGATGGTAATGTTATCAAAAGAAAAAATGTAGATTGGAAAAGAGCACACACTACCTCTCGAACGTGGGCACTTCAGCTTCAATCAATTATGGCTACATTAGATATTTATTCTACTATTAGTATGTCACGAGTAGCTGGGTCAGGAGAAATTTTAGGTAGGCATATAATGCGTCACGCATTGTATCAAGTTCAATGGACAGAAGGGGGTAATGGTTCACGAGAAGTACGGGACGCTGGAGAATATTTTCTAGTTCCTATTAAAAAAATATCTACTAGAGATATTTCAGAGCCTGTTTATAATTTAAATGTTGATTTTCCTAATAGTTATTTAGCTTCTGGTTTTGTTGTTCACAACTGTTCCAGCCCCGTGTATAGTTCTGAATCATTACACAGTGCTGTAGTAGAAATAATAGTTAAAAAAGGCGCAAGAGTAAGGTATACAACAATTCAAAATTGGTCTAATAATGTATATAATCTTGTTACTAAACGCGCAGTTGCATATGAAGATTCAGTTATGGAATGGACAGATTTCAACGGAGGAAGTTGCTTAACTCTAAAGTATCCCAGCATTTATTTAATGGGAGAAAGAGCACACGGAGAAATACTTTCTCTTGCTGTTGCTGGAAAAGGACAACATTTAGACGCTGGTGGAAAAGTAATTCATAGCGCATCTAATACTACTTCAACAGTTGTTTCAAAATCAGTAAGTATTGATGGTGGAAGAACGAGTTATCGTGGATTACTTAAAGTATATGATAATTGTGAAAACATTAAATCGAATGTAAGATGTGATGCGCTTCTCGTAGGTGAAACTTCTCGCTCGGACACGTATCCGACGATGGAAATAGATTCATCAGATGTACATATTCAGCACGAAGCGTATGTCTCGAAACTTGGTGAAGATCAATTATTTTATCTTATGAGTAGAGGTATGAGTGAAGATTCCGCCGCAAAAATGATTGTTAATGGCTTTATAGAACCAATCGTAAAACAACTACCAATGGAATATGCTGTAGAACTAAATAGATTAATAGAGCTACAAATGGATGGATCTGTTGGCTAAGGCAATAAATGTTAATATGCAGTTTAAGTAGAAGGAGCAATATTAGTACCAAATGAATAGAAACAATAGATTTAAAACAATTAATGCAGATCCAGAAAAAGCTAAATTAGTAGATCGATCATGGATGAATAATCAGTTATTGTGTTTAAAATGTAATAGATTTGATTTTCCTATTAGAATAGATAAAACTCATGGTATGTCTGGATTATATATAGAAGTAGACGGAGTAGATATACAAAGTACAGAATTATATGTTGAAATAAATGGAGTAGATGTAACAACTAATTGCAATGAAGCATTTCCTGGGAATCCTGGGTGGGCATGTTTGTGGACAGAAAAAATAGAAATATGTAGTAGGTGTAAAAAAAGACTAGTTCAATATGTTCAAGTAGGAGATGTAAGGGTTTTCAAAAAGCAGAGTTAGAATGAGACATTTCCATTATCCTAAAGTAGATGGTTCAAAAAGATATTGCAACATGTGTAAAGATGAAAAAGAAGATTATCATACTTATTTATCATTTGATCATTGGCACATAACGCAGGGGGAAAAAGGAAAGAAAGTTACGATGGCGTGTTGGGAAAATAAATGTCACCGACCGCTTGACAAAATACTAAGTTTCAGTTAAGATACAAACAAGGAGCATCTTAATTTTGAGAAAAATCGCAAGCATCCAGAAAATTAAAGAAATAAAAAAACACCCCAACGCTGATCTGCTAGAAATAGCGGTTGTTTTGGGCTGGAATTTGTGCGTACAAAAAGGCAAATTTAATGTAAATGATACAGTTGTATTTATTGAACCTGATGCTTTTTTACCTATACACACCCTATTTGAATTCATGGAAAAAGACGGAAGAAAAACTATGAATGTAAATGGAGAAACAAAAGAAGGATACAGATTACGTACGGTTCGCTTGCGCGGATCTGTGTCACAAGGCTTATGTTTACCTATTTCTGATTTATCAAGTTTCATGTCTAATTATGGATTTACACAAGATATTCTTGAAGAAGGAACGGATGTAACCGAGTTAATGGGGATTCATAAATATGAGATACCTTTAATTGGATCGCTCTCTGGACTCGTGCGAGGATCTTTCCCTAGTTTCATATCGAAAACAGACGAAACACGAATACAGAGTGTTCCTACTGTGCTACAGAGGCATTCTGGCGTTCCTATCTACGTCACAGAGAAAGTTGATGGCTGTCTTTCGGACTGTGCTGTAATAGATACAGAGGATGGACCAAAGACTATAAAAGAAGTTTGTGATATTAAATATACTGGTAAAATAAAGTCTTTTGACACTGAAAAAGAAGAAGTGTTCTGGGATGATGTTGTTGGGCATTCAATAGGTTCAAAATCAAATGATTGGTATGAAATTGAATTAGAGAACGGAACAAATATAACCTTAACTGGTAATCACAAGGTCTGGGTTCCTGAATTGAATTGTTATAGGAGAGCAGATCTTTTAAAGGTGGGGGATCTTTTAATGTTAGTTGATCAATTATAGTGGAAACAATAATATATCTAAATGGAATACCTTCCGGGGATAGGACAAATAAGACGAACTACTAGAGAATAAAACAATGAAATTTTTAGATAAAGATTTAAAAAAATATGAGGAATATAAGAAATGTCTACTATAATTGTAATGCAAGGGGGAATTGCCGCAGGAAAAAGTACTAAAGCAAGAGAAATAGTAAGTAAATTACCAGACACATCACTCAGGGTTTCAAAAGACGACATAAGATCCATGCTTCATGACTCCAGACACAGTAAACCAAATGAACGTATTGTAAATCTTATTCAAGATGAGATTATCAGAATTGGTATTGAGAATAATCAAACAGTAGTAGTAGATAATACTAATTTTGGTAACGCTATTATTCATATTTCTGCGCTTGCACAATTGATTGACCCTAATATTGGAATGCAAATTATTCAAGTACCTATTGAAGTAGAAGAAGCAATCAGACGCGATTCGTTAAGAGATAAATCAGTAGGGGAAAAAGTAATTAGAGATTATGATAAACGATATGGAGATCAGGTTCAAGAACTAAAACAATATGTACCAAACACAGAACTAGAAAAAGCCGTAACTGTGGACATCGACGGCACACTCTCGATTTTTGGTGGAGATAAAAATCCCTACAAGAGAGATTTCATAAATGATGAATTAAATTTGCCTGTATACAATATTATTTCTGCTTTACCATATGAAATAATACTTTTGTCTGGTAGAACTTCTGAATTCAGAGAAGAGACAGAACAATGGCTCAAGAAACACAATGTAGAATATTTAGCTTTGTTTATGAGAAAAGAAGGAGATCATAGAGCAGATGATATTGTAAAAAGAGAAATTTTTAATAACTATATTAAAGATTTTTGGAATGTTTTGTTTGTAATTGATGATCGACCAAGAGTTGTGAGAATGTGGAGAAGGATGGGTTTATTTGTGTTTGACGTAAATCAAAGCGGTAAGGAATTTTAATGATTTACAAAAGAAATCAGAGACAATACTCGTTTCAAGAAGTTTTCCTTCAACACAACTTTGTCCTGAGTGTGGGAAACTAAACAAACATGGTTTAGAATTAAGAATATATATTTATGATTAATATTGAAAAACTATACGAAGATTTAGAGAAATTTCTCCCTCTTACCGCTTTTGATTCATTAGAAAACAATGACATATTTTGGTATATACCTAAACAGTTATTAGATAAAGGGTATATTGCCTTCCATATATCTACTACAGTAACTGGAGGTTTTCAAGCGTGGTACTCTAAGACTAACCATAATAGTCCTCTTATGAAGCACAAAAACCCTAAGATAGCAGAAATGCTAGCGCAACTTAAAGCAAACGATAATAATTATATCCTCCCAGAGGATTAAATAATATGAGTGCTATAGTACTAGCCCCGAGAACAGATGTTAAGAAACTTAATAAGCTAGTATTAAATTGTAGACACGCCAATGATGCAATAGAAAAAATAAAACAATCAGAAGTATATGAGTTTCTATTAAATAAATCTGATGTAGTAGTGTTTAATTGGGTTAAAAAAATGGGATGGAATAGTAAAAATAAATACAATCCTAATGATGTGGAAATAGCAGCATATATTGTTAGATTACATAATACAGAATATTTTAATATAGCAATATTATATGTTAAAAAAAGATACTTTTATTGGGCGCGAATAGTAAGTGAATACTTAGAAGCAGTGAATAGAATAAATGATAGAATAAATGATTGATTTAGAACCGGAGAATATAAAAGATTGGTAAAAATCTGTATAGAATGTAAACATTATAAAATAGAGCCTAGAAACAGAGACAGATGGAGTTTTTGTACTCATATTTCTGCGATTAAAGAAGAGATAGATAAATCAACAGGAGAAATTACAGAAATTTATAATTTTGCAAAAATACAACGACAAAATAGACTAGGATATTGCGGCCAAGATGGAAGATTCTTTGAGCCGCTTGACAAACAGAATAAGAGAGAGTAACATAAACTTATGAAAACAACAAGAGATGCAACTAGATTAGAAATTGATGAGTGGGTAATATTTGAATGTTCAGTAGAGGGAACAGGTTGGCAAGTAAACAGAAAAAACGATAGACAAAGAAGAAATCTAAAAACAAAAGAGGCTCTTGAGGGTACTGTAGAGTCCTTTATTGGATATTACAGCGATTTACCTAATTGCCTTAAAGCCATTCTAAAGTATGGATATACTAATCAAGGTAGAGTTTTAGATTTTCAACAATTAATTTCAAGACAAGAGTATCTTTACTCTCAGCTATTAAAGGTGATAAATACCAAGTGAGTGAACAAAATGATACAGTATGGAAGCTTTATAAGTCTACTACATTTGGTGTTCAATACATAGTACAAGGAAACACTTTACTATGTGAGGTTGTTCGCGATGATGGAGACTTTTGTGATGACATACTGAGGGAGATGTTTCGTATCCTCAATACCCACGAAGAGTTGATAACGATGCTCGCTGATACTTTATCAGAATGGAGATACATTCGAAAGACTTATGGAGATCTCTATGGTGTAGGTTGGGATCGCGTTGAGAATGCACTACAGTTAGCTGTAAAAAATACTTGATTTATTTGGCAAGTCCATATTCACATAAATCACAAGAAACTAGAGATTACAGGATAAAAGCAGTATGTGAAGTTGCTGCTTATTATGTTAGTAAAGGGTATTTCATTTATTCCCCTATTTCTCACTCACATGGTCTAGTTCCATTTATTAAAGAACCAGATGTACATGGATTTAAGCTATGGGAAAAGCACGATTTTCATATGCTTAATTTAGCAGATGAGTTGTGGATACTTAAACTAGATGGATGGAATTATAGTGTTGGTGTAACAGAAGAAATTAAATATTGGAATACGTTAATAGACATGAATATACGATCTAAAAAAATAATATACATTAATCCAAATTATGGATTTTAATGATAAGTAAAGAAATATTAGTAAGTAAGCTTCACGATTACAAAATTAAAAAATTTATGTATATATTGTTGGAAAAAGAATTTGATAATGAGTCCTTTGCTCCTGTAATAGAATGGAAATCAGAGGGAAACAGAGAGCTAAAAATAAGACCAATAACTAAAACTAGAAAATTAGAAGAACGCGGGTTTTTTTCTAGTGGAACAACTTTCGGAGATGGACATATAATTATAAGAATAGGAAAAGATCATATTGATGCAATGATAGTTTGTTTGCATGAACTAGCTCATTACAAAGTAGGAATACAAGAAAAACACAATTCTGTATTTTACAAAGAGTATTTATCTTTGATAAGAAAACACAATCCAGAATTAGAGGAGAGAATGATGCAGAGAGAATCTGTATACAAACCAAATAATTTCAGATTAGCTTTTGGAGAACACTAATGTCAATTACTCACTAATAAATTAGTGAGCTTGTGAGAAGTTTTTCCCACTATTGGCGAATTGACAATCGCCTGCCACACATAATAATTTCTTATTGAGCATGGGTGTTTGGAACGCGCAAAGCAATGAGTTATTTTAGCAATAACAACATTAGTTGGTGGTGGTTGGGCATTAAAGTAATATACAGTAGACGTAAGAGGTAGAATTAATTAGTGAGTAATTGACAAAAACAACATGATAGAATAATAATATGAGATATATTTATTTATTATTAAGTTTGTTTATGTTTTTTGGTGTGTTTATTACTTTTAGTAATATGACTAAAGCAGAAGCACACTTTAACACATTCTCTAAAACATTTGCAGATGGATCTACTTTTAATATAGATGTTTATTCTTTAGAAAAAGAAGAAATAAACATAGAAAATTATGTGTTAACTGGTTTTGTGAGAAGTAAAATGCCTATAGTAACTAGATATAATCCAGAAGGAAAATCTCTAACTATAGTAAATGACGAAGCTGTTGTATCAAACGCAGTAACTACTAGCTGGAATGGAATAACACCAAACCTATCTTTACAATATGGAGGATTGTCTTCTATTTCAGATAATGCTAATTTATGTAGAGGTGCTGCTTCTAACGGAGAAAATACTATAAATTGGTATCCTATATCTGGTACTGTATTAGCTACTGCTTGTTGGTGGACAGGAGCAGATGAATGTGATATAGAGATATCCTCTAATGCTAATTGGGGATCAGGTGGAATAGATCTTAAAACAGTTCTATGGCACGAAATAGGGCATTGCGCAGGACTTGGACATTCTTTAGATACAAATGCAGTAATGTTTGCTTCATATCATGGTATTATGACAGTGCCACATTCTGATGATATTGCTGGTGTGTGTGCTGTTTATGTATGCTCGGGAACTCCCGCAAATACGCCTCCAGGCACAGTAGGAACATCCACAATAGCACTTAGCACCTCTACCCCTACTAGAACACCTACTTTTTCTTTCACACCTACTAGGACACCAGAAACATTAATTCCAGTGGGATCACTGACTCCTATTTCAACACCTACCCAACTGCCACTTTGCGGCATACGACCAGCAGTAAAGTGCATTAAAATACCGCTTATATCGAAGGATTAGGACAAACTAATAATGATGACTAAAGACAATGATGGTATGCTTATGGGGTATTTTTCCAAGAGAAAATTAATAACTTGGAGACAGCGTAGCTTGAGCATAGAAGAACAATTTCCTAATAAAAAAGGCACAACTACGCCGATGATACTTGCAACACGTAAATTTAACTATGATATATTTCATTTGTACAATAATCTAATAAAGAAAAGCCATAAGGAACAAATAAACGGCATGGAAGAATATAAACGTGCTAATGCAGAGAGAAATAGAGAATATTGTTTGCTTCCTCCAATGATGCCAGAAGAGTTAATAGAACTAAGAGCATCTGGCCTAACAAAAAATCATCAAACTCAGCGCGGATTCGCTAAAGCACTAGGGGTGAGTCAAAGTAGTGTATCTAGGTGGGAGAGGGGGGTAACCCATGTTCCTACTAAAATTGTTTTTCGTTTAACTGCGGCTTCTTGGACATTTCCTACTGTCTTGCGCGAGCAAAGCTCCTCTATTGACATTTCTCAGTCAAAGGTGATATACTAGCACAAGGGAGTAACCTGAGTACATCTAATATTAAAGTAATTAGTACAGGTTGGATTAATTCGAGTGAGGTTCAATTAATATCACAATGAAGAGTTAGATAGTTTTATTTTAGAAGAAATAGGAAAAATGAATAAATGAAAATTAAAAAAATAACTAGGATTTCTTGTAGTTCAAATAAGTATGATATAGAAACAAAACATACTCATAGTTTTTTTGCAAATGGTATATTAGTGCATAACTCAAGTATGACTGCATTTGTAGAAGACAGTGAATTACATGTGTGTAGTAAAAACTTAGATATAAAAGAAACAGAAGATAATTCTTATTGGAGAATAGCAAAACTATTAAATCTTAAATCAATTCTAACTAAATATTCTGATGACTATGTAGTTCAAGGAGAATTAGTAGGGCCGGGAATACAAGGAAATAAACTAAAACTCTCTAAACAAGATCTATATGTATTTAACGTATACTCAAGAAAAGAAAATAGATATTTAGATTTTCTTGAGATGCTTGTCTTTTGTGAAATAAATGACTTAAGACACGTACCCTTTTTAGGTACTGATTTATTATTATTTACTATAGATGAATTAGTTGCAAAAGCAACAATTAAATCAACAATAAATAATAATGTGTGGGCAGAGGGTATTGTAATTAGATCAGAAGACAATACTATTAGAGACAAAGAACTAGGTAGACTTAGTTTCAAAATAATAAATCCAGAATTCATTTTATACTTTAAAGAATAAGAGAAAAATATGACAAAAGAATTAGAATTTAAAATAAACATTACAGTAGAAGACATAGATGAGTCAGAGATATTAGAGACATTCGAAGACTTACATAATAAATTAAATATGTTAGGGTGCGGAAAAATAGTAAATGTAACTAGTGTTTATTGGTGTGCTTTTTTGAGAGTAAAAATTGATTCGCATACATTAGAAAAATTAAGCGAATTATTCAATTATTTAAATAATACTTTCACAGGAATAGAAACACCAGAAGTAACTATTATAGAAGAAGAATATAATAAACCTTATTGGAGAACTTCTGGTTTAACACCAGAACTTAGCATAATATGGAGTTAAAAAATTAATAAACCAGAAGAATGTATAGTAGATTTTTACACAAAAAAAGATGATTTTTCTATTATTAAATTGTATTCATATATTCACTATGGGTTTTATTTGTCAGAAGCTATAAATTTTGCATATGATCATTTTAATATTGCGTACGGATATGCAGCATATCAAGACAATATAACAATTAAAGCAAAAAAGATTAAAATGAGAAATAAAGAGGTTTTGATTTTTTAGACATCTCTTGACAATACGGACTCAATCTGTTATACTGAGACAGTAGATTGTTAGCATGCCACTCAACTATACTGATTATTACAGTATTTTCGCTAGAATAATATAATGGCTAGTGTAACTCAGTTGGCAGAGTGCGATTTTGCAGGCATAGCTCAAGTGGTAGAGCACTTCATTTGTAATGAAGAGGTTGGGGGATCATGGCCTCCTGTCTGCTCCAAGTATTCTATTTTAGGGGATGATCAAATAACCAGTGACAATTAGGGCATCAGAAGACTTGGTTTGAGAATATAGCCAAGCACGCAATGACACAACTTGAATGGGATATATTAAAACAAAATATAAATGAATATTTATTATGATTTTAACTAATGGAGACTTAGCCGTAGGGGAGGTAAAACCAAATAGCATTATTCAAGCTGATTGCTTGGAGGCTATGAAGTTTATTGCAGACAAAAGTATTGACATGATACTTTGCGACCTCCCCTACGGCTGAATTTGGTTCGACAAAATGTGGGTGGGATATTATTATTCCTTTTGATCTTCTTTGGGAACAATATAAAAGAATAATTAAACAAAATTCAGCAATAGTATTATTCGGCATAGAGCCATTTAGTAGTTATTTGAGACTAAGCAACGTAGAGCAATATAGATATGATTGGACTTGGGATAAAGTAACAGCGAGAGGACATTTAGTAGCTAAATATAGGCCGATGGCTCAAACAGAAAATGTATCTGTTTTTGGTGATGGAAAAATAAAATATAATCCTCAAATGGTTCCTAGACCAAAAGATAAAATTGAAATAAGAAAAACTACAGAGTATAAAAGAACTGAAATAATGGGAGGAGTTAAAACAAATGCTCCTACTAATAAAATATACGATACTTGGTATCCTAAAACAATATTAACATATTCTAATGCTGGATCTTCTGTTAAGTCTATTCATCCTACTCAAAAGCCGGTTGCCTTACTTGAGTATTTGGTAAAAACATATACAAATGAACATGATGTAATTTTGGATTCGTGCTCAGGTAGTGGTAGTACTGGAATAGCAGCAATAAACACAAACAGAAATTATATTTTAATAGAAAAAGATGAAACATATTTTAATTTAGGTAAAGAAAGAATAGAAAAACATTTAATATTGCGAGATTAACTCAGTTGGTAGAGTGTCTGTTTTCCGAACAGAATGTCGCGAGTTCGAGCCTCGCATCTCGCTCCAACTAAATAAGGCGGTATCACATGGATTCTTTGGCTTCAACTTTTTATGGTTTCCCATTAAGAAAAGATCAAATTTACTTTAAGGATAAAGTGACACAAAAAGAGGTAGATTGGGAAGAAGTGTGGGAAGAAGTAACAAATAAACCACCATGGAAAAACTGCAAAGTAAGTATCAATATACCTACTGAAAATAAAGAAGCTACTGTATATTATTTGTATCATATAGAATCATCAACCTTAACAAATAATTATCAAATGGTTCAAATTAAAATACCATCAAACAATAATCTAATTAGATGGGAAAAAGACATTAAGGAATTCTGCGAAACGTTAAGTATTAAATATGTTTCTCCAACGTGGTATTTTGTTGCGAACACGTTATGACTTAATTAGAAGAATTAAGAAAAGCTATTGTTTATTATTGTGGCAGAAACAAATCAGTGGGAACAACACTGTATATTGCAAAGACTTAATGAAATCTTAACCGAAACAATAAGTTCAAAACTGTTATAAAATATATACAATTACAGCTTTTGTGTAATTGTTTCGTGGTATAATATACTTATAAGAGGCTGGAGAAATTTTTAGCTTATAAGGAAAATAAGTAGTTTAATATGTCAATACGTCGTATGTTTTTCTCAATAATAGCTGGAACACTTAGTCCACCACTAGTGGCACTACAAGCACTACAGCTTATTGATATTACTTCTACTCAGTACTGGCTAAGTATACTTACTTTAACAATTACAAGCTTTGCTGCCTCTGGTTCTACACTATTAACTTCTTTAGTACAGGGATCTGTTTCTTTAAGAAAAACTAATAGTGACAAGTAATTAACGAAACAAGATAATATTTTATCTGTCATTGAAAGGAAAAGAAAAAATGTCTGATATAGTCCAAAATACCTCAAATGTTGTAGTTGATCTTGCTGACAGTACACTTGATAGCACTATCAAAGTAGTTGGTAGTGCTGCTGATGCTGCACAAGCAGCGGTTCAAGCTCCTATTAATGTAGGTGGAAAAACCATTGATGCTTGTCTTGAAGAATTACGTGTATTAAAAGATAGTTTCATGAGAGTAGCACATGACTTGGTTGATGCCGTAACCCAGCACCTCCCTTAACCTGATATGAGTAATACAGAATCTCCTCCAGAAGACGAGTCTATGAGTCTACCAATAGGTAGACTTATGCTTGCTCTTGGGCAATATAAATTACGCATTATTATGCTTGAAGAAGAGATAGTACGTCTCAAGGGATTAACTCCTATGGTACAATTACCATCAGAGCATTTTGGCTTTTCAATTCCTACACGAAAACAAGAACCAAAATGACTAAAAGGAGCGGATTAGATGGCAGAAGCTTTTGAAGTAGAAGTATTAAAGCAGTTAACTGTTATTATAGAACGTACTACTGGACTTGAAAATCAATTCAAAGCCATGAATGGCACACTTGCAGGAATAAAGCTGTGGCGTGCTTCCCATGAAACAATACATTCATTAGATGATATTGAAGTAATAGAAAAAAAGGCATACAGAAAAGGAAAGCATGATGGTGTTGTTGGACCAATTAATGCTGTAATAGTAACACTTAATAAATTAGATAATGCTTTTATTTGGTTTTTACTAGGAGGTGCTTTATTTGTTACAGGAGGGATATTTGTAAATGGTATCCTAGGGATTCTCAAATGAAAACACCAGTTGTGTGGTTTATACTAATACTAATATCAATATTTCTTGTAGTTGGTATGTTAGGAGAAGGAATAAAATGACTCGTCGTAAATGGCTTATTTTAATTGCAGGCGTTGTTTTTGCCGCATGGGTATTTTTATATGCAATAACAACAGCTAGTGGCGCAATATAATCTGAGATAATTTTTGAATTTACCAACCATACCCCCTAGTAGAAAACTCATTAGTCTTATTGTTGTATTATGTGCGTTGTTACTTCTTTGTATCCTTGCTATAGTAGCAGTGTCTGTTTTTGGTATGGATACGGGATTGTTTGAGCAGATTGGTGCCTTGATTACGGGAATTGGTATTGGTCACCAGGTTGGACAAACTATGGCGGATAGATCTCCAAACTATCAACCGTCTGAATCACGTCCTAAAAAAGATAACAGGATTAGATAATGAAACTTTATGATCCAGCAGAGTCTCGTAAACTATCTGGTCTCATTATTGGTTTATCTATAGGAGTAGGATCAATACTTATATTGGCAATTATTGCTATCCCATCTATCGCTATCTGGGGTTTACCAGAGAGTTTATTTGCAACACTAGGCGCTCTTATGACTTCAATCGTAACCTTAATAACGGGATCACATCAAGTAGCTCAGTCGGCAGCAGATCGATCATCAAACTATCCATTACCCGCGCCCCCTAACCCATCATCAAGCTCTATGCCGAGTGCATCAGATTTAAAAATACCATAATTAACCTATTGACAAACTGACACTTTTCTGATATACTTCATGTGTCAAGTACTCACTAATTAATTAGTGAGCTTGCGAACAACTTTGTTCACTTATGATTGGGAAAGCAATGAAGAACCAAAGAAATGCAGAAGATGTAAATAATGTACTTAGTATATAAAAATAAAGGAATAGATGATTATGATATTGGTAGTTCACCAAGTTTAGTTCATGCAACAGATAATGACACTGAAACATTTAAATTAGCTAGTCACATGGGATATAAAGTACTAAAAGTAAAGCACCCAATAACTCATGAATAGATCTTGTCCTTGCTCAGTTTTACAGCAATGTGATCCTTCTTGTTCTTGTGTTGATAATTTTTCTTCTTATGGTTGTTCTATGTGTGTCTCATATGGCTCTTTAGATCAAAGAATGATTAGAGCTAATCAACTATTTAATAAAAAAGTATATATACTAACAACTTTCATTGAGGTTAGATATATAGAAGGAGTATTTTCTTCTCCTGAAGCTGCAATGAAGTCTTGGGAAAATCACACAGGAACATGGATCAAAAATGATGAAACGTTCTGGTATCATTCTGAACCACATGTGATGGCAGAGATAAATGAATGGGAAATACATTGAATGTTAATAGAATTTAAAGTCCTAGAGGGTGGTTTTAGCTTCTTTACCAATAGAACAACTTCCTGCAAATAATTCTAATATTTTCACTTATTCTCCTTTAGTTTTCCATTTCAGCCATCCCAAAGCTATTGCATGAGCAGGTTCATCTGAGATGCTGTTTTCTGGTACAGAACTGTTTTCTGGATACCACGTGTATACCCACTCGCGAGAAAAATGAGCGGAAAAACCAAGAAAAGGATTTAACTCCTTCATTTCATTCATTAACTCTAATGCTGCTTTTATGTCTACCGTGTAATAAGGGCAGTTTTTGTAGAACCATGATGCGCTTCCTTTTGGTTTTATTTGTATAGCTCTGCTTACTTTGTGTGCTGGTACTCCTTCTTCTGGATCTCCTCCTCTGTAATAAAAACCATCTGATACATCATATCCTAAAAGTTCTGCTATATTTTTATCAATTTCGCGTAATTCTTCGTTATCTATACGTTTTTCTTTTAGTTTCTTTGCTCCTTCTATTAATTCATTGAATAAAATTCTTCTCATGTCGTATTTAATCTCTTGTTGATACTGTTTACATATTTTTGCTCTTTTTCAATAAGCATATAATTTCTACCAGTATTTATAGCAGCTACACCAGTAGTCCCTGAGCCTGCACAATTATCTAATACAAGATCTCCTTCATTTGTGTAGGTCTTGATAAGATACTCAAATAGTTTTACTGGCTTTTGGGTGGGATGAAGACCGTGTTCAGTTGTAAATTGAATAATTCTCTTTGGATAATACAAATCAGTCTCACTAGACTTTCTATCTGCAAAGTTACCATAAACTTCTGCTGGTCCAGTTTTCCCACCACCGTTCTTATGTAATTTTCCCTTAATCATTTGTGGGTTGTAGGTTGTTTTTCCATTAGAGAAGATCACTATGTCTTCATAGTTGTTGAGTGGTTTTAATTTACAATCAAGAAATCCTGTTGCTTTTGACTTTTGCCATATCCATTCATATTTAAACATTTTGATATTGCTCATAATTAAAGCACTAGTAAATGGTTGACTTGCTGTCAAAACTATTGCGCCGTTGTCTTTAATAATTCTTTTGTACTGTTCCCACAATAAATCAAAAGGTATAATGATATCCCATTTTAATTTAGTAATTTGATAAGGAAGATCGCATAAAATCATATCTATTGATTTATTAGGTATGTCCTTCATTACTAAAAGACAATCTCCTTGTGTAACTGTGTTTTTTTCCAAATTATTCCTCTAGTCTCTTATTGATACTGTTTACATATTCTGAACTTATTTCAATCCCTACATACTTCCTGTTGTTTTTCTTTGCGGATACTAAAGTGGTTCCGCTTCCAGCAAAAGGATCTAAAACAACATCGCCCTCGTTTGAAAATGCTTTTATTAAAATATCTGGTAACTCTTCTGGAAAAATAGCACCATGAATATCAGATATTTTTTTACCTCTACCTATACGCAAAATATTATTCATTTCTCCTCTTTTAAATTTTGCGTTTTGTATAAGTCTACCTGCTTTTTTATCATCTTCTAATACTAAAATCATCTCATAACAACTATTTAATACCTGCTGATGCATTGCTGGTTGACCTGTGTTTTTATCCCAAATAATAATATCTTTTATGTCTTTGTTAAAATCTCCAATGATCTTAAAAAATGCTTCTTTACTGCCAGTTACTATTTGAAAGTTGTAACAAACTATCTTTGATACACGCAATAATTCTTTTAATACAAAGCTATGAAATTCATAAAAATCTTCTATTGATAATGCATCATCAAAGTGTTTATATTTTTTACTAAAGTGTTCTGTCTTTTCTCTCGTAGTATATTTACCATTTCTAATACGAGTTCGCATATTATATGGTGGACTTGTTACAACTAAATCAACACATTTATCTTGAAGAGTTTTTAGAACAGCTAAACAATCATCTTGTATTACTTGATTTTCTACTTTGTTTTCCTTTGTTCCTTGGTTATTATTCTATGGCAGGGAATGCATAATACCCTAAGATTATCTTGATGATGTAGACAGCTTAATATATTATGCGTTCCCATTGCTCTAATTATATGATCGACTTCTATTATTTGTACTAAAGTATTACATATAGCACACGTGTACCCTAAAACTTTTCTTTTGTCAAGTACCCGCGCTTTTAATACTACCTTACGTCTGGCTTTAAAATACCAATGATTATCGAACCACCAATTGCTGCACTTATTAGAGCACCACTTTATTCTACGTGGAGGTAAAGCAGAAGAACATCGCATACATGTCTTTTTTCTTTTTCCCCCCGACATTCCAACACAATCTGTATAAATAATTGTATACTCCGATATACTAAGTATAGCAGAAACACGTTTTCCGCCCTCATTTAGAAAAGTAGTAGTTAGACAGCTTTTTAACCACAAAGCTGTCTCAGCGCGTTCCTACAGCTTCTCAGCGGCATTGTGGCAGTAGAATCAGATATTTTCCTTAATTATTTCAACTGCCTCTTTAAATAGATCAACAAAATCTTCCTCATAAAGGTACCAATCATAACAGTCTTCTGCAATATGTTTGATGATTCCACTTGCAGTTCCCCAAAATATCTTATTTTGTAAGATATTTTCTAATTCTATAAATTCTTTCGCTGTAGTAGTTCTCATCAACACATCACACCCCAAACAACTGCCCCAACCAATGACTAAATATCCAAAATCAGAATCTTTTTTTAAAAGAACAAAACTATCTCCTTGTAATATTCCAAATTCTCTCCAGAATAATATTTCGTAACCAAACGTTTCTATTATTCGTCTGTACGAATGCGCTTGTTTATTAAACAGCATTTAGAATATTTCTACTCAAAGAGTTCATCCCAACTCTTAATATATTTAAAGAAGCATTAAAATCTCGATCACATATTAATCCACAAAATGAACAATTATGTACTCTTTCATTTAATTCTTTCTTTTTAATATTTCCACATTTACTACATGTTTGACTGGTGAATGCTGGATTTACTTCAACTACTTTCTTACCGGCCCATTCTGCCTTGTAAGTTAGCATTTGTTTGAAGTTATACCAACCACCATCAAGCATGCTTTTGTTTAGTGACTTCCAGTTATCAGAAGTCATTTTCTTAATATTTAGTTTTTCTACACAAATAATACCATTTTCATTTACTATACTTCTACTTGTTTTGTGTAAGAAATCTTTTCTTTGATTCTTTACTTTAATATGTGTTCTTGTTAGTTTTTTCCTTATATTTATTTTCTTTTTATTATCATTTGATAAATTGATTACTTCATTAAAGTTTGATTGAAGTTCTTTTAGTTTTTTTTCTGATTGTCTGTAATAATGTGGGTGCTCAATTATTGTATTATCACTTGTTACTGCAAATTTATTACACCCAACATCAATACCTATTGCTTTTTTATTATCACTAATAATTATTTCTTTATCTATTTCACAAACAAAACTAACAAACCATTGATTTAATCCATTTCGTTTAATTGTACATGTTTTAATTCTACCTTCAATTGGTCTATGTAAAATTACTTTAACAATTCCAATATTTTGTAGTTTGAGATATTTTCCATTCAATTTAAATCCATATTGAGGAAAGGTAAAAGAATCATATCTATTAAATCCCCTAAATCTAGGAAAACCAGCTTTTTTTTCTTTTGTTTTTAGTCTTCTGAAAAAGCCTTTAAATGCATTATCTACTCTTGCTGAAACATTTTGCAATACTTGAGCATTAACATTTTTTATTTCCCAAGTTTTAATTAAATTATTACAATCAAACATAGATAATGATTTAATTTCTATTTCATAATATTTAATTTTTGTTTCTAATATCTTATTGTAAAGCAATCTACACTGCTCAAGAGTGAATAATAATTTCTCTTCTGTATTTTTTCTTGTTTGTAATCTATATTGGTATGTTTTTATCATATGCTTTCTTGTTTTTATTTTATTTGGCATATGTTTATTATATCACACTTTTCTATAAAACAGTCAGTTGCTTTATATGTGATAATTAAACTTCTTAATTATATCTTTAACTCTTTTCTCGACTGGTTTCCACTCTAAAGTTAAATCTACTGGAAACTGTGCCCAATACATTTCGCTCTCATGCAGTGCTGTTAATGAAGTATTTGCCTCTTTTGGCATACATCTTACAAACCAAAAATCATGCTCTTTAAGCATGTCATATTCATTCCAAAATCTACAATCATCTACTATAATGGAAGAGAAATCAAGTAACTCATTTTCCATTTTTTTAACCCAATAATCATCACCATAATGTCTACGTCTAACTTCAGTACCCCACACTTGAAGTATTTCTCTCCATTTGTATTTTAGTTCTGGGGTGTGCATTTCATGTAGTACTCTAGATCTTTCTATTGGATCATTATCTGAAACTGCCCTAGCAACTTCTTCTTTAACTAAATCACCAAAAGCCAGTGTTTCTATTTTAGTAACATAGCCTAATGCTAGTGCTGTACGGGTTTTACCACTGAAAATTGGACCTACAAATGCTATCTTCATTTTATTAGAACCTATTATTACTCTTTTTTATTTAATCTTACTTTGTTTCTGTCTATATGTCAAGTGTTTTTTCAATTAATTTAATAACATTATCAATCGCTTAAATATCCTTTAACATAATAGAATGAAATTCAGTGTTATATATGTTCTTACGAACGCGCTCTTCTTCTTCTTGTTGTATAGGATATCCTATACCAATATTACATATAATTTTTCTGTAGAGTTAATTATCTGTTTTCACACACCCATACTCAATACACCCAACTAATGGACAAATAGAGCCATGTTGTGCAACTAATTCTACTTCTTTTTCTTCTAAAAATAAAGAAGCAAAGAAACAAGAAGCTTCGAAAGTATTTCCAGAATGAGAATCACTAAATGTAAAAGCTTCTTGTTGTTTTTCGTAGGGTAGCTTTTGCCATCTTAATAGATCAGCAGAGGTAGAAAAATGATTACTAAAATTAAATGCTTCTTGACACACAAATAATTCATACTCTTCGTGGTCTCTTCTCCAGTTTGGATTATTCTTTTCAAATCTTTTTTTACGCTCTTGAAAAGAATATGGAAGCTTAGACCAATTTAAGTTTCTTATTTCCATGGTTTTAGTTAAATTATCTTCTTTTTCTTGTATACGTTCTTGCTGTTCGAGATCTCTTTTTCCTTCTTCCTGATCTTTTGTTCTATAGAAAAGAAACCCTTTATTTACAATTTCTACACCACGAACAGAGAAACCAATTCCTTTTCCATAAATACGAACAGTATCTCCAACTTCTGGAGTTATATTATCTCTGTTTTCTTCTGCAAAAAAAGACCACCCAAATCTAAGATCTATACCACCTTCATTTATTGTCACTTCTGTTAGTGTATATTCTTTGTACTCAAAATCAATCATTATTTTCCTTATTTAATATTCGAAAGTATATGTGCTATTATATCTGCATTAAATGCGTTACCCAACATTTTATAACGTTGAGTATTTGAAACACCTTTTGTGAAATTGTCCTCAAGTCCTTGAAGTCTCTCACACTCTATAGGAGTTAGTTTACGGACTTGTGTATGCGACAGACATTCCGTCGAAAAGTGAAAGCACTCGTACACTATTCATTACATTTATCGCACGTAGTATTTTCTGCATTTCAATTAAAAGGACCATTTAATAAAGCCATCATTATACTTACTTTCCTTTTTCCAACTCTATATTAACAGCAGAGTAAAAATTATCTCGCTCTAGTTTGAATCCATCTATTGTTTCTTTGTTAAGTTTATTATAATAATCTAAATCAAGCCATTGATACCTATTTTTAATTGCTTCCTCTATTGCGATAGTGGCATGGGCATGACACAAGTATACCCCACCATTCCAATCAGAGTACTCACCAATATCTAATCTAAAAGTAGGCGGTAATAAACACTCTTCTGATCCGTAGCATGTTACTTGACCAATATATGTAAGACATATTGATCCTTCTTCTGCACTCATTAAGCTTTCCCCTCAGGAATATAAATAGTTATTTTATTTAACATTTACTAATTTTTGTGCCCTTTCGCATAGTTCTGTTAGTCTATTCACATTTTCACCAGTTAAAAACTTATTTTCTGTTTCTTTGTACCATTGAGCTAAATCCTCTATTATAGAAACTCTTTCATTAACTTTTTCCCACATGAATTTTTCTTTTATCATTATCTATAAAAAGTAATGGAAGAATCTGGGTATTTAAGTAAAAATTGATCTTGAAATTTCTTTAACTCACATGTATCAGTGTGAATATATTTTTCCCCTAAACAATTAAGACAATATACAGTTTCATCTGAGTCGTCGTAGTCCCAACCCCTACCCTGAAGTAGTTCCGCAGCTAAATGTAATAAATCTTTCTTTTTCATAATTCCAAGTTGTGTTTTTTCTATTTTAGCTATTTTTTCAATCATTGTTAATCCTAATCCCCGAATGTATTTGATCAACATACAAACTAAGTCCACTTACGCTATTTTGTAAATCTCTTAATGCTGTTCGATTCTAGTATCTTCTTTGTCTGAGTCTAGCGGACCACTGTTTTGATGATTTGTCAAGAGTGCCCACGCAGAATTTAAATTTAGTTTTGCCTCTATAATGTCGTCTTGACACTGTACACAATTATCTGCTAAATGTAAAGGGCCAGCTATCATAATAGAAACTTTTCCTATTTTTAATTTTATCTCTTTTAATAAAGTTTCATACCCTACTGCTTCTTGTTTACGTTTTTCTATTTCTTTTTGGTAAGTAACTAGAACATCTAAAACAATAGATCTTTTAATATTAATACTTCTCCGGCCAAGGATCTTTTTCTCTTTTAGTTTTTTGCGATTTCTTTCTTCTTGATGCACATTCTATACAAAGACTTTCACCTTTTCTAATAGCATCTTCTCTGAGGGCAACATCACATATCTCACAATAACCCTCGAAATTTAATTCAATGTCTGTCATTACGAATCCCATTTAAAATAAGAAAAAACAAAACTATGAACAAAACAACAAGCCAAATTTGCCAACTAAGAATTAACACGTTTTTTCCACAATTTATAATCTATTGCCGCTTTTGACAATAACCAATAAACATCACTATGAGTACCATAATCATTTAGATCTATAATGGAACTAAACTTTCCTAGATTTAATGTCTCTAAATAGTCTAATGTTTTTATAAGAAGATCTGGTCTATACTGGTTACATGTTTTCATAATAGCACCGTAGATATCCCAAGCTACTGCATCTTTATGTAAAGCACTTACTTTTTCTCCGTTTCTGTTTATAGCTACAGAGTTTTGACACCATTTGCTTTCATTCTTTAATAAGATTTGTGCTCTATGAAAAATACTATCTGGTGTGTCTTCTTTTAATTTATTACTAGGATCATAATGTCCTGATTCTTTTATCTCTGGTTCTCGTTCTTCCAAATTATTCATTTTCCCATTCTTTTAATAAAGAATTTAGTTCACATTTTTCAGAATGTTTAAGAACATGACTACTTAAATACCCACTCATACAAAACGTAAGACACTCGTGGTCATTTACCCATTCGTATTTCTTTAGTAGTTTGTATGTTTTTTCTGCCCATATTTCTTCTAGTGATTTCTTCAAATTAATTCCAATTCGTTCTTTCTTACTCTTAAAACACCTGCTTGACCAGCTACCTTTAATGTTACACTTCCACTAGCAAATATTCTATGTACTACTGCCTCTATACCAGAAGTTTTCATTTTAACTTTACTGCCTTCTTTAAGATATTTCTGTTTTACAACTTCTTGGATTTGTTTAATATAAATAGGTCTAATTTCATTACATTTGTGTAGCTCTGTAAATTGATTAGACTTATACCTTATCATGGGATTTCTACTTATATCTGATGATTTTACAAAATATAAAGAGATTGGTTCTTTATTTCTTTCGCAATCATTACAATAATTGAGCCACCCCTTTTCCACCCAACCGACTATATCCTTACTACTCATGACACCCTGTTTCGTTAGTTTTCACAAGCATACTATATCTCAAGCTCATTGTCAAGTGTAGTTCCTAGTTTCTCTAATGTCTTTGTGAAAGAATTCAACATATTCTCTCTTGATTGTCTCTCTCGTTCATTTACCATATATGTGTACATACTTGTTGTTAGTTGTTGATCTATGTTAAAAACAATTTCTTCTGAACTTAAGTGTTCACATCCAAAACTCTCACACGGCCAACACCAATATGATACTAACTCATAATTTAAACATGCTCCATTATGTTGATATATTTTATTACATGGAATAGTATGACCGAAAATAGGTGCTACACCCGGACAAGGAATGCTGTGTTTGCTGTCATTACTCATATTATTCTATTTCCTCATTTGAAAAAACAAATTCATTCAAAACAAATAATCTATTCCTTTCTACTATTATATCAAACGTTTCCTCTATTTTATTTGGTGTAATTTCTTCTATTATTTGTTCAGTTATTTTGTTTTCTATGTCTATACAAATAATCTCATCACCAGATAATAAGTCTGTTATTTTTTTAAGAATATAGTGTTTTATTTCTAATATAGGATTAAATTCTGTTGTTAGTATTAATTGATTTTCTGATACAACTATTTGATTGTTTTCTGTTGTTATTCTTATTGTTTTATTTAATCCAACATACAGTTTATCAATTAGTTTAGTTGTTATTCCTAATATATAAGCCGGATCAACAGATTGAATAAGATCTTGTGATTGAATATCTCGTATAGAAATGCTACCAGAGCGCACGTAAATAGGAAAAGACATTTAGATCGTAGTCCAAACAATCTTACTTGGACCAAGAATCATTAAACCCATAGACAAAGCGTCTACTTGATCATCGTGTCTTCCGTGTGGAAAAGCTTCACATTCTGATATAAAGTCCTCTACCCAAGGAGAATCTTGTTTTAGATACACACCATTGCCTTCTATTTTACCTATAATAGATTGTACTCTGGTCATTTTACTTTTTCCTTTATTTTCCCACGCTATTACGTCTGGAAAATCTTGTTTAAGTTCAGAAATTAAAGCTAAGGAACCAACACTTGACTCAATATAGAGCGGTAAGTCATATCTTGATTTAATAATTTTAATTTCATCTTTTAGTCTAGGGAATTCTAATTTTTTTCTCATTAAGTTTTCTATATAAAACTTATTACCATCTGTATACATGACAGTTGCTACAGAGTAATCAGAATATGTTTTTTCTGTATGTGCAGTATCAATAAAGATACCGCCTATTAAATCTATTGGTTTTTCTATTGTACTTTCTGGTAGTTTTTCATATGATTTCCACCAGCTTCTTTTGATTATACTGCTTTCTTCGTCAAATACTTCACCTTGATACTGTTGAGCAAAAGCAACAGAACCTGCTCTTTTCTTGCAGTTAATTGGTCTAAATCCACCAGAAGGCAGTGGTTGCATGTAGCATGCGTTCCCCCCATCAGTTAATAAAATCTTACCATGTATGTTATCAGGACAAGCTAATCTCTCAATAGGCCAATAATCAGGCCAGTAAGCTCTGCCCTCTTCATCTATTGCTTTAATATGTACTTTTTTCCAGCCTTGCTTCATTGCCCAATCTGCTGGATCAGATTCTGACCATCTCGTACAATTTGCGGTTGTCATACCGTCTACAACAAAGTTATGTGTGTTTTCTACTGTAATATCGAAAGTTTCTTCCTCTCCTGAATACTCAATTTCTTTAACAAACTCATAATGTAAACCATTATTATGAATAATATGGTTCTTTTTTACATTATAATCAAAATTAAAAGAACAAGAGAATTCTGTGTGAAGAGACGGGGCTTTAGAGTGCGGTGCTTGTATTATTCTAGTGCTTTCTCGTAATTTAGCTGGTGTAATCCCACACGTCATAGCTAACAGTCTTGTTTTCTCAACTAAACACTTACTTACTGAGGATAATATATATGAATTATTAGAATAAGTGCCTTTATGTCCGTCCGCCGCTAAAAGACCAAGAATAAAAGCCTTACGTTGATCATTAGGTAATGTGTAAATCCAATCAGGAACAGATTTATTACATGCTCCTTGTTGAAATTCTGCATCTATTAGTATCTGTCCTAAGTTTCTCTTGAATCCGTATCTACCAGTAGGGGCATCATCTAATCTCCAATACCCAAATCTAGTATAGGATGGTTCTTTTTTTCCGAATTTAGTAAACAGAGAAAAAGCTTTATCATTAACTTCTTTATGCACACCTTTTGCCATACAAACAAGCCATTTGGCGGCTCTATTTCTAGCAGTTACCCACCCGTCTCCAGTTAAAAACCCAAATAACCACATAAAATCAGAGTCTGTAAATGTTCCATCTGATAATTCATATGGTGTTCCATATTCAGGTAATTCATGCTCAACTACTAATTTATCTCTTTTCTTAAGATCTTCTACTTTTTTATATACTAAAGATCCATCATCTTCAATACAAAGAAATGGATGATATGCAGTGGCCTTTACTTCTTTCAATCTAGTAGATACTTTAAATACTTTATTTATCCCAGTTGAAAATTGATCTGTTACTTTTTGTAATTCAAATTGTTTATTTTCATTTAAAGACCAAACTAGATCTCCAATTTTTATATCCTTTATTTCTATTGGTCCTTTATTAGTAGATACTTTACTGTCTCCAGTAACACAGATTAGTACTATTCTACCTAATGGAGTTAGTCTTGTATCTACTGTTTTTTGCAGAAAGTTAATAACCTTTGCTCTTTGTAAAGCAGTTGCCATATTTTCTTCATCCGCTATGTCATCCAACACAATTAAGTCTAATCTAGAACCAAGAATGTTTCCCGGAGTACCAGATATAATCATAGAGGCATTTTTATCCCCTACATCTGCTCTCTTAACGAACCATTCTGCTTCTGCCCATCCTCTACTTTTATCAGGCAAAGTTAAAGGAAATATATCTCTATATTCTTTACTTAAATCTATAATATCTCTAATAGCAACAGATCTTTGTGTTGCTTGAGTAGAAGTAGAACTCAAATACCCAATATGTAAATTAGGATTTTTGCCTAATAACCAACAACAGTAAGCGATCATTGTATTGGTTTTTGCACTACCGGGAGGAGCAATAATTAGTGTATGTCCGTTAGTTTCGTCTTCTAGTACTGGAATTATTTTATTTAAGATATGCGCTGGAGGAATTGCCATTCCTCCACTATCTGTTTTATGAACTAAACTAATGTATATTGCTAAGTTGTCTTTCGCCATTTGTTTTATGGCGTCAATTGGACTTAATTCACTTGACAATTTTTATGCGTATAAATCCCGTCTTTAACTTTAATTAGTGTACCTATAGATAATGCACAAATAAAGCATTTAATAGTACTATCTCTATTATACCATTTTTCTATTGTTTTTGGTTTTTGCTTAAGTAGATCGTTCGGTACTCTTTCTACCCAAGGCATTTTATTAGTGCCTTTTGCGATTTCGTCTCTTCTAAACATCCTTGACTCCCCACTTATAGTGCTTGTTGCAGTAAACACACCATCTTCTTCCCCAACCAACTAGTAAATCTATATAGCTTTCTATTTTAGGAGAAGAACAAGAGCATATCTCTTTTGGAATAAATGGACCCTTAATTTCTTTGGACATGAAGGTACATTTCTATCATCTGTTTTTCTTTTCTCAATATTTCTATTTGTGTATTTGTATCTTGAATGTAGTTCTCAAATTGTGGAATAAAGTATTCAAGATTAATTATTAAGGCGTTTATCTCTTTAATATCTAAACCTAATTCAGCTACTATCTGTGTTAGTTTCTTTATTTTTTCCATTATTTATCATGAACATTAAGTTCCCTAATGCTGGTATACATAATCCTATTGCTAATCCTATTCTTATAAATAATGGCAAAATATCTGGATTTACTAATGCTATAGCGCAAATAATAAATATAAATATATACCCTATTGATACTATGTAATCTACTAATCTCATGCTGGTACTTTCCGAGAATCATCTTCTCTATTTGATCTTGCTTTTTCAATTTCTCTATTTACAGGTCTATCATGACAATTTAAACTGTGTTTACATGTATACACAATCCACGATGGTCTTTTAACAGGTAAACATCTCATATGTAATGTTCGTTGTTGAAACAAAACGTTGCACTCTTCTACAAGTATTACTCCTGTACACTCTGCACATTTAATAATTGTATTTAAATATTTAACAGTTTCTTCTTCTATCATTTTTCCTCAAAATTTTCATATCGTCATTTTATTAATTTTTTTAGACATCATAATGTATGTGTTTGTTATATTACTTCTTTTTATTTTCTTTGTCAAGTTTTACTAATAAGTCAACAATCTGTGAATCGTACAAATAGTAATACCACTGAATTAGTTTTTGGTCCATCATACTAAGCGCATCCTCCTATAGACTCTCCGCAAGTACCACAAGTGAAACAAGTTCCTGTATCTCTAATATCATCACTAGCACAGAAAGGACACTCTGTTGGTGCTCCAGATCTTAATCTAGTATTAGTTTTTAAACTAGGATAAATATCAGGTTCATGAGAATAAGAAGAGACATAAGTAGGGACTACGGATACTGTACTAGTATCTAATTGTGTCACATTCTTGTTAAATCTCTTGTCTTCTTTATTGTGTTGTAGTTTGTGCTCTATCCATCTTACCACATAGTCTAATGGACTATCTGCCATTTTAATACTGGAGTCGCTTTCTACTAAACCACTAGGTAAGAAGTTACTTCTTCTAAATTGCTCTATGAATTTTTCTATAGGCACACCATGTTGGAGTCCAAAACTAATTGCAATAGAAAAAGCATCAACCCAACCACCGATATTAGAACCGTGTTTATTATTTCTCAGGAATATCTCACAAGGTAGCCCATCCTCATAATAGTTCATAGTTAAGTAATATTCATCTTCTGCTATATTGAACTTATGCGTATCTCCTACTCTTGTTCCATTTGGTTTTCTTCTTACTGTTCCCTTTGGTTCAGGGAAAATAGCAACACTAGAAATAACCATAGAGGCATGAGAAGAAGTATTTGTAGTGTTGGTAATTGCACTCCAATCTAATGTAGGTGTAACACTAATAACTTGTGCATTAGTCAGCCTGTCAGCCGCATCATCTATTGTCGCTCGGGTTATCTTTTCGTTCTCAGCGTGAGTGTTGCCATAGGCGAAACTCCGCCGTTGCCGCTCTTTCTCCTCGGCGGACATCTTGATTCCGCGTGCGGCCTCTATGAGCTTGTGCATTTCGTTGGTAGCCTCACTTGTAAGTTTTTCTTCTTTTTTAATTTGATTAACTGGTTGATATGTCTTGCTTCCATCCCTGAATATAGCAATATTTTTAACTCCTAGTTTCCAAGCTAACATATGGATATTTTCTATATCTTCTATTGTGGACTCTGCTGGTACGTTACAGGTTTTACTAATACTACCAGACACAAAAGGCTGCACAGCAGCTAACATTTTGACGTGTCCTTCTGGGCTGACAGAATTATCACCAAGACTAGTTTGAAATATTTTTGTGTATGAATTCAAAATATATTGATCAGATAGTGTTTTTCCATTAATTGTATTATTTCTAATGCTATTGATCCCTGCTTTTACACATTCATCTACACCAACGTCTAATGTACCGCCGTTAACTAAATCTTTTTTAGCATTAACAGCTAATACTGGTTCAATTCCTGTTGTTTCGCAATCCATCAAAAACGATATCGTGCCAGTCGGGGCTATCACGCTTAATTGAGCATTTCTTCGTGGACTGTATGGCATAACGTTTCCCCATTCTGATGAGGAAATCTCATCTATATCTTGAGAGAGAGAATAAATAGAACTCTTAGTTTTCCACGAATTATAATGCTTCAGTAATACGGAAGCTTGATGATCTACATTGTTTTTTAATGCTGGATAAGACCCCAATACTTCACCTAAAGTTTGACTTTGATTAATAGCTGCTACTTGCATAGCAGACATAATTGATGTTGCTATATCTCTACCTTCATCACTATCGTAAGCTATTCCTAAAGACATAAGTAATGCACCAAGATTAGTAAAACCTAATCCTAATGTTCTATATCTTTTGGAGGTTTTTTCTATTGTTTTTGTTGGATATGAACTCAAATCTACAAGTATATCCATGGCTATAATCATTATTTTACAGTCGTTTAGAAACGTCTCAGTATCAAAACTATTATCATTTTTAAGATATTTTATTAAATTAATTGAAGCCAGATTACAAACTGTATTATTATGCCAGACATACTCGTTGCAATTATGTACTATTAGCCCATTAGCAACAAAATGATTAGTACTTCCCTCAGTTAAATCATATACATCTTCTTCTCCAATATATTCTAGTGAAGAAAAATTATCTTCTAATGGTTCACTATATGAAGAAATGGTAGAGTTCATATCATTAAGTTGTAGGTTCTTTTTACTTCCCTCTAAAAACCCTATGTGCTCTTGAAATAATCTTCTTCCTGCTTTAGAAATTCTCAAACAGTTAGTGGGATACTTTTTTTGCCCACCTTTTCCATCAGGAAGTAAAGAAAAACCAGCTAGTTTTCTATTTTTATATAATTTAGCTTTAATTCCAAACCCCAAAAGAAGAAGTTGAACTTGTTCTAGAAGAATTAAAGAAGTAGAATCAAGAGAAATATATTGTGATTTTTGTCCATAATTTGCTACTGTAGCATCAGCAGAAAAAAGCCCTCTTAATAAAGAAGCTACTGATTCTTGATCTAAAGAATAAATAGAATCAGTAAATAATTTCTTATCAGATTTTTCATTTAATATAGCAAATTTATCTGAAATAGAATTAATTAATTTTGTATTACATGTTATTCTTAGGGTTTTTTGAGGCTGATGAATACTTGTTTTTCTTTTTCCTAAATTATCTTCTGAGAATTCTAATTTAAAAGAAGAAAGATTGTCATGTATTCGTTTAGCCATTGTATATTCTTCTGGAGAAAGAGTAATTGTTATTGCTCCATCTGTTGTTTTACATCCATCACCAACAGCTAGTCCAATAAATTCAGCAATTCTAATATCTAAGTGTTCTTTACCAAAATTAAATCTATTAAGTTTAATTTTCATATCAGAAGTAAGATCCTTTGCTTTAATGTCTCCAGAAGAAGTAAGAACCTTATGATCAGATGTTAATTTAATAGAAAAACCACTCTTAGTAGTAAGTTTAAATATTTCTTTTGTACCTGTTTTCCAAGCACGAGACATATGATGTAATTCACCATCTGCTCCTGTTATTTTAATATCTTGATTTATTAAATCAATTATCTTAATAAGCCCTTTTTCAGTAGAAACTAACGTGTCAGCAGTAACGCACGGGTTACTTGCTACTATTTCTCCGTCATTCAAACAACTATTCATAGCGTTAGTAGTATCATGAAACTGGAGTCCTGGATCACCGCAGTCCCACGAAGCTTTTGCTATTTCATACCATAAATCTCTCGCTTTATATGTCTTCGCTACCTCGCCTGTTGTTCTATATGTGGTTTCCCAATCTAAGTCATTTTCTACTGCATTCATAAATTTATCAGTTACTCTGACGCTATTATTTGCATTTTGAAACGGTATATTAGCTGAGTCTTTACCAGTCATCGAAATATCATAATCAAGATTAAGTAAATCTCTAGCCATTTTTTCTGCTTTTGCTTTTAATTTAATAAAATCCATTATTTCTGGATGATCAACATCCATACAAATTAATTTGGCAGCTCTACGTGTATTAAATACAACTATTCCACTTCCATAAACACTATCAGAAGCATTAGACCAAATAACGAAATTATGCCCAGACTCAGATGTTTTATCGTCTAAAGTTGGACACTCTACTTCAACACTATAAACATCCATAATACCAAGAGACTCTATAGAAACTACTCTATGATTAAGGTTGGATAATTCTTTTATATAATTATTGTATCCTCCGAATTGATTTATAAATTTTTCTTCTATTTTTTTAGTGGAACACCCTAATGGTCCAATATTAGTTTTTCTAGCAGAAACATAGCTATCAAATGTAGATATATCACAACCTAAATTAATTAATTTAAATCCAGTATTAATCATTTTTTGTTTAACTGCTGTTTTTTGCATATTAGCAGCATCACCCCTAGTTAGTAGCTCTTCAGATTTTTTCTTTCTAAATTCTTTAGCTTTTTCTTCATTGCTCCAAAAAGTTCCTGAAGAATGCATTCCATTATCTATTCCTGCATGAGAAAAAGTAGATATTTGAAAAACATGAGAATTATTTTCTACTTGCATAGTAGCGTGTATTGCAGAATGTTCCTTTTGAGTAAGAACTGCGATATTATGTAAAGAATTATTTGTTTTATTACAATCTAAATGATGAACTGACATTCCATCAATTTTTTCATTTAATATATCTTTAGCTAATAATCTATGTAGTTTTTCTTTTCCTTTTTTTCCATCCCTTAAATGAACACGAACATATCCTTCTGATTCATCTATAGAACAAGCAAATAAAGATTGCCCAACTACTAAATCTTCTGTTTTAACTACTGTAGTATCAGATAAACGTATAGGATGATCATAAGAAAGATCAAAATATCCTTTATCTGTAGTTATTCTTATTACTTCTTTTTGTCCACTTTTCCATGCCGAAGCCCATTTAGCTTTATATCTTTTAGCTGGAGGATCATAAGATAAAACAATAAATTTCTCATTAGAATCTGCTAATTCTTTAACTTCTTTTGGACCATTATTTGTATAGACTTTTTGATTTCCAGCAAGACACTTCCCGCCAGATTTTACTACACCAGCTATAGAGTCTGTGGGGCGCATCCATAGTGAAATAGGTCCACTTCCATATCCACCACCTACTATAGGTTCTCCATCTGCTCTAATCTTACTAACATTCACACCGCTTCCACTTCCACCTTGAAATGTTTTAGATTCTATAAGCCACCCTTCTTCGATAGATTTCATACTATCCTTTACATCAAGGATCAGGCAGTTATGAACAGCAAACCCATTTGCCCACCCAACATGAGAATTATCCTTTACGTTAAAATCGTAAACCTCTTGTTCTTCCATCTCTTCGATATTTATAACTACTGGTATTTTAATATATCGTGATTCTCTCTTAGTAGTGGATAAAGCAGTATTTATTTTATTATTTTTATATTCATGAATAAATCCAATTAATTCTTGAAATTTTTCCTTATATTCATTAGATAAAATATTAAGCTCGTAAGCTTTTTTAGATATATATTCTCCGTTTTTCCAAATTATATTTTTTGATTTCTTTGAATTTACAGAAGATCTAATTCCCAAGGCTAATAACATTCTTTGAGTGTTTATAGCGAGAGAAATAGAAGTCGTCTTAAGGGATATCCTAGATGCATTTTTCTTATCAACCAACACGTATCCATTAGCGCTATATAGTCCTCTAAGAAAAGCAGCCATGCCTTCTGGTGTTAAAGTAAAAGAATTTTTAGGAAGATCTCTATTTGGCAACGAGACTCTTTCTAAACCTAATAAATCCGCCGCTTTATTGAGAGATGTATATTTTCCAAAATAAATTCCAGTTTCTTGAGATGATCTTATTGTTCCTTCTTCGTTTCCGAAAAAGTCCCTAACGTCGTTGTCTTTCTCTCCGAAATAACCAACCCACCCCTCATTACTAACGCATCCGTCTCCTTGTATGTATCCCAATTTAGTTAATTCTATGAAAGACAAATCTAAATCGTTTCCATTAATCCAATTTCCTTTTCCTAAAAAAGGCTCAAGTTTAAAATTATTTAAAAACTGCGCTTCTTCTAATGCTTCTCCTACTACAAACTTATGATCTAGTGTGGTAGTAATATTCATTCCGTTAGATAAGGATATATTTATTGTTTTTTTAGTACCTGTTTTCCAAGAAAAACCATCGGACCATCCATTAGGAGTATAAAACAGTCTATTTAGGTTTTCTATTTCTCCTATTTTCTCCAGTCCCCTATTAGTGAGCATTCTAGTATCATATTGAATACAAGCCCATGATTGTTCATCTCTGTGTGGAACACCAACGTTACACCATACTGGTGTATTAAACGCTGCTTTTTGATCTAATAATATGTCTCTTAATTTATATTTAAACTCTTCTTTTTTGATGACTTGAGGAAAATAATTTAATCTTTCACCAGTTTCTACTATTCTATTTACTACTCTATCAATTAAATCATATATAGAATATTCATCTGGTGTCATATATATTCTAGCTGCAATTCCTATTGCTTTTTCACTCCAACTATCTGGAGCTGATATTCCCTTTTTTTCAAAATCACCTAACTTAATATCTACAGTTTTCATTTATTTTCCTTATTAATCTGATCTAAATTGGCCCGATATCGCGGGCCATTACTTAATTTTACATCTAAAATAGCTTTATTATTGTCTCTTTTTAGTAATATATATTATTGTTGTTGTATATATTTACTTATTTAAAATTTCTATAAATCGCATGTCCATTATCTACTAAAATAGTATTCAACGACTTAGAAAATAACGCAGGTTGAACGTAAACCCGCACTAGATACCGTCCGTATTTCTCTCTTTTGTCTTTAATAGTTTCTATTTCTACAATAGATCCTACAGGACACATAGATTCTACAAATGCCTTAGCTGCTTTTCCATCTACTGTAGATAGTTCTGGAGCATCAATACCCCATAATCTTACAGTAACATCTGTGAATATATTTAACCCAAGATCGCACCGGATACGAAGGGTGTCGGCATCGACAACTCTCAATATCTCTGCTTTATAATTATACATTTACTTGTGATTTTTTCCATTCTAAAAATTCATTCCATTGCGCTTTTCTTTTCCTCCAACCAGCAAACGCTATAGGAGCAATAGGTGTAGCTAGTTTTTCCATTTCATCAGCTACCATTCGTATTTCCAACAAAGCTTGAGAAGCATTAGTTACTCCAGAATCACTATTTAGATCAGAAGAGCGCAAATCTAGAAAATTAAATAAACTATGTAAATTAAGTTTCATGATAAATTTAGTCATCATACCAACAGGTAAAACATTACGAACTAACTCTTTAGCTAATCCTTCTTCCTCTGTCCATCGTTCATAGAAAGTATACATTATCTTATACATGTTGTCAAGTTCTTCAATAAATCTTTCCGCTTTTTCACTATCTACTGATTCGAATGTATAAGACATCGCTTTACCTGTCTGTCTTCTTACATGCTCAGGTAAAGGCAAATAAAATTCATTAGGCATTTTAGTATATCTAGCACTAATCTCATTGTATTCAGCAATTCTAGTTCTAAATATCTCTCTAGCTACACTAATAGGACATTCTATTCTAAATCTAAACTCTATTTGTTCAGAGGGACTAGTGTGACCATTAGCAGATAATGAATTAGATATCCCTATATCTCTTTTTGTTAATGAGCCATAATCTCTAAATACAGCATCCCAATTAAGATACCTGGAATCAATGTCTTTAAGAAATTCCCAACTAGAATCTAAATTCATAGTAGATTCTTTGTTATAAGAAACTCTTGCTGAGTTTACAAGATCAAGGTCTGTCCCCATACTATCAAGAAGCTCCACCTTTATAGTCATGCTGCTCTTAGAATGCCTCTAGAACGCAGTAGGAACGCGCTGAGAGTCCCTAAAAGAAAAATACACCTGAAACTACACCTGTAATAAAACTCACTATGCAAACAACCAATGTAGATAGTATTTCATGCTCTATGGGGCGTTTTATTTCGATAATAGATTCTCTTGTTACAGGACTTATTCTACGATCAAGAATTATTTCTTCTCTTACCAATTCAACCATTTACTTTTTCCTCTTTCTCTTGTGGAACCGCAATTCCAACACTTTAATTCTGTATTTAATTCTTCAGTTCTGTAACTTCTGCATTCATTACATTGACGATTTTCAAAATATATACTTATATTTTCTAACCAAACAATGAATGCGGAAGTTATAATAAACCAAAACCACCCTGATTCTGACATCACTTATTAACCAGTGAATTAAATATTATGTACTTACAGTATATCATTCCATCCCTTCTTGTGAAGCACTGTTGTCTATATAATGTATTGAATTCTCTACCGTCTGTAAAGTACAATTTCTTTTATCACATTAAGTTTCTGTTTCTTACACGCTTCTCTAAGGTTTTTTATTGTATTACCTGTTGTGTGAACATCGTCTACTAGAACTACTTTCATTCCTTCTTTAGGTTGCGGACTCCACTCAATACCATGTGGCTTAGGATTCCATAAAAACCCCTCTCTTTGCATTACTCCAAGAAGTAATGCCCCACCAGCCCCTGTTCCTACTGGATAACTATCTGGTCCAACCATGTAATTCATATATTTTCCTATAAATCTTGGGTGTGTTAAAATAGCTGCTCTTAAATCTATATATGTATCAGAGGTTCCACCATTAGATAAAGTGAAATCTCCTTTTAGAGTAAATTCAGAAATTATATTAGCTATCATTAATTTATCTGTAGCTATTGATTCTTCATTCCATTCATACTTTTCTTTTTTCGGAATATCTATTTTTGGTATAGTGTTCACTTTCTAATCTTCCTTAAATATGTCATTGCCTCTTGTACCATAACAGCTTGTCTAATTGCATCATTTACTGCTATGTGTTTTTCTCCTTATCATCGAAACATCTTGTTTAATATTTATAATATTAAATAGTGGATTTTTCTCCGAAGGCTTTTATTTTTTCGATAGATTTTTTCTTTTTATTAAATCTATTTGTGTATATTTTTCACTCTCTAATGTTTTTATCCAAACTAAAACTTTTTCTCTATTCATGCTTATCTCTAAACGTAGTGTACCAAAAACATCAGTCTTTGTCAAGATTTCCACTGCTCTTCTAAATAGTGAACATAAGCAGGAAGTACATCTCCATTATCATATGTTTCTACTTTTGTGCTTAATCCACAATAAATATCATCTACTCCAGCAACCACATCAACATTGCGTAATGCGGGCGTTCGCGAATGCGGAACGACTGGGGCTGACGCTCCACGCACCGATTCCGCTGGTCAGCACCGGTGTTTGGTCCAGCGTGCGGGCCTGGCGCGACTACTTCCGCCGAGAAGGCAGCGAGCACCGAGGCAAGCTCGAACGTCCGGCCTACGCCAATTGAGGGAGTCTGGTGGGCGATGAGGGACTCGAACCCCCGACCCCCTCCGTGTAAAGGAGGTGCTCTAGCCGACTGAGCTAATCACCCCTATCCCAAGTCTAACTTGCCCTGCCCAACCGGGTCATAGTACTTCCTAGCTGTTTATATGCCTGCTCTGGAGCACCAATACCACTAAAAGTAGTTCCTATACTAAGCATATAATATTGAAGTTATTTTATTCAAAAACTTTGCTTTTGGTTGTGCTCCACTCATCATAGCGATTGGATCTATACTACCTCTTTTGAAAAATATTACTGATGGTAAAGATCTTATGCCAAATTTTGTTGGCATTTCTGAATTTTCATCTATATTTATTTTTACTACTGTAATATTACTGTTTTCTTTTTCTATTTCATCTAATATTGGACTTATTGTTTTACAAGGCCCACACCAAGGTGCCCAAAAATCTACCATAACTAAATCATTTAACTTTACGATATCTTCTATTACCATTTAGTATTCATCTATGATCTCTTCTCTATCTATTTCTGTATTTAATAGCTTCCATGTAAATGTTCCTACATCTTGGGAAACAAAAATTTCCCAAGCCTCATCTTCGTCTTTTGCTTCAACTTCTGTTTCAGCTACTTCTGTTGTTGTCCTATATATATTGAAAAGAAAAGTTTTCATTTTTGATCTCGCTTTGTTCTTTTGAAAAAGTTTTTGGATCTTTTTCGCGTTGTACGAATAGTTCTATTTCTGTATTTAATAGCTTCCATGTAAATGTTCCTAAATCTTGCGAAACAAAAATTTCCCAAGCCTCATTTTCGTCTTTTGCTTTAACTTCTGTTTCAGCTACTTCTGCTGTCGTTTTATATATATTGAAAAGAAAAGTTTTCATTTTTGATTTCCATTAAACTTTATGGAACTGTGTGAATTGCTTCCACTACTAAAGGCAACGCCTGTTTGCGCCCAAAGCAAATATATTACCTCTACATCACAGTTAGATTGTTTATTTATTGTATCACATTTCTTTCTCGTTGTAAAGAGGTAAATTTGTACAAAGTAATGTATATTTCGCAAATTCTAAAAGTTTATCGCTTTGTTCTTTTGAGAAAGTTTTTGGATCTTTTTCGCGTTGTACGAATAGTTCTATTATTTCTTTTTGGATATTAAGATATGTTGGAAGCCATGCAATTTCAGTATCTTTATCAACAATTAATAAATATCTATTATCTGGAGCAACTAAAATATTTACTAAATTAGTTTTTAATATAGACCATTCTTTTCTTTTCCAGTAAAATTCCACTTTTAATTCTCTACTTTTCTTGATAAGGAATATTTTTTATTTCTAATAAGCGTCTTATTCTTTTACTTTTGCTCATTTTTGCTTTAGCTTCGTCTGTATGAATCTTACCTAAGCAGGACGCACTTAGTTTTTCTTTATGTTCTTCCGTAAGCAACATGCCTTTTTTACTTTTACTTATATTTAGTTTTCTTTCCTCAGTGTGTGGTTTACCAAGAAGACTTTTTCTTATTTTTTCTCGTGTTTCTTCTGAGACAACTCTACCTCTCATTTTAGCTTTAGTTTCTTCTGTATGTATGTTACCAGTATTTGCCTTACTTATGTTAGCCTTGCATTCCTCTGTGCGTGTTTTACCGGTTTGTGCTATTTTTATTTTTTCTTTAGCTTCTTCTGTGCGGGGTCCGCGCCAGCAGTTTTTACTCATTAGTGCTTTAGATTCTTCTGTCCACACTCTCCCAATACCTGCCATTCTTAATTTTTCCCGTGTTTCCTCTGTGATTATTCTGTTTCTTAATTTTTCCCGTGTTTCCTCTGATATTAGTCTGCCAATACCCGCCTTACTTATTTTTTCTCGCGCATCCTCTGACATAATTTTACCAGCATGTGCTTTACCTATTTTAGCTTTTGTTTCATCTGAATGATGTCTGCCCCTCATTCCGTTACCTGCATCAATAGAAATATTATATTTACCAATCTGGTAGTTTAAATACTCTTGTTCTCTGTCTTTTAGTTCTTCTTTTGTGCACTCTTCAATTATTTCTAACTTAAAATTTTCTCCACCATATTTATTATAAGCCCTTTGAAGAATAATAGAATGGTGTTTATTTTGTTTTAATAAAGATGTGTGAGTAGTCCATCTTCTATTAATATATACCTTCTTGGTCTTTTATTTTATTATATCACAAGGCGAAAAACTTCCGTGGAGACAGGTCGAATCATTTTCCAAATTCCTTCTGCGTATGGTTTTGAGTCTAACATAGCAAATAATATACGTGGATACTTTGTGTCTTTAATATATGCAGCCTGTATTGCTCGTGTGTCTTCTGGCATGAATACCATATCTTTTATTGATGTAGATTCTATTTCATTAAATTTTATTTCTAATTTTGTTGCCACTTCATTTATCCAGAGGAAAAATTCGTCCGGTACTCTATCAATAACTCTATTTAACTCTTCTCTGCCGCCACGCATTAAAGATTCCCAAACATTACGCTCAGTAAATCCTGTCATTACTTTGTGTAATCTAATGTACTCGTCAAATTTAAGTTTCAATCTTAGGCCGGAAGTATACTTAATAACAAAGCCTTCTTTGTTTGGTACTTCTAATAGCTTTAAATCTAATGGGTTTTCTTTACTTCCTAATTTACCAAAGAATTCTGGTATAGGAAAACCATAATAAGTATCTGGTCCTAATTCTAAACCACTTTTAGTTTCTATTTCCGCAAGAAATATTAAATCTCTAACACTACCATAATCAAGCACTATTCTGTTTTCTGGATATATAATTTCAAATAGAAAAGTAGATTTTTTATTTAATTTTTCTATTGTATCAGAATATTTTTCAATAAGAATTTTCATACCTTCAACGGCTTGTTCAGAAGCAAATGATCCTTTAGTAGCCCCAATCCATCCACCACTCCAATGAAACAAAATAAACAAAGATCCATCTTTTTTCTCCCATACGTCGAAAGGTCCGTCTGGAAGTGGGCCGAAGTGCTCCTCAAAATTAAAAAACTTCTTAAATGGTCTAGCTAAAATCTCACCAGTAATATTATCTAAAACTAAACCACGAGCCATCATTGTCTCTTCTGTCCATAATTTTTCAAATTGTACTTTTTGTGTATAGTTCCATATAGATATTGGATATATTGGGTGTTTTTGAGATCTTAATAAATCTTCTTCTTTTAATTTATTGAATAATTCCAGATCTACATGTGTTGGTACTTTTAATCTTTTAAGACCAGATTCTTCTTTGCTTCGCATATTGCTCATGTTAACTTAATAACCTATCTTTTTCTCTAATCAAATCAGTTAGTTTTCTAAGTAATACTCTATCGCAATACAATACAGAAAACTTATAATTAGGATAATTTCTACTAATTAATTTACACAAATTAATAAATTTTTCATCATTATAATAACCCATTAGTATTAAATAACATAATAGCGCCTCGTCATGTGGATCTACGAAATTATCCGGCATTCTATGATTTAGTGTCAGTAGCATTTCTGCTCTATCACACATTAGAGAGTTATTTAATATCTGTTTATTAGACCACTCTTCTTCTACTTCATATATTCTGTCTATTTTTGCATCTAAAATAGACAGCGCTTTCTGAGAAAAACAAAACTCTTCACTCTCTACATAATTAAAAAAATCAATCATTATTTATATTTCCTTATTATAGTTGGTACCACTACTAAGAATTAAACTTAGATTATGTGAATATCAGTCACATGTCCTGTCGTTGAACGATAGTGGTAAAATAGTACTCTTGGGGAGATTTGGACTCTTACGAACTTCTACTATTCTAGTGCGCCACTATTTGGTTCCGGGGGAAAGAATCGAACTCTCGTGTGTGATTCCAAAGATCACCGAACTACCACTGTTCTACCCCGGAAATTAAGTCTTGTTTATATCGTAACACTACTTCATCTGCTTGTCAAGAGACAGCTTTCTACCTCATGAACTACTCACTAATTAATTTCTTTATTATTATCGTTCTGGTAGTTGATTCATCCACTCTTCCCACGCACCAGCAGTAATCATATCTAGTTTAACTGGTACTTGTGGTTGTAGATTACGCTTTTTACAACACCATTTTATACTACCCCACTCTGGATCATCTAAATGCATTTTTAATAATGAACCAATTTCATCATGACTTATATTTTCTCCATCTGCTGTTCCCCAATAAAAAATATCGTTACAGGATACAAAAAGAACTATAGTGTGACCGGCATTAACAAGGTTTCCATCTAAAGTAAGAGAATAATCGCGAGAGTTAGAAAATAAAATACCATCACTAAGTAATCTAACTAAAGCTAATTCTTCATCAACATATTCTTTCCCATCTAGACTAAAGAAATACTTCTCGTTTGTATGAGTACACATGCAAGAGTTATCGTTCACGAGGTAGTCTTACGTAACTTGCACCACTTTGACAATCCCAACCAGTATAATCACACGATCCTTGGATAAAATATTTATCGCGATTATTTAGTGTAATAATCCACTCCCAAGCACCACTATCACGCTCTCCTTCTTTAAGCAACATAACTTCAACAATATCAGTAATAGAAAATGGAGCCGCATTAAATTCTATACAAGAAGAAAGATCATATCCACATATGTCTAACCACGGAGGAATAGAAACAGAGTCTGTATACCCTTGTTCTTTTGTGTTTGTTATTACGCCTTCCCAAGAGGCTAAAGTTACTACTGGTAGATTTTTATTAGATAAAATACTCATTATATCTCCATTTCTTACATTTTAAACATTGTTCTATTATATTACTCATTTTGTATTGGTCTTCCTTTTGCCAGTACTCTCCAATCATCTAATTCAGCCGAACCATAACCCAATTCGTCAAATACCCTACATGCTTTTTCAGCAGCACTAAATCTCTTTAGTACGACTGCAAGTTGACTATATATATCGTGTCTAATATGGGGTTTCTCTGTCTCAAATACTGAAAAATCCATATCAGTATTCCAACTAATTAACTCTAATCCAGTATCTTGTAGTACTATTAGGATTTTAGTTTGTTGACTTAAAGCAACTTTATTTGACGCTTTACTCATTTAATTTCCAATTAAATATCTGTAATTTTTTAATGTCTTTAGTGTTTTTATTTATATCTGCCCTTTGTACGTAATTACTAAATGTTTGCATGAGTATAAAGGCACTTAATATCCACATTCCTATTTCTCTCATATTAGTTAAGAAGCCCTTCTTTTAATTTACGAATTTCTGCAATGATTGAATTTCCAATATACGACGCTTGTTTCAATAAATTCTCATTAATTTTTATTACCATACATTTCATCTAAAGACATGCCAATTAAGAATAAAGAAAAACCAACCCACAATATTTGTAGAAAAACATTCACATCTTTGATATGTATTTCAGCAAAAATTAAACTAATTAATCCCATACAAAATATAAGTCTAAATACATAATATTCCATTTTTTAAATTTCTCCTTCAGTGAAGTTAAACCACAATCGCAATCATCGGGTTCAAACGGGTGTGTTGAAAATAAAATTGCACAGCGATCAAGATGATTGCTCTTTTTCATGAATTCTATTAACGCGATGTGAGCATTAAGAATAGAAAGCGTCTCCTAATGCCGAGTTTAGATCATCTAAACTAATTGTCCAGTTCATGTGAAAAATCAAATTTTTCACTACAAAAATGACTTTTCACTACAAAAATTACATCTCATACAGTGCCAGTATTTAAGTTGACCACCAAAACAGAGATCTTCTTTGTGGAAAAACCTACAAAATAAATGTTGTTTTAGATTTAAATAATATTTATTATACATCACATTGTAAATGTCATTCTGAGTGACCACCAGAACAAGGTCGTAAATCACAAGAGTATGCTTCGTGCCCTAAAGACCTTAATTCTTTGGTTACTGCCTGTTAACTATCTCTCCAATAAATATATTTCTGATTTGATGTTTGTTCTTGCTTTCTTCTCATATAAGTTTCCAAAGAAATCATTAGAATATATATTTTCTTTATTGAGAAAAGAATTCAATACATCAGTTCTACCTTTAACATAGTCTTCTTGTGATACATGACCATATTCTTTTCTAATGCTCTTTGCATATTTCTTATACTTTTTCTCAGAAGATCCAAAAACGCAAAGATCAAGATCAATAATAATACTACTTAATAGATCATAACTGATGTGATCTTTAGTAGCCATAATCAAATGAGTAACAGTTTTAATATCCTCTAAGGGCAAAATATTATTATAATGTAACATCATTAATGCAACACTATTAAGTTCATTATCACTCGCTTGTGGATCATAAATAGCGTCATGATAACAAATAGCTATAGTTAATAGATCTACTTCTTTTTGAGTTAAATAAGAACAATATACAAAATCACTAAGTCCAGAAAGCATATTGAAAATATGCTCCCTTGTATGGTAATACCTATGAGGCTGGGCATAAAGACTAAAAAGATATTGTTCGTTTTCTGATTGAATATTATATGGTTTCATAGCTTCAGTATACCAGCTTCGTCTGTACTTGTCAAGTGGCAACATTTCCACTTTTAGCATTAATTAATTAGTGAGTAATTGACGCTACTTCAAATATATTATTAAATTCATCTTCATGAAAAACTATAAGAAAGTCGCAATTAGAATTAGAAAACAACCAATCTGTAGGTCTAACATGAATAATCCTATTAATAGAATGATCAATAACTAACATGATTGATTTTGAGATATCCAGTGGATCAACATCAATCTCATACTTAGAACCGCAAAATAAACTTAAATCTACAGTAGTAGTGTAGATCGTGACATTTAATAACTTAATATCTGATTTAATTATTATACGAATAATCCTTCCAATATTGATTATGTACCGCCTCAAAAACCCAAGGGCGCAAAAAAGGAAAATTAGGTAATACTATATATGTAGTTATGAAAAGTAAAGAATGTTAGAACTTAACATTTGGTATAGGTATAAAATACAAAAATCAGGATAACAAATAATAATATACTTTATATATAAATCATTAAAATAGAGCCTACTAATAGTAAGAAGCTAATAAGAATATAAAAATTTACTCGAACCCGATCCAAAACCCCCCTATTTAGTAGCAAAACACTTAGATTATCCATCTGAGAACACCTGAAAACACCAAAACATCTGAGAACACCTGAAAACACTTAGATTATCCATCTGAAAACCCCAAAACACTTAGATTATCCATCTTAGGCAGTTGTGTGTCCATAATAAAAAGCAAAATCTAGTTAGGTGACTGTGTGTCCATAATAAAAAGCAAAATCTAGTAATATCGCCTATCAGATATGAAGTTGCTCTTAATGTCTGGTGGTATTACTGTAGATGTGGTCTATTTCTTCTTCTGTTAGATACCGAATTTAGCTATCCATATTCTTTTGTTAAAATGTTTATACTCCCAATCTTTAGATTCATTTGCGTATTCTTTTGCCTTTTCTAAAGTAGAGAAATATATAAAACCTCTTGTTAAATGTGGTAATAGTTTGTAAATATAATTCATTTCTTTTCTTAGATTCTGTGGTATAATTAAGACATAGATATCAATCTAATAGTATGCAGGCAGCGTACATAGTTATGTTAGATTAGGTAGTTCTCTTCGAATAATTGGTTAAGTAATATCTATTTAACCTTTCATACTTATGAAGAATTATGTTTCTTACCTGTGGATTTTTCTTAATCCTAATGCCCTGAATCACCGGTGAATAATATAAAGACCGACTGAACCATAAAAGCAGATAAAATTAAGATTATGAGACCAAAAATGGCAAATTAAAAGAAAAGTAATTAAATTTACTTGGATACTTCATTAAGTTTCTACTAACATTCTTTTTAAATCTTATCCCCAGTCTTTAGTACTGGTATTTCTGTTGTAATTTATATTAGCGTTTCTTTTTTAGTGCTGTAGTGAGTGTGGAACGGTTCAGCAGCTATATGGATAGCAGCGGTGTTATGGGTGCGAAACAACCAAAATTAAAGAAATTAAATTTAAGCAATTATGTATCATAGGTATCTGTGAATTGTTCATTAGTACAAACTATCATGGTTAGATTTAAGTTTATAAACCAATCAGTTTTATGTATTGTTATTCCTTCAAATTCGAATCTATTCACTCCACCAGATTTTATATAACTTGATTTTGGTTTAGCCCAGTCAATTATCTCTCTTTCGTTTGTTCCATCATATTGTATTGCTTCTATGCTTTTTTTAGATTGTATCTGTATTATCATATTTTAATTTATACCAAAGTAATTCATTTAGACACATTGCGTATGATTTTTATAATTTCAGATTTTGATTTTATAATTTATATTTGGAGATTTTAATTTTATATTTTCATTTTTAGAATTTAAAACTTCAGATTTACATTTTGATTTTTATAATTTCAGATTTCTATTTTAATATTTGAAATTTAACATTTGAGATTTTAGTCTTTCAATTGTTATAGGGTGCTCAAGAGTACCACATATACTATTGAGTATTAAGTTTGCTATTCTTTTATTTGCATCAATAAAAGGATGAATATTAATAAATTTATTTATAGCAGCATAAGTATTTATACTATTTATTTTCCATCTTACATCTTATTCTAATAAGTCTAGTAATATATTTTCAGAATAGCTTTTATTTGCTTTAGGGATATCCTCGGTTCTTAATATATTATCTATATTAAGTTCTAATTTAGTAAATAAAGTACGCAACCACCTAATATCAAAATAGTTTGGAAAAGGAATATTAAGATAAGAATTAGTACAATTTAATACATATTTATAGACTTTAACCATGTTTGTAACATCAACATCATTAGGTCTAGCTCTACGGGTTTCTTTTATACAGAATCCTTTGTTCATATGCTCAAGATATCACACTTTTGGGGATATGTCAATAGCAATGCCCTCACAGGAACCTAACTTCTTCATAAAAGAATACTCGTAGGTATGAGAGGGCATTGCATCTAGGTAGTGCGCCAACACAGAGTTAACTCTAGAAGGAAAGAAGAAAAGGGCGTACTATCTATTTTAAAACTTCGTGGGATTTCTTCACTCTATATATAAAGAATTCCGCCGGTTTTTTTAAAAATCCATATAAAGAATTACGTGGGATTTTTTTGTTCGCCATATATAGAAAATTACGTGGGGGTTTTTGTTCGCCATATATAAAGAATTTCGTGGGATTTTTAAAAACTGTATATATAGAAATAAAACTTGACATAATAATTTTCCAGAACACTTGTTCTACTTAACATAATTCTGAGAGGTAGAAAAACTTTACTTTGCTTCTCTACCTCCAGTCAAAAGAAGAACAGCAATTCATGTTTTTCCTCCTCTTGTCAGCTTACTTTACTACATAGTTTGATTTGTGTCAAGGGGCGCAAAAATAGTAATTAAAACCAACCAAACATCCACTCAAGAAAAGCACCAAAGCCAGTCAAAAGAAGAACAGCAATATAACTTCCTATTTGTAATCCAAAACTAATCATAATTTATCTCCCTATTTATTTTAGTTAGTGGTTTATGAGCTAAACTCCACTAAACATACTAACCACTTATTTCGATTCGTGGCTTCTCTAGTAGGTGATTTACGGCAAAGTTAGGTGGTACTCTCGGAAAGATTTGAACTTTCGATCTCAAAATTAAAAGTTTTTTGCTTTAACCAGGCTAAGCTACGAGAGCACGTGTTTATCTGTTGATATGTGTCAAGTGGTTTGGGCGAAAGACCACGTTGAATTAAATTTGGACAAAAAGCTTCCTACTTTACTTACTGAGTTACAAACGGAATTAATAATTACATATAAAACCTCTCTCAATTATGTCCTAATTGTCATTGGGAACATGATAATCCTGATAAATAGAAAATGGAACTCCGGACAGGACTCGAACCTGCATGAATCCAATTAGCTTTCTCCTTTTCATAAAAAGCATGTTATAATAGATTGGTAGCCCTACTAGGAATCAAACCTAGAATCTATTCTTTAGAAGAGAATTATGTTTTTCGTTACACCATAGGGCCGTAGAGAGAAGTATACCATGAAGTGTTTTAGTTGTCAAGTGGAAACTAAGAATCCAAAATTTTGTTCTAGATCGTGCGCCACCATAGTCAACAATACATTATCTCCAAAGAGAGAAAAAATTATGCGAGTATGCAAATACTGTTGTGATTCTACTAAAATACTTAGTTATCGAAGAATAATTTGTGATGCTTGCACGACTGCTAGAGACCCTGTTAATAGAAGCACACCACAGCAATTAGAATATACTAAATTAACAAAAAGTCAAAAAGTTAAAATTTGGCAAGAGAATCATAAAAAACAATGTATTAACAAGTGCGGAAATATAGTAACCTATAAAAGAACCAAATGTAAACCCTGTACTGGTGCAGACAAGACTGCTTATTATAAAAATTTAACAATTGAAGAGTATCGCACAAAAAATAATGTAGTAGATAAACACCCTTCATGGGCCAATGTAGCAGTCAGAAACTTCTGTAGATCATGGAACCGTGATCTCTGTCTACTTCCATGTTATGTTTGTGGTTATATTAAACATGTGGAGTTAGCTCATATTAAAGCTGTATCTACTTATCCCCTTACTACTACAGTAGGAGAAATAAATGATCCCTCTAACGTAGTTCAATTATGTCCAAATTGTCATTGGGAATTTGATAACGGTATTTTGAATATTAAATTCTAGAACCGTGGCGGCATACCGGAGCGAGAAGCGCAGTATTCTGTCCATTGAGCTACAAGCGCACGAGTAAAATAAAACACACTATAGTCACATGTGAATCTATCTTAACACAGTTTTGTATTTGTGTCAACGACACGTTGTGTCAACGACACGTTGTGTCAACGACACGTTGTGTCAACTTCTGGTTTTCACGTTTTAAACCAGCAAAACTTTTTACTTTAAATAACTGGTAGCGTGACTAAGAATCTCACTTAGAACCTAACGTTATGAGCGCCATGTGTTACTTTTACACCATCACGCGACTTAATTTGTATGGTACACAGAGGGGGACTCGAACCCAAACCACCCATTAGTATATAAGACTAAGATTCTTCCTTTGAATTATCTGTGCAGGACTATTGTATCATACTTTTTCTACTGTGTCAAGCGTTTTGCGTTTGTGTCAACGACACGTTGTGTCAAGTGGTGATTTTTGCCCTGTTAATGTTTCGCTGGGCAATTATTGAGACTAGCATAAATAGAACAGGGCAACTATTTATGTATTGTTTCTTGCCGGACGAAGACCCTAAAACCCAGTATTACTACCGAGTAATATCCTATGGTACCGGGAGCGAGCAACCTCTTGCTTAAGGAGGGACGGGACTTAAAGCCATTGCACCATCCCGGCATAAAAGAGATCAGATATTCTCTTCACTCAACATTTATAACTTAGCATACCTAGACGTTTGTGTCAAGCATGACTATTAAGCCAGTGTGTAACAAACTTAGGATTACCCCAACAATTGCGGGGCATCTCATTGTAGACATATGAGACGAGGGCAGGCAGTGTTTCAAGATTTTGTAAATCTGCGCGCGCAATAGCCTCAGAGAGATTGTTTTCCAATACTGCGGTTAGAAATCCGCCCGGATGATAGCCAAAATTCACATAATTATCGAGGGATTCTCGAATGTTGGGACGAATCAAGCTGTAATCTGTGTCAGTGTTCATTAGGTATCCTTTCAACTTACTGTATCTTACCTCCTAACAGCTTTTGTGTCAAGTAGCATCTGGTCTATAGCTGAGATAGGATACATCTATTCCAGTGGCTTGACCCAAACCCAGACTTAAGCTATATTTAAGTACATCAGCCGCACGAGCATAAGCTTGATGACGGCGGGAACGCAAAGGTAAGGCATCGTGAAAACTGCATCGCTCAGATTCGACATAGCAAGACAAAAGTGGGTATGTACTTATTCTGGCATCACTCTTGGCACGGGCACGGGTGAGAATGGTAAGCAGCAAATCATTCGGCGCATAGAAAATGGCGAGAACGTCAAGGCTTTCAAGATGGGCGTGACCGCTGTAGAAGTAGGCGAGGGCTATGCTTCAATGGCCAAAGGCACTCGCTCTGACACGTCTCGTACAGTCACTCAGACGTATGCACCCAAGACTATCACCCCTAGCTTCACTATCAATGAACGCTTCAAGTACTTGGAAGAATTCACTACTATGGTAGCAGAACGCAAACTGCCTAGTTTGATTGTTACTGGTGAATCCGGTCTGGGTAAGACATACACGGTCTTTGATACGCTTCGATCTATCGGTCTTGAATCGAACATGATTGAGGGTGATCAATCAGGATACTTACCTATTAGTGGATTCACTACTCCACTAGGTTTGTATGAGACTATGCACGACAATTACGATAAGATTATTGTATTTGATGACTGTGATAGCGTGTTGGAAAATCAAACTACAATCAATCTTCTTAAGGCCGCGCTTGATAGCTATGAGACTAGAACTGTTTCTTGGGTATCGGGTAGGCCAGCAGTAGGATATGCTTCTAGTTTCAACTTTACTGGTGGTATTGTATTCATCAGTAACAAGCCGCAATACTCAATTCCACCACCAATTCGTACTCGGGCAATTACTGTTGATCTCTCTATGTCAAATTCAGAGAAAATTGAACGAATGGAAACGGTGCTGGAAAGTGTCTTGCCTGAACTGTCTCTGGAAATTAAGCGTGATGCTTTAAGTTTCCTTAAGCAAAAACAAGAGGTGATTACTACATTGAATTTTCGCTCTTTGTTAATCACGGCTAAAATCAGAGCTAGTGGCAATCCCGAGTGGCGTAATCTCTCACTCTACGCTCTCACTGCCTAGTGTGTTATGGGATGGCGGAATCCCCTTACTTTTCACATAATAGTATTCTTTTTTCTGTATTGATATACATGTACGACACTTTCTACGTATTCCATTACCAAAACTAACATGTTGTATATATAGATTGTTTCCGACATAGGGATGTCCCTGTGAGCAATGTGTTTTATTTCGCATATTAGATCCTGATAATCCTCTTTGAATATTTTCTCTGAGAGTTACTGCCTCCAAATGATCATAGTTTACACATATTCTATTTCTACATAAATGATCTATTTGTAATCCTTCTGGAATTATACCTTTATGTAACTCATAAGAAATCCTATGTGCACCTATGGATTTACCATTTATCTTAAGTCTACCGTACCCTTTATCAGAAGCCCCTGTCCAAATCCAACAAGTATTGGTTTTATTTACTTTAGACCAGAATCGCTCTTCTATAGATAATTTAGATTTACCATTTACTTTAGCTGTACAAGATCGTGAGCAATATTTTGGATTAAATGTTTCTTTTTCGCAATATAAACAATGTTTTAATAGTTTCATACTTATAATTATAACCTCACATAAAAGAAAAGTCAAGAGACGACTTGACACAAAGACAAAGCTGATGTACTCTTAATTTATCAAAGACTCACAGAGTCAAAGGGAAGGCAAAATGCACAATCTAGAAATTAGACAAGACGGTATAGCAGCGATGGCTTATCGTGAAGCAACTGGTACCCCGTGGCATGGGCTTGGTATCGCTATGTCAGAGATTGACACATATAATACCGAAGAATTAGCACACAAAGCGGGAGCTGACTTTGAAGTAGAGAAGACACCAACCTATCATCTCTTTAATGATGAATATCGTGAGGTGCCAAACATCTACAACATTAGACGAGTTAGTGATGGTAAAGTTTTCGGGCAAGTAAAAGGTGCCTATACTATCTATCAGAATATGACTGGCATCTTAGCACTTACAGAAGCACTTAAAGATCGACCATTGGCTATTGAGACTATTGGTGTACTCAATGATGGCAAAACTTGGGTACTCGTTCGCTTGGACGAGGATATTCTAGTCGGTGGTGTTGACCCTATCCGCCCCTATGTCTTGCTTATTGTCGGTCACGACGGTAAGACTGGTGTACATCTTGCGGATGTTTCTACTCGGGTTGTTTGCCAGAATACTATGAGTGTATCCTTGGGTGAAAGCAAACGCACAGTGAAAGCATCCATCAAGCACCTTAGCACTGTAGAAGCGCGAGTTTCAGAAATGATTAAGGCACTCAATCTTCAGAGCAAAAGGATGATCGAACAAGCAAAACGTTTTGAGATTCTTGCCAATACTAGGAAAAACCCAGAAGAATTTGAAAGCATGATTGATTTTCTTATTCCGATTCCTACTGGTAAAGATATTACAGACCGTGTTATTCGTTCTGCGCAAGAGGAACGTCTGCGCTTGTGGTCGGTCTTTCAGAAATCCGAGACTGTGGAACGAGATACTGCCTATGGATGGTACAACGCCGTCACTCAGTGGGTGTCTCACGATATGCAAGTCAAGGGAATGAATACAAACAGCAAGAACGCAGATTCACAAACCCGTCGTGCTTTGTATAATCTGGACGGTCCCGGCTTTGATCTCAGGTCAAAGGCGTTTAAGCACCTGATGGCAGGTGTAAAGTAGTCGAAAACGAGAACCAAGTCGAGCGGGCTTGGTTACTCAAAATCAAGTATCATCTTCTAATTTTCTACCTAAAGTTTAATTGACGAAATAAACAACACAAGGAATAAAACTGGTATCCTATATAATACAGAGGTTGAGCCAGATCTGTGGACAAAACTTTTGAAAAGAGCAAAATCTTTACCTTGTCTTTACTTTGGGCATAAGAAACAAGAAAGTCTTCAGAGCGGTCTAACATCCCTAGCGGACTATACCTACAATACCTCTGAGAAGCCGTAGGAACGCCCACAGGTGGCATTGAGGGACGAAGAGCTACCTAACTACTACTTTTTTCTAAAAGAGGCTGAAAACGTGTTCCTACAGTTCCTCAGACACGAAATAAAAAGTGACACACTGTTGACACAAAGACTAACTCAAGCTAATCTACATGTAGACGTGAAACGCGCCAATCAGGTATACATGACAATAGGGTATAAAAATAAATAGTAGACAAAGAAAAAAAATTAAGATTAGGTTAATTAAAGAATTTGGTTGGGTTTGTCAGATATGTATGAATCCAATTGATCCATCTATTAAGTGTATAGCCGGAAAAATGCATAAAATGGGAGCAACACTAGATCACATTCTTGCTAGAAGTAGTGGTGGCTCAAACGCATATACCAATCTACGACTAACACATTATATTTGTAATAATGATAGATTAGATGGTACACCACACGGAACTGCCGAGGCAATAAAGAAAAGAAGTGAAGAAAGGGATAGAAAAAGAATGAGTTGGAGTATTATCAGAGTAGCAGAAAAAGAAGATTACATTAGATTAAACAAAACGGCTATAGATATGATCAAGAAATATAACCTTCATGTTGATTATGAGAAGAATCCGTGGTATTCCTTGAGTTTATTTCTTGATATTACTCATAGTGAATTAGCATCAATTTGGCGGAAGCGTCTCCGGCGTGCTTTGAGGGAATCGTCTGCCGAAGGTATTGCTTATGGCTATGTAGGACGATGAGAGAGAGGCAAAAGATATATTGGTATACCTCTTGACACAAAACGCAAAAGGAGGTAGACTATAGATATGACTAACCTAGAACAATACAAACAGAACATTCAAATCATTAGTGAAGTTATCGGATTCGTTCGTGCTTCACATAATCAACCAAACGCCAATACCGTCTCATATCTTACACTCAGGCTTCAAAACCTATTAGATAGAGCATTCGAAACATATAACGAAGAGATAGGACAAGAACTTTGAAATACAAGGTTTGGATTAAAGAAGCTTATCGACAATACTCTTGCGGGGATAAGCAGACAATCTTTAGAATCAGATCTCCTAGACTATAAAGAAGCGGCAAAAAGGAAAAGCAAATGAAACCTGATGATTGGACAGAAGGTAGATTCCCACTTCGTAAAATTAGGAATAATGTGTGGGAAATTATAGGAGAGACTAATAATTACTTTATCTACACTGATCCAATCAGTGTAGCTAAGTGTAGTTGTCCTGATTTTGTCTACAGAAATGATAGGTGTAAGCACATTACCCATTGGTTTCCTTTTGTGGAAAAGAAAGAGGTGTTAATTTTCTAAAGGTACTTGACACAAACCACCTTAGGTAGTAAGATAAGAACACAAAGGAAAGAAAATGAAGTTAAAAGTCAACGAAGATTTTTTTGATTATGTTGAGACGGAAGGTTCAGCTTTTTTGGAAATTCCTGCTTGACACAAACCACCTTAGGTGGTAAGATACAGGAAGTTAAGTTAGATATTCCACTGGTGACACACACTTAGTCTATAGAGTATCCGTCCCTGAGCGTTCTGGTCAAATCAGAACCTTGTACGTTGTATCCATATAGATCAAAAGAAATCGAACAGTATCGGAATCTAATTTAATTATGGGATGAAGCGACGGCTTTAAGTGTAGACGCTGATCACGTCATGCATTGAGTATAGGGAATTTTTATAAAGACGGGATAAAATCCGCGCCCTATATTCGTCCCACTATTTGACACAATGCAAAAAAAGGAAAACTAAACGCACTAGGGGAAGAGTAGAAACAATGATCACGATCACGAAACAAACGACTGATGAACGATCCGAACAAACTTACGCACGCTTAACCGCGTACTATCTACAACAGACTGATTGTCGATTCGGCGCATGCACACTGCCCGCTGTATCTGCTTACATATCCGCATATGGCAATATATTCCTGTATTGCATAGAACACACTTCGCGCATCAGCATGCCATTCCGCCCTGAATTGATGGATCGGAGTGTCACAATATGATCGCATGGCATGATCGCCGATACAGTCTACGCTTGGCGCGCGCGATTGAAACGTTGACGGGAGTTTACCCTAGCGTATTCCAAGAACAGAACGAAGGGTATAGGGTAAAGCTTCATCGTTCCGCATGGCTAGGTGTCGAATGTTCGGCGCTTAGTTCTGAGGAGAGATACGCTATAGAACTAGCGTTAGATAATGGCGAACGCGCCGACAGAGTGGACGAAAGGATGATCCGTAGATATGGACGGTAAATACAACGGTTGGGCGAACTACGAAACTTGGGCGGCGAAATTGTGGATCGACAACGACCAAGGTAGCCAGGAGTATTGGGCAGAGACAGCGCGAATGTGTGACAACGTACACGATCTGACGCACAAGCTAGAACGGCATCACTCAGAGAGTATGCCCGATCTTCCTAACGGGATCTATTCGGATCTACTGAACAGTGCGCTTCGCGTGGTAGACTGGTATCAGATAGCGTTGGCACTGAAATTCGGAGTGTCACAATATGATCGCATGGCATGATCGCGTGAACGATCCTCTAGGTGAACTGTACGTATTTAGTGGATGGCACTATTTTTGGGATATGGATTCCTACAGTAGCGTAGAATCGTGGACGCCTAGCAGTGAACCGCGATTCTATATTCCGCATAATCTGATATGGGGAGATTATAGTGGTGACCATGTTACACGCTCCAACTGTCGTGTATTTCTTCGAGAATTTGGTGAAATTGAAGGTGTAATGCATGTAATTGGTAGCTACGACAGCGAGGGCGTAGTTATTCGTGCAGATTGTGTTACGGAAGAAATGCGTGAAGTCTTCCTTGCCTTAAAAGATTATCCTTTGATTGATGCAGAGGATCTATCCGAGCTTGAAAAAGAAATACAAAAGGTGTGTTGGGATTATTGTATCGCATCTGATGTGAGACAAGCACTACGTGAACATCTGGGCGATAACGAAGAGACAAACAGCGCACTAGAAGCACTGGGCGACGACGAACTATTTACACGGGTGGTGGACGCTATGTACGTTTGTAACGAGTATTTTCGATACGAAGATGCAAAAAGTGCATACTTAGATATTGATAAAATTGTTGACAAAATCCGCATTACAGCTTGATTTAATTTATTTTTTTCGCAACCACTTGACACAAAGGCGAAAGTGAGATATAATACCCCTAGTGAATAACAAACGACAGAGCTACAATCGAAATCGACAGAATCAATCAGACACACGACTTAAAGATTGGTTGAATGAAAATTCAACCATAATGCCTGTGCAAAGAGGCACACTGACAATGATTATCGCAGGTGTATTGTTTGTAATCACAAAGGCTTGCGCCGCCAAGTGAGGCAATTAAAAAATGAAGAAATATGAGGATGACGCTCGGCGTCTAGTGTGTGAGGGCGAGGGAGAAGAAGTAGATCGAACATATGGTTCCACGTTTGACAATTTCGACTATAACAGTTGGTCTGTTCGAGAAGATAGTACGTATACTACTTGAAGAAACAGATGAATGAAAACTTGTTGCCCGTGTACACCAACGGCAGAGTGAAATCGCTTAAAACGATTGTAGTGTCAGTTCGAATCTGACCACGGGCACCAACTTTACTAGGAGAAAGAAAGAAAATGAATGACACAATCGAGATCCTGAAAGCCGCGCGGCAACTTATCGAGAAGCGCGAGGATTGGTGGGATGGCAGCGGGGGCGTAGAACAGCGGCTCTGTGCGGTGCAGGCTGTCTCCACGGCCCGCATTCAGTATCAGTCAAGGGGTGGCTTGGCCGGTTGGTTTACTTTGGACGCTCTGTTTGCCGCCCTGCCTCCGGGCGCGAAAATGACCGACGATGTCGGCGCGGTCAGCAGATACAACGACACCCATAGTCATAAGGATGTTCTCGCGCTGTTCGACCGCGCCATTGCGGCGACAGAGTGTGCGGAGGATGAATGGCAAAATACACTTGACGATCAAAGGCGTGAATATGCAGCATCGAGGGGGATATATGACTGGCTTGATAAGTAGTGTAGGAACACCCATAGCCATGAGGACGTTCTCGCCCCTATTCGACCGCGCCATTGCGGCGACAGAGGTAAACGAATGAATGACACAATCGAGATCCTGAAGGCCGCGCGGCAACTTATCGAGAAGCGCGAGGACTGGTGGGATGGCAGGAGGGACTGGTGGGCACAGCCTGCCGGGACGTTTTGCGTGATGCAGGCCTTGGCGAAGGATTTTCATGAACTCAAACGCGCTGACTATCCCACGGCGTGGGAAGAATGTTATGGCGAACTTCTCAATGCGCTTCCACCAACATTGCGTCGGCACGGTCTCGCCACGTACAACGATACCCATAGTCATGAGGATGTTCTCGCGCTGTTCGACCGCGCCATTATGCAGACAGAGTGTGCGGAGGATGAATGACACAATCGAGATCCTGAAAGCCGCGCGGCAACTTATCGAGAATCGCGAAGATTGGTGGGATGGGAAGGCACCCCAATCGCCACGCATGCTCTGTACAGTTCAGGCTGTCTCTATGGCGGTCGGTACCAGTCGAATGGTTGGCTTGGCCGGTTCAGTCGATGGATCACGCCATGCTATTGAAGCTGCTGTAGACACTCTTCGCTCTGCTCTGCCTCCGGGCGATGGGTGGCGCTTAATGATCGGTGATGTCGGCGCGGTCAGCAGATACAACGACACCCATAGTCATAAGGATGTTCTCGCGCTGTTCGACCGCGCGGCCCTCACCAAACCCCTAGGCATTGCCCTTTCCTTCGGCTGGACGACCAGCGGTCTCGGTAAGGACTTCGGCCCTATCGAGGAACTGCTCCCTGGTCCAGCATGGGGGCGCGCACAATGACACAATCTGCACGGCCCAGCGGAAGAGTAAGTAATATAATTGAGAAGCAGTGTCGTGGCTGCTAAGCGTTTGTAGGTATCGTTAAGAACCTACTCCTCCTTTGTGTGGGGCGCGTGATGACCGTCCCTATTGGAAGCTCTACCTGAATTCAATTGAGCAAGAGACGACTGATGACCGTCTCGATCTGTTGGCAGTCAGACTAAAAACTGCCACATTACACCTTGACACATTGTGTCAAGAGTACTATAATGAAAAAGAAGAGGACGAAGAATGACTATGAGATTCATCTTTGATGAGAGCAAGGCGACAGACGCGGCGATTCTCCTGATACGGTTGAACGATAGTCAGTCGATGGATCACGCCATGCTATTGAAGCTGCTGTATCTAAGCGATAATAGAAGAGCTTCACCGGAGTTTGAAGGAATGGCAGAGTTCAGGAACTCTAACCATTCCCATCGACGAACGGTTAATCTTGGAGGATGCAGGTCTCACAAAGGCGGAGATCGACGTCCACATCGCCATGGCCGAAGGGCTGTTCTCAATGCACCGAATGGTATCCTCCATGTCAATGGATTGTGAGTCAGACCACTTGACACAGATTAGCTAGTGTGCTATTCTTGAGTTGAAGCAACGCTACGTTGAGAGACAAAGGTTGGGCGAAAGACTTTAAGAAGCAAACACAATATACACCAGAAAGAATTAAATGACATAGGTGTACATCATCTTTGAGCTTGACACAAATCATCTAAACTGATATACTAGAGATATCAAAGGAGAAAAGGATGAAGACATTTAGAATCACAGTGCCTGAAATCTGGGATGTAACTTACGAAGTAGAAGCAGAAACTGTCGATGAAGCGGTAATGAAGGTATCATTACGTAATATACAAATGGCAGAAAATACTGAAGTAAAAGAACACTATCGAGACTATACATGTAATGATGTTGGAGATCTTACTATAGAAGTAAAAGTATCTGAACATCAATTTGCGAGAATACATCGTGGTTAATCTCAGGCCAGAAATAAAGGCTTTAGTTGATTACTATCATATACAACCATCACAATGCACAAGTAATGCAGCGGTATTACGACATGTTGAAAGAATCAAACAAAACGAATTAGCTGTTGAAATTATTGGACGAGCTGCATCAGAAGCAGGAAGAAAAAGAACAAGTTAATGAAAACTACTATCTATCGCGGTGTTGCTATTGAGGAGCACGACTCTCATTACGCTCTTGGTGTGACCAGCTCTCAGGTCAGGTCGTCTTGGCACGTTATCAGTGTCTACACAGGACTTCATATCTTTGGAGTATATGAAGATGCTAAAGAATTCATTAGATTTGAGCAAACTAAATACAAAGTAGCTTGACACAAAAGCGCAAGTATGCTACTATAAGCATAGAATGAAACACAAAAGAAAGAGGTAAGAAAATTCTAATTCAATACTTGAGGAACAAAGATTTTAGTCCACGCGGTGTAGTGGTAGCAATTGGGCCAGACAAATTTGGATATGCTCTTTGTAGGAAAGACGATGCGCATTTGTTTAGTAAGAAACTCGCTATAAAAATTGCAATCGGCAGAGCAGAAGAATACAATCTAATAGAACTCGTAGAAAGACTCCCATACTCTCTAGTAAACACTTATTTTTCTGTCTATGACCGCGCCCAAAAATACTTCAAGCAATAAATAATGTTAGAAGACGCTATTATCAGCATTACAAACGCAATAATTGAACCAGACCAAAAATTCTATTTATGGAAACAGAATGGTAAATGGTGGGGTCAGATCCAAGGAGATGTTGCTGAGCAATTTCCAGACTCTATTGCAGTAAACGCAGTAGAAGATAGAGAGTGGGATCATTCTTCTATGACAGAAATACAATTGGCAAAGAGGATAGTAAAAGTTCTTGGTAGCCACATCAAGGTGTACTCACCAGAACTAGATACCAACGGAAAACAGAGGAGATTGGCATGAGAATGAGACTTTGGTTAGTATTGGGATTAGTTTGCTATACAGTAGTGATTGTCTTTTTAGATATTACAGATCCTATAGTAAGTCTTAGTGTCTCACTATGGGGTATTCCTGTTTTACTGTACTTAGGGTATTGTGTTTTTGAGTACAGTAATAGTGTTTTTAGTTTTGTAAAAACCAAGTTCTTCACGAAAAAGGAATTGTAAAATGAAGTGTGAATACTGCGGAACAAATACATATATGACTAATCGTTTCTGTAATAAATGTCATATTCAATGGTTAAATAAGAAATCATCGTTTCTTTACGATCTAAGTGCGATTAAATTACCAAGAAATGACTGCTCTTAAATTTAATCTCTTGTACAACCTAAAACGCAAAATAAAGAACTAAATTTATAATTTCAAATTCAGATCTCAAAAAATAGATTTTGATTTTATAATTTTGATTTCATAACTTCATTTTTAATAAATCAAGTCAGAAAGAAAACATCAAATGAAAAACAATAAGTTAGTAATCAATTTATTTTGGAGTGGTTATTCCAATGGATTGTCTTGGCCCGAATTAGATATCAATACAGGTCTTGATATAGAAGTTTTTCAAGAAACTAATGATCGAGCGTGGCGGGAAAGTATCAGAAAACAAGCAATAGCTTTAGGTAAAGCTATTCACGGAATGACACCAGATGTAGCGTTTTCTGATGAATGCCCTGACTGTGGTGAAGTTTCTGGTTATGATGGTAGTGATTGTCTATGTAGACAAAATGCAAAGATTTGAGTAAATTAGATAGCATAAAAATCTTGACACAAATTATCAAGGATGCTATACTTATTATACTAAGAAAGCAGAACAAGGAATAAAATAATGGAAACTCACGACAAACACGCGACATCAAGAGACGCAAAAAGGCAAAAGAATAAGAAGATGAATATGAGTGGTAGAAGTCTTTTTACAATCCAAAGAGCAGAAGCAGATAGAGCAGAGCGAATTGACCAGCGCAGAGTACACAAAGCCAATAGCGCAATAGAACGAAAAAGAGAAGTATTCTAATAAAAGAACATCAATTATCTTTTTTTAACATGCAAACAATATGGGCACTGTATTAGCGTATCAGGAGTTTATTGTTGTATTTGTGAAAAATAAACCATTGGGCTACGCTTTAAATTTCACTGAGATTTTTCCCCGTGATTTTACTATATACATATATAGGCGCGCGAAGCCATTAAAAAAAAGTAGAACCCATGTTCTAATCAACATAATCACTTGACATAACGTGGGGTAGGTTGACACAAATAGTAGACGACTGTTTCACGTGAAACATTAGAACAAGTGTTCTACTTGACCCAAATCGACCAGCATGCTATGATAGCATCACAGAGTTACTCTGGAATTGAGGAAAGAAAAAATGAAACACGGATTCGGAGTACATTACACTTGCTCTAATTGTGGGCGAGATGGGGAAGAACCCCAAATTCGATGTTTGGGGTGTGATGCTACTGCTGACCAAGGATTAGCTATGCTACCTTGCGGACTGTGGTGCGACATCAATATGGTGTTAACGAATAAGGGCTATGCCCTAAGAAAATAGTTGACGCAAATCGACCAGCGTGCTATTATTGCATTGTTGATGAGGGAAACGCCTTACAACAAGGAAAAAGTCATCAAACGAAATAGTATCTCAAATCAGAACCCACATGATCCCGTCCCTACGATCGAGCTGACTGACAGTAGATTTGACTCGACTACCTTCACGCTCGATAGTGCAGAGGCCCATACGCCTATCTGTATTTCGTTCTGGGAAGACAATATGGGCTATGATCTGTGGATCTCCGAATATGACGCCAAGGCGCTCGTCAGGAATCTCAAGAATACCCTCAAGGAATTCTCAAAAAGGTCAAATTAACCCTTGACACAAAAGCAAATCTGACTTATATTAAGTGAGTCAGGAACAAAACACAACATCTGACGTGGCAAACAAAGGAAAGAGGCAAATCAATGGCGACACTTGAAATTATTCGGGAATCAGAAGCTCCGACTGAGGTCGGCAAGGGTAAGCGTGGACGAGGACGCCCTCCACTTACTGAGGCCATCAAGGCTGAGCGTGCAGAGGCCAAGGCGGCTGAACGTCTTGCCAATCCACCTAACCCCCGTGGGCGACCGTCGTTCACGGCAGAACAGAAGGCAGAGACTGCTAAGGCGCGTCTTGTGAGCATTGCGGCTGAATCGTTCAGTCACCTTGATTACACTATCGTCAATGGTGTACCGGTCTTTAAGACGCTCTTTGGCAAGCTCGTAAAAGTAAAGAGCTAACAGTCAGGGACGCTACGAAGTAGTATACGTACTATCTGGTATCGACAAGTCAGATCGCCCTTGACACAAATCCCCCGACGTGCTAAGATTACATCAGGAAGTGAAAGACATGAAACGAACACTCACGAACATGACTATCGAGATGAAAATTCACGAAGAGCGTGACGAAGATGCTCGCCGTGACTTGTTTGCTGCGGAATTTCGCGCGAAACTCGCTGCCGAGCGATTGGAAGAATCTCGCGAAAGACTGCGAAAGTATTTTCTGCTTCACGGGTAGCATGTCAAGCGAGAGCGGCGCTTGACACAAATCCAAACTTAAGCTAAGATAGTCTTAATGAAATCACAGCTAACTTTTTTTGGGAGAGAATCATGAATCATTCAGTCAAAATTAACCGGGCGCTGTGTACCGTCCAGCAGGCCGGTTATCACACCGGACAGGCGACATGGGCAGCAGTAATAGCGGATATCAAGCCCACACTTTTCGACAAGCTATCAAGCGCCGAGTTGGCAGATGTGGTAATGTCCGTTATGACCGCCCATCGGGGCGGTCGCGCTCACGAATCGCGCGCCATTCTTGCCGAAGGGGCAATTTGGGACGGTGCAAAGCTGCGAGAAATTTCGTCTTAATTTCTGTGTGGCAATTCCATGAGGAAGTTGACACAAATACCTATTTAAGGTATACTTAAGAAGTCAAGTGCTATCGAAACCGCGTTCACTGACGAAGTGGGAGTGGCCTACGCAACCCGTGTGTAGGTTGATTGGTGATAAATAATCGTACAGTCTGGTTTGTGAGTCAGACCACTTGACACAAATTAGCCAGTGTGCTATTCTTAATGAGTTGAAGCAACGCTATTCAAACCCTATCTGTTGCAACAGCGGGTATCGAAATACAGTCTGGTGAGTACCAAAGCCCAGACCGTTGCGACATCAAACCGGCATCTACCTTGCGGGCAACGAGTAGAGTGACAGCACGAAATAGACGGCAACGCTTAGCCCTCATGCGGTTAATAAGAGGGCAATTAAAACATCAAGACGCACTAAAGTTAAAGCAAAGTGCAAGAACACAAAGACACCTTAGTTATTATGGTTAAATAACAATTATTCAGACTTGACACTAATGCTCTAGGGTGTTAGTATTAAGAAGTCAAAAATGCGTATGGGTTCCTAATTCGTAAAGAATCCCGGTACCTGTATTTTTGACGACAGAAGTCTGCCCTGTAGGCGCAGGATGAGGCACGGGTAAAACAACCGTGCGCCTTCATAGAAGGTAGTTACCCCTATCGGCTCATTGAAGAGGTAGGGGATCTATGCCTTTGGCTACTGACGGTTATCATGTAGTGGTAGTACTTAGGATGTTCAGCGATCACTACACAGGCTTAATCGGGATGAGGAAGATACATCCGCCGATAGTGCAACGCTGAACTACTTACTTGACACAAATCAAGAGCGATGATACTATAGGTACATCAAGCAATCGAGGAAACAAAGATGGAAAATTCTTGAAAGGATAAAATAAATGTTGAGGAAGATTCAACAATACGACATCGAGATATCCTACGATCATAGCCAATACTTTACTCTCAATCTTTGGCGTCAGTCTTATATGGACTTCGACGACCTTGCTACAGGTATTGGTCAAAGCGAGCGTGATGCGGCAGAGGACGCTTGTGAGCAGATTACACATCAAGGTTACGATACCAGTACGATCGATACTTCCGCATACTCAGGGAACTACACACAATTGTGTGAGTGCTCAGAAGATGATGATTGTGACCATCATTACTTCGTAACCATCAGGGTAAAGTGAACTACCGAAGCCTGTTTGACACAAATCCCCTATCGTGCTAAGATTACATCAACAAGAAAAAGCGAATGAGGAAAAGAAAATGAAAGCAACCGTAATTCCGTTGTCCTTCGGTAATAATAGGGCATACATTGTAGCGGCACGTACTTTCCATGAGCTTACTATCAGAGAAAAGATCAAGGTATTGAATGTCTTTGCTAGGATTGCACAACAAGATCCTTTTTCCCCACATAGGAACAATATCCAGCAGTATATTCTTAGTGGAACTATGTGGGAAGGGCATTGGTACGGTGGATCTAAGTTTGGGTGTAAGCACCTTGACACAAACCTCAATCTAGGCTAAGATTACATCACAGAACAGTCGAGGAAAGCAAAATGAAAGACAAATTGTTTCATGCACACTATGGCGGAGCGGAAGCGTGTATAGCAGTCCCTGAGACGCTGTACGATGTGATTCTGGATTATGGATGGGCGTGTCCATATGGTACAAAACAGGCAGCGAAGAATGCCGCACCATTCTATCCACAATTGGCAATCGCATTTGCATACAACCTACTCGCCAATCTCACAGTAAAAGAATTTGAGCACGGTGGAGACAGGCCAGCACGTATAGCACTAGATGCCATCTATAGGTGGTATACATCTGATGCTTCCAACCTTATGGGTGGTTGACACAAATACCTTTCAGTGCTAAGATTACATCATCAAGCAAGTGAGGAAAGAACATGTACACAGAACCAGAAGCACGATATGTCAAGCGCAGCACCCCGTGGGGTACGTCGGAGACCGCTCGTACCTATGGCCCTGGTATCATCAGGTACGAAACTCCGTCACACGGCGGCTACATTCTAGGCAAGCGTAGGAACGCCGAGATTGATTCCAGGTGGAGTATAGAAGAAGGTATCTACGAAGAGGATTGCGATTGGTCAATCGTTGCTCTCACTTTCCCCCAATACTTTTCTTCCGACGATGTTGCGATCGCACATAGCACCGCTCGACGGTGGCATACGGTGGCATACAAATCAATCTACGGAGACGGAGATTAGATATGGGATTAGTACAAACAATGGTGATGATTGCCCTTGCATTATGGAGTGCCCTTGGTTCCATGTTTACTGTACCTGATATTCAGGTACATGATTCGTCTACTAGTGATAATGTAGATTTTCGCGAATATGAACGCATTTGGGCCGCATGGACTTATGTTGCTGAAGGCAGTTGTGTAATCTGGGTACCACCAGTATGGCAAACATATCCTGCTCAGCTTCAACAGAAGATTATTACACACGAAGTCGGTCATTGCCTTTGGCTGAATCATATCGAAGGCGAAGGAATTATGGGAACCGGAGAGGGCTATGAATTAAGTGCGGCGGATCGCATGGAAATGTGGCGGGTGCATCCCCCACTATTCAGGGTATATGTGCCTTTCTAAGATTGACACAACGTGTCACTTGACACAAATAGGTTCTGCTGCTACAATAAACGCACCAAGGAAAAGGAACAAACATGAAACTACGCACCTATCATGGAATAACCGTTGATCGTATTGAGCACTCAGACATGTATTCCGCCCTAGTACCAGACTATGGTTATGTTAAAGCAGATACTCTTTCTGGTATTCGTTGGATGATCGACTTTGCGCGCACAAAGATAATTTGACACAAATCTCCCAGCGTGCTATGATTACATCAAGGAAATGAGGAACAAAGAAGTGTCAATAAATACTTTCGACATAGCCTACGCCATATGGCGTGAATCTGCAAAGGCAGAAAGCACTGCAAGGATGGCGAGTAGTTGGAGGCGCAAATCTTCCCACCCTATGCCCATCGAAGATGAAGCGTGGTATGAAACAGCAAAGGCGGAAGATGCCGCATGGCGAGCAGTCCCGTGGCAGTACAGAACGGGAGTTGACACAAATACCTAAGTCTGGTATATTAAGTACACAGAGGAAAAAAGAAGGATGGACATAATGGAACTTGTGGGCAAAGTGATGGTAGATTCTGGTCAGGTGATGGTAGGCGATCCCTGCTATCTTGATCGGTTTGTTACACATGGAAACAATCTTAATTTAGAGCCAGAGGATTGTAAGCTGCCATACGCATATAGCTACGAGGGCGCTTGTCAAGCATCAAATTCTAAGGAACGTTCAGGTGACCTAGACAGCGGTTATGCTGTAGCAGTGGAAACAGGCTACGGTGATGGATTTTATCCCGTATATGTAGAGAAGAATCGAGAGGGTCGAGTAGTTTCGATGCACGTATTTTTCGACGATGATCCTAACGAAGATTGATGCCCGCCGCCACCTGCGAACTTGTGGCAAACGCATGGGACCTGCTAGCGGATTGGCCCCTATGATGACTGATCTCGTGAAGGTGGGCCGCAACAACCAGCGACCGGCATACCCGACGAGCGTGACGTTGCTCACATTTTGGGCGGGCAACGTCACAAGGCCAACGCGGGCGGCCCCAGATGATGATGCAGAAAAGTGCGCCACACTACAGGAGAAACTATATGACTAGTTGGTTTTCGAGTACACTGAATGAAGATAAGATGGAATTGTTTATTGATTTGTATGAAAGAATACAAAGCGAAAGTGATGAAAAGCTAGAAATCAAAAATATGGATCAATTGGCTTTTTCTCTTCGCAATGGACGTTTCTCCCCTACTCAACAGTTCTTTCCTCAAGTCCTGGATATCATAGAAATTGAATATACACACAAAGCGATTCACGCATGGTTACGTACCCCAAATATCTAGGTTTGACAGGTTTAGGGAAAGAGCACTCATTATTATGCTTATTGACACAAATGCCCTTTGATGATACACTGTGAGTAGTTAGAAACAATACAAAGGTGGACACGATGAAAGTTTGTGAGCGATGCAAGACGATATACACAACGTCTAAGAGCACATCAAGCCTACGGCTGACCTATTGCAGCAATCTTTGTGAGATTGGAGCACTTGGGTTCAGTATTGAGGGCATATTAAAAAACACAATTACGTTGAAGGAAAAAGTAAATGTTTGAATTATTCTTCTTCGCTACTCTTTGTTTCACTTTCGCGATTGCGGGATTGTTCATAGAGTAATGGAACACGAAGTAAGTGTCTCAGACCGTGGGGGATGCTGTGACGATCATCCCTATAGTGGATACGTCGCTTTCTGCTATGACTGTAATGATTCCGTAGGATCTAGTAGTGATTGGTCGGATGCACAAGCACAAGCAGAAGAACACCAAGAAGAACAAAACAAAATAGAGGAAGAGGTACACAATACAGCATGGCCGAACTAATAGGGCGCAAAGGACGAGAAGTCTATGATCCAAAGAGATGGATTGATCTAGGACGTAAAGACGTACAATATCATGGTGACGATGATCCCCGCATCAAATATGCACGTCCGAACTACATTGACAGCACTGGTACTCCAGTATGGGAGCACGAAACCTCAAGAGAAGCAAACACACGAAAAACAGAGTACAATAAACGAAACGTAAGTCGAAGAGTTAAAGAGAAACAGATAGACTTGACACAAATCTCACAGAGTGGTAATCTGTAAATATGACAGATAGAACAGAGATCAACAGAGCACTAAGCAAATCAATCGCTTACCTCAACGTGAACAAAAAAATAGAATCCCGAGCGTGGGCAATGAGGATCATTGATGAAATGGTCAAATTGAATCTAATTTCATACGAGTATATTGGTACACAACTATCAGATAGAGATCCGTATCTCGCACATATAGATTAGACATTAAAGATTTCAGAAACTAGATTTTATATTTAGAAATTGAAATCTAGAATTTGAATTTTGAAATATGGCGAATAGATCGCCATGCAGCTCTATTTCAAGGAGAATGGTCATGTTCGAAGTTCTAGTGTCTTCTGATCGAGGCTGGATAGCCGTTCAATGTGCGTGCTCAGTAGGTCGTGCAATGTTCCGGGACGAGATCGCGGCGAACGCGGCGATCACAAAGCACGTGCAAACATGTGGCGCGGGAACGGAGGACCAGTCGTTCCGTGCATTTGCAACAGAAATGCTGGTGATATGATAGGGTCGCACACCGCACGTAGAATTATTTGGTGGTTTAGGTTCCGAGATAGAAGGGCAGTAAAAGAGGAGGCTTAATTTAAAGTAGAAATAATTTGAAAAATGAAAAAATACATCCTGATTTCTGGATATATGTAAAATGGTACAGATTATGGGATAAAAGCTTCATTCCCCCTACTAACGGGAGTAATCCCATAATTAAGAAAGAAAATAATGGTTATTCAGCTAATAAAGCATTTTTGAAGTGGGAGAATGGGGAAAGGGCTTCAACTAAGCATCCCAGGTTGTTATTCTCCGCATTACAGGGCAAAGTCAACCTTAATTTTCAAATTAAGCAGTGGGCGGAAGGATTTATTGAATGCGGAGGAAAGAATTACTTAGAAGAGATAAGACTTGAATTTCCTTTTCTAAGAAATTGGGTTTTTGAATCTATAGTAAAGAGCAATTTGAAAAATGAAAAATGTAATGCGCATGGTTAGGGGGATTTTTCCGTGATTTTTTAATATACGCATATATAATGCGTGCGACCCCCAAATCGTTTTTTTTTTTCAATTAAATCGAAAAAATCGTGAAAAAGTGTTTCACGTGAAACATTGGGGATCGTAATAAATATCAGATCACCAGCCTTATCATTTGTTCGATTTGACACAAATGCAGAAATGTGGTAAGCACAATCGAGACCGTCGATAACTTGACTCAAATCTCCCAGCGTGCTAAGATTGCATCAGGAAGTGAGAAACGCCATGGAAACAATTATCTGCCGATGTTGCGGTAAAGAATTTATGCCCATCTTCGATATGCATCCGATCCATACGACATGCATTGCAAGGCACTGGGGAAAACACGCACGAAGGATCGCCTTTACCAAATGCAAGGAATTCGGCCCGCGATGGGCCTCGGACAAGTGTCGTTGACACAAATCGACTCCCGTGCTAAGATTACATCAGGAAGTCGAAGGAAGTCGCCAGAAGTAGTGATATTGCACTGCGCGGGGAATTATTTTTACCCGGCCTAGGAAATGGACACATCTGGCATATATGGATGTGAAGGCGACTTGACACAAATCTCCCGACGTGCTAAGATTGCATCAGCAAGTGAAGGACGTGACCCATGCCTGTTTACGCCACCGTTTACCGCGAAGTGTTTGCATCAGCCGACGCTCTCAACGCATTGACAGACGCCGCCCGTGAGGCGTTCGATGCGCTGGGTGGCGACGAGCGACACGATGCCTACACCGCCGCCATCGCCGCCCACCTTGACGCCTACGCCGCCGCTCGCAAAGTCTGGGCCATCGTATGGCGGGCACTCGACACAAATCCCCCGACGTGCTAAGATTGCATCAGGAAGTTAAACTTTGGAAGTGAGAAACCACCATGGCATCAGTTAAGACACTCCGAAAATCTGCACTCGAATCCTGCACGTGGCATGGGCATAGCATGGGTCAATTCCATCATTGGCCAGCGTGGGCGTGGGCGCAGTGTCAAAATTGTGGTGCTATGGTACACGTAGAATCTAACCCGCCTAACGGGATTGATATCGCTGGAGATGCGATCTCTCTCAATTGCCTAGGATCTCGATTCTAGGCAGGACGGGTTGACTCAAATCGATCCCCATGCTATGATAGCATCAGAAGGAATTGAGGAACACCATGCCAGTCACCTATGAGTACCCGATAGCAATTCGCAACGGCGAAGGTCGCACGGTTCGCGTTGAATTGAACGTGGACGATGCTGCCGACTATCTTCGCACGAACGGTTATGCGCTTCACGTTTACCAGCCGGGCGATAGGAACGAAACATACGCGGGCCATGCTCCGCTATCGTTCTGGATCAATCCCGAAGAAAAAGGCGCGTACGCCTTCGCCAGCATCGATCGCCGATGGTAAACAAATAACACTGCACGGGAGTTGACACAAATCGACTCCCGTGCTAAGATTACATCAGGAAGTGAAGGAAGTCGCCAGAAGTAGTGATATTGCACTGCGCGGGGAATTATTTTTACCCGGCCTAGGAAATGGACACATCTGGCATATATGGATGTGAAGGCGACTTCCCTTGACACAAATCTCCCGACGTGCTACGATGGTCTTACCAAGTGACGGGACGTGACCCATGCCCTGGTCTTGGACAAGGGTAGGGTAGTTGACACAAATAGCCCAGCGTGCTATGATTACATCAAGGAAATGAGGGAAACAAAATGCTTGTTCTTAACCGTCCTATCGAGCACACGCATACGATGCGAAACGTAAATCTGGCATTCGATAATCGGGATAATCCTGATGATGCTCGACATTGGGCGATGGCTGCGGCATTGGAAATGGTAGCGGCTGGATTGCTTACCACACGGGATTTGCGGGATGCTGCGAAAACATGGGACATCGACCACAAGGGCAGTTGACACAAATCCCCCGACGTGCTAAGATTACATCAGGAAGTGAAAGAAATGCCCTACCCTCTCATCGTCACTCGAACCCATATCGTTCGTGAAGCTGGACCCGTAACGATAGAGTTTCGCGATCTTAATGGTGAGAGTTATGACGTACTCACCATTCAGCAGGACGAGATAGGCTATGCTGCTGGATATCGCTACACGGCACGCACGAAGGCCGAGGCTAAAATGCTACTTGCTACTGGCAATTGGACGGTATCATAAGCATCACTTGACCCAAATCCTCCGGCGTGATATGATTGCATCAGCAAGTGAAGGAACGTACTCTATACTTAGTACATCAGGTGGTCGGGAAACGCCGACACTGGTAAGGGAGACACCCACCATGCTTACGATCGCTTCCCGCATATTCGACCCGTCGAAGGTACGGCGCTCACTTGAAGCTCGGTTCGAGAGCCGAGAATCATACGAAGATCGCCTAAGCGCGGCGCTCCGCTCGGCAGCGCTCGGCTGCGCCTGCGGGCGATGCGGCGTCCTAATCACGGATTACAATTACGGCAGTGGGTACGGGGTCATTCCAGAGTGTGACAAGTGTGAGTATCGGTCCTGGCGCGCATAACACACTCGGCCTCCCGAGGAAGTGAGAAAGTCAGACCTTCCTTGACCCAAATCTACTCCCGTGCTATATTGTAGAAGTCAAGTTGTGGCTACGTGAAGTTAGACCACGGGTTTGACCGGGGATGTTCGGCGACCATATCAGGCTGAAATAGGCTCATGAAGGTCGGGCTGCCAAGAATGCAACGTCGAACTACCCACCTTGACCCAAATCGATCCCCATGCTATGATGACATCAGGAAGTGAGGGCAGTTGACACAAATCCCCCGACGTGCTAAGATTACATCAGGAAGTGAGAAAAGCAATGGCAACTAATCATGGTTTCGGAGTCTGGATTCCGAACTCACAAAGGATCGCCGTGAATTATTCAGAAGAGGGCAATCTTCAGAATGCAGAAGATTCTCAGGTAGTTTACGTCCGTAGTGGTTATCCCGCTGCTATCGTAGTGGCAACTCATTACGAGGGCGGGCAACCCTACCGTTGCTACTGTGAGTAAAAGTGGCTTGACCCAAATCGACCAACGACATGGGCAGTGAAATACCATTCATCAGCTTACACGACCTATGGTGTGCCAGACAAAAATGAGCTACGACGATGACCGCGAAGAAGGAAAAAGACTAAACGCCGAAGAGGCGTGGGAAAATATGGGCGGACATTATCACATGCAACACACTGAATACTGTCAATCAGATTGTAACAATTGCAATTGCTGTAAATGTGAAAACTGCGGCAATTGCGAAGAGTGCGCGGAAGGTGAATGGCAAAATATGTTTAATGATCAAAAGCGTGAATATGCAGCATCGAGGGGGATATAATGGCAATTGGATTTCGGGATCATATGACGCCACGGATAGAAAGTTTGGGATTCAATAATTTTCATGTGTTGGGATTCAATAATTTTCGTGCTGGTAATCATACGGTAAGTGTTCAGGCTAGTGAATATCATTATTGCGAACCAAAAGTGACAGGGTTATCGCTAGAATCGTACACTAAGTTTGAAGTAGCAATATGGAGAACCCCCACCGACGACGTTGGAATCTCGAAAATATGTCCACATGATTTGCCTTTTGAGTGGGTAAGTAAATTTGAACCGCATTATGAACACAGTTGTGTCAGTGTGGCGGGATTTGTAGATAGTGATACAGTTCAACAGATTGTTTATGATCTTTGTGATGCAGGAGTTACGGAAATTGCTACGCGATAACATTCCAAAGATTCGCATCAGCGTGCTATGATAGCATCACAAAGGAAGTGAAGGGATCGATTTGACACAAATCCCAAAGTGTGGTAGGCAAATCATCGATTTGACACAAATCCCCCGACGTGCTAAGATTACATCAGGAAGTGAAGGAGAACCCCAAACAATGATAACGAATTTAGTTCCCGTTTCACAATCCCTATATGGCGAGCGTGCAACACACCTGGTAGATGACGACGATCGATACGATGCGCCTACGTATCGCGCGATATGCGGGCGAACAATTCGGGCGAATGGTGCGAACTGGTCGCCGGATCAATCGCTGGTATGCGGGACGTGTATCAGGGTGGAGAATGCACGGGAGATAGCGCTCATGTTCGCTTGACACAAATCCTGTCTGATGCTATGATAGCATCAGACAAGTGAAGGACGTGACCCATGACCCCCGCGATGGAAATTACAGAGTACGACATCGAAATATGCTGGGATAGCAGCCAATACTGGCACGGCGCTGGCCTGACTTATACGGACTTTGACGACATTGCCACAGGTATTGGGCAGAGTAAGCATGAAGCGGCAGAGGATGCCTGTGAGCAGCTTGCATGTCAAGGCTACGATACCAGTACGATCGATATTTCTGCATACTCAAAGAAATACGTATTTCTTTGTGAATGTGCAGAAGATGATGATTGTGACCATCATTACTTCGTGACTATCAGAGTGAAGTAATGCGCCGCGTCGCCGACGCCCTACCCTCTTGACGCAAATACTTAAGTATGGCATACTTAAGTCACAAGGTTGAGGGAGACAAAAAATGCGAATCATTGGAACGAGAGATCCCAACGTATTCATCGCTCAGCAAATTCTTGTGAATCAAGCTGACAATGTTCGACAGCGAACAGATATCTGCGATTGTGACAAAATGCGTGTAAAGACTAAAAGAATGCTTGACGCAAATAGTCAAACACGCTAAGATAGCTACAGCGAGGTAAGAAATGCGAATTTTACTCAATGGCAAAACCCGAAAGGGTAAGAACAAAATCCACGAGGCCGATAGTCCTGTTTCTTGGATTATCCTTGATCAAAGGGAGTCCGTTAGCTTTTCCCCAAAGAGTGGCCCTTGGATCTTTATTCGACCGAATAACGATATTCAAGGCAAAGAGCGATGGGTGGCGCTTACAAATGATCGAGACTTCGATGTAACCTTGACACAAATCGAGTTCTAGGCTAAGATAGCTACAGCGAGGTAAGAGATGATAGATACGCACGGAACCGTCCGATCGACCACGGACACGCGGGGCGATGCGGAGAAAACGGGATGATGCCAACAGGGGATGTTATAACTACTGGAATTACATATGAAACAACGTATGTAAACGGCCATCAGAACATTACTTTAATGCGTGAAGGAAAAGAGATAGGAGCTATTCAGGAACGCTCTGTTGGGCATTGGCTTCCGCGTAGGGGAATTGGTATTCAATCCCTTATGCCTATTATCTCTTGGAAACTAGAAGATCCCCATAAGGCTATTTTATGGATTCTTTCAGATGAGCCGGGATATTAAAGTCCATCAAATAGCGTGATGGGAAGATGAGTCGACCACATCAATTAGAGTCATCACATCGACCCCGGAGCACGCGGGGCGATGCGGAGAAAGTCAAATGAACGCCTACGATGTCCATACTGTATATCCGATTCTTACGCCCATAAATACCATTATCCTTTGGCCAAAATATGGATCGCCCGTAAAATTTGAACATGGCGCACGATTTATTGAACGCAATCGCCGATGGAATCGCATTCTTAAATCATGGGATCTTACCATCGCAATAACAGCTCATGATCCATATTTAGGCGAGTATACATCACAAAATATGGTGACATATTGCGCTAATGAAATGAATTTTGAGGCTGTAGCATCATAATGCTGGTAGGGTTCATCTATCGACCCCGGACACGCGGGGCGATGCGGAGAAAACTAATGGAAGCCACACAAATAAACCTAGATTCATTCTACGAATACTTGAAAGAAGAGTACACTCGCCTCTTTCGAGAAGATCCCGAATACATGTATCCAGCCACTATCACTACGCCAGCATCGCTCGCACGCAGCATGACGCTTTCCCTTGATAATGGAACGGCCAATAAGGACGGAAAAGCTGTAAAGAATGCTTGCAAGTACTTTAGCATTCCTCACACCTACAAGGCAATTCGAGAATTCCTTGATGCAAAATAAGATGCAAACCGCAAAGATTCTCACAGGAACTAGCAACGGAACCGCCCGAAAGGGTAAGAACAAAATCCACGAGGCCGGTAGTCCTGTCCGGTGGTCGAGGCGCTCCTTCTTGGTACGTTGCGATACTTGTGGATGGGAAGATGAGTCAGCCACATCAGTTGGAGCTGGAAGATTGATAGATACGCATATCCAGAGGAATTTCTAAGATGCAAACCGCAAAGATTCTTACAGGAACTAGCAACGGAACCGCCCAAGTAAAAGTCAGTGGATACAGGATTAATCAATTCTTTATTCACCGAGAATACACTACCGGAAAGGAATCCGGCAAGTGGATAATCACTCACGAAGTAACTGGCTTAAAACTCCCGGGAAGATATGCCACGGTATGGGCGGCAAAAGAAGTTGCCAAAATGCTGACAAGTTTATGCTGGGGGAAGATTACTCTGGAGAATTCCAAGAACATGAAAAACGATGCAATGCAAGAAGCGGTGAAAGAATACATGGAAACAACGAAGGGAATGTGTGGCGCTTGACACAAATACTTAAGTATGCCATACTTAAGTTACAGAAATGAGAGAACAAATGTTCACCCTGCACGAAGTTATCTGGGCATCAGAAGAAGTTAAGCGACAGGGGGATGGACCAGAGTTCGTTCCTTACATGTTGCGTGCATGGGATCATGCAAAGAGTTTTCCTTCCGTGACTCACACCGAGACTATCAAGTTTATTGCTGGTTTGGTGTTAGGCAAACCGTCTTCAGCGGAGTATGCCAAAGTTACCAGAATGTTCGCCAGTGGGGACAAGGGAGTTGATCCTAGCAATATCCCGCGCGCCATGGAAAGTCTCGCCAACGCCAACGTAGACGCCCTAGAATGGTATCGTGAATTCGAAACCATCCACCCTTTCATTGATGGCAACGGACGTACGGGTTCCATAGTTTGGAATATCCTAGCGGGCAATGTTGATCATCCCGTCACTCCTCCGCAACTTTGGGGATAGGTTGACACAAATCGACTCTCGTGCTAAGATTACATCAGGAAGTGAGAAACGCAATGGAATTCGGATTCTGCCTTGAATGTAACACCCTGACTCCTAACCTGCTTTGCGACGATTGCGCCGCCAGATTCAAAGTAGAATGGGTAAAATCCCAGAATGGTATCGTGAATTCGAAACCATCCACCCTTTCATTGATGACTCTCGTGCTAAGATTAACATCAGGAAGAGCAATGGAATTCGGATTCTGCATTGAATGTAACACCCTGACTCCTAACCTGCTTTGCGACGATTGCGCCGCCAGATTCAAAGTAGAATGGGTAAAATCCCAGAATGGTATCGTGAATTCGAAACCATCCACCCTTTCATTGATGACTCTCGTGCTAAGATTAACATCAGGAAGTGAAGGAAAAAACAGGGTAACTTGTATGTATTGTGGCAAGGAAACAAACGAACCGACTTTCCATTCCGATGAACACCGCAAAGATTGCGACTGGCGACGTAGACGATTCTGGGCGAGTCCTTAGGGATCGCTAGTCTGCTATTTAGAGATTCAAATTTCAAATTTTAGAATTCAGATTTGAGAAATTGAATTTGCGTTTTAGAATTTAAAATTTGAATTTTGAAACATCCAGATCATTCAGACACTGTAGGATTCGATTCTAAGCATATTTTTAAGCACTCTAAACATGCCCCCAGGCACAGTAGGATTCGATTCTTTAAGCGTATAACAATCAAAAACGCTACCGTAGTAGCTAGCTATTTGCTTCACTCAAGAAAACAACGCAGAAAAGGCAAAGAAGAGACATAACATACCCCTTTGCTTGACTCAAATGTCGAACGATGCTATACTAAGCACATCCAAGAAAAACCAAGGAACACAAAATGGTATTGACAGTCACAGAGAAAAAAGAAGCAATGTCAATGGTACGAATGGAATACGGTGACAATGATCCATGGGGTACTACAATGTCACACATGTTCGCCATTGCCGACGTAATCTATCACGACGTACTCTATCCCGACGGTGAGAATCTACCGGCTGCATGGCAGTACATGCACTCGCCCGTGTGTGGTGGTGTGGATACGAATTCATGGCCTGACGCGGAATACTCCGATTATTTGGTACGTGGTGAGATGACAATCGATCAACTTCTCTATGCTGGTAACGTATTGAACAGATATGCTAGTGTGTTGACCAAAGCTGGTCTAGCCTACTAGCATAAAGTGTTCAAACTTAAAAATAAAGCACACTTAAATTTTACCCTTCGTGGTCCGCCGCGCGGGGTATTTTTTTTACTCGCGCCAGCGTCCGCGCCAAAATTCGTATGAATTTTCCCATGATTTTTATATACGCATATATACTCACGCGCGCGCGAGAAGTTGACAGTAATCCCGACTTGACATAACGTTTAGAACAAATGTTCGACTTGACACAAATCCCAAAGTGTGCTAGACGCGGGCGAATGTTTCACGTGAAACACTGAACTTGACACAAATCCCAAAGTGTGGTAGTCAAATCATCGAGTTGACACAAATCCCCCGACGTGCTAAGATTACATCAGGAAGTGACAAGAAATGCAATCGGTATCAGAACAAAATGGCGAGCGTGAACTACGCGCAGAGATTAAAATTCATGAAGAGCGATTCGTCGAATTGTGCGACGCAATCGTCGCAAAGCAGGTTAGGCGTGACGAAGATGCTCGCCGTGACTTGTTTGCTGCGGAATTTCGCGCGAAACTCGCCTCCGAGCGATTGGAAGAATCTCGCGAAAGATTGCGAAAGTATTCGCTTCTTCACGGGTAGCATTATGTCAAGCGAGAGCGGCGCTTGACACAAATCCCCCGACGTGCTAAGATTACATCAGGAAGTGAAAGACATGGCACTCCAGGTTTACAGCGAAGCTCGCGGTCTTAAGACTCTCAGGGATGGCGTTACGCTTGAAAGATATCAGGCGTCTTACCCTGATGCCATAATCGCCAACGTGAAGGGAAAACAGCCGACCTATGCTACCCTAGAAAGGTGGATGATGGACGGCGTGGCACGCGCCATAGACGGCTGTAGTGGCATCGAACCCGATGGAACGTGTTCGCATGATCAACCATCGTGGCTCGTGGCCTTGAGCCTAATCTAACATTATGTCAAGCGAGAGCGGCGCTTGACACAAATCCCCCGACGTGCTACATTGTAGAAGTCAAGCGGCGCTGTTCTATTACGGTTTATTCAAGGACACAGGCTGCAACGATTGCCAGCCCGCCGCTTGACACAAATCCCCCGACGTGCTAAGATTACATCAGGAAGTGAGAAAAGCAATTTTGGCAGCACAGAACGGGAGTTGACACAAATTCCCCGACGTGCTATATTGTAGAAGTTAAGGAAGCTACAACGGACATCGCCACAGAACTAACACAGTCCCGATCCGCTTAGTAGCGTTGGGGTTAGGGAATGAGTGGCGGGACGACGCCGGTACAGTCTGGTATAAATAGAAGTCAGACCTTCCTTGACCCAAATCCCAAAGTGTGGTAGTCAAATCGATGATTTGACACAAATCCCCCGACGTGCTAAGATTACATCAGGAAGTGAGAGGGAGACAAGAAATGCAATCGGTATCAGAACAAAATGGCGAGCGTGAACTACGCGCAGAGATTAAAATTCACGAAGAGCGTGACGAAGATGCTCGCCGTGACTTGTTTGCTGCGGAATTTCGCGCGAAACTCGCCTCCGAGCGATTGGAAGAATCTCGCGAAAGATTGCGAAAGTATTCGCTTCTTCACGGGTAGCATTATGTCAAGCGAGAGCGGCGCTTGACACAAATCCCCCGACGTGCTAAGATTACATCAGGAAGTGAAAGACATGAAACGAACACTCACGAACATGACTATCGAATACGACGCTGGTTACTCGGTCAACGTTCACCTACGGCCTGATGGAATCTATCAGGCCGACACGTTCAAGGGAGAGGATCTTTACTTCAGCCGCACGTTTACCACGTCTGATGAAGCCGTGGACTACGCTCAGGATGCATTGATTCGTATCTAATAATGTCAAGCGAGAGCGGCGCTTGACACAAATCCCCCGACGTGCTACATTGTAGAAGTCAAGCGGTGCTGTTCTATTACGGTTTATTCAAGGACACAGGCTGCAACGATTGCCAGCCCGCCGCTTGACACAAATCCCCCGACGTGCTAAGATTACATCAGGAAGTGAGAAAAGCAATTTTCACAAATCCCCCGACGTGCTAAGATTACATCAGCAAGTGAAGGACGTGACCCATGCCCTGGTCTTGGACAAGGGTAGGGTAGTTGACACAAATCGCCCCCGATGCTATGATAGCATCAGAAGGAATTGAGGGAAACAAAATGCTTGTTCTTAACCGTCCTATCGAGCACACGCATACGATGCGAAACGTAAATCTGGCATTCGATAATCGGGATAATCCTGATGATGCTCGACATTGGGCGATGGCTGCGGCATTGGAAATGGTAGCGGCTGGATTGCTTACCACACGGGATTTGCGGGATGCTGCGAAAACATGGGACATCGACCACAAGGGTAGTTGACACAAATCCCCCGACGTGCTACATTGTAGAAGTCAAGCGGTGCTGTTCTATTACGGTTTATTCAAGGACACAGGCTGCAACGATTGCCAGCCCGCCGCTTGACACAAATCCCCCGACGTGCTAAGATTACATCAGCAAGTGAAGGACGTGACCCAAATGACCCCCGAATCCCCGAATGCCAACAAGTACAATGGGTGGACAAACTACGAAACTTGGGCGGCGAAACTATGGATCGACAACGACCGGGGTAGCCAGGAGTATTGGTCAGAGACTGCGCGAATGTGCGATAGCGTATACGATCTGACCTCCAGGCTAGAACAACACCATTATGAAAGTATGCCACACCTTTCTAGTGGGATCTATTCGGATCTACTACTAAGCGCGCTTCGCGTGGTAGACTGGTACGAAATAGCGTCGGCACTAAAGCGGGAGTTGACACAAATCGACTCCCGTGCTATATATTGGTCAAGCGAGAGTGGCGCTTGACACAAATCCCAAAGTGTGGTAGGCAAATCATCGAGTTGACACAAATCCCCCGACGTGCTAAGATTACATCAGGAAGTGAAGGAGAACCACATGAGCTACAACGAAGATGACCGCGACGAAGGCAACCGACTCCGCGCTGAAGAGGACTGGGAAGCCCAAGGCGGACATTACCACGATTGTCAGTTCTGCGGCGATTGTGAGCAGTGCGACAATTGTGAGCAGTGTGAAGAGAATGACAACCTTGACGAATTGCGAGATCGGCAACACGAATTCGCGATGTCTCGTTGACACAAATCACATAGTGTGCTGAGGGGATGTTCGACGACTCCCCTTGACACAAATCCCCCGACGTGCTAAGATTACATCAGGAAGTGAGAAACGCAATGGAATTCGGATTCTGCCTTGAATGTAACACCCTGACCCCTACCCTGCTTTGCGACGATTGCGCCGCACAATTCGACGAATCGTGCCCCGATTGTGGACAAGATTATCACGAATATATGTGCCCGGCAAGCACATCCTAGAATTGAGCGGGAGTTGACACAAATCCCCCGACGTGCTAAGATTACATCAGGAAGTGAGAAACGCAATGGAATTCGGATTCTGCCTTGAATGTAACACCCTGACCCCTACCCTGCTTTGCGACGATTGCGCCGCACAATTCGACGAATCGTGCCCCGATTGTGGACAAGATTATCACGAATATATGTGCCCGGCAAGCACATCCTAGAATTGAGCGGGAGTTGACACAAATCCCCCGACGTGCTAAGATTACATCAGGAAGTGAGAAACGCAATGGAATTCGGATTCTGCCTTGAATGTAACACCCTGACCCCTACCCTGCTTTGCGACGATTGCGCCGCACAATTCGAAGTAGAATGGGTAAAATCCCCTTCCTATGATGCGGGCGGGTATTGGCAAGCCACTATCGTGCGAAAGTGCTTCCTCCAGAATTGAGCGGGAGTTGACACAAATCCCCCGACGTGCTATGATTACATCAGCAAGTGAAGGACGTGACCCATGCCCAATGCTGTTTACGAACTCATCTCAGTTCTGAAATCCGATCTTTACTCCGTGGCTGCGGAAATCCGCCAGAACCTTGCCACCAAAGCTTACCACGTCAGCCTCCGCGACACGGACGCCGACGAAATCGTTGGTGTTATGATCTTCCCTGAAGATATGTTCGACAAGATGGTGATTTACGCCAAGACTCTCATCTAAGGGACTTGACACAAATCCCCCGACGTGCTATGATTGCATCAGCAAGTGAAGGACGTGACCCATGCCCTAACCTTATGTCACGCGAGAGCGGCGTTTGACCCAAATCGTAAGAGCACGCCGACGACGACGCTTGACCCAAATCCCCCGACGTGCTATGATTGCATCACAGAGTTAAACTTTGGAAGTGAGAAACCGCCATGGCTTACGGATGGGCAAATCACACAGATCATGAAGAAATCTATAAGGCGCAACACAACGGCGCGGATGACTGGCGTGACGATGAAGAGGAAATCGACGACGACTGGGATCGCGAGGCTCGTGCCTACCGAGCCGCGTTTACGACTCCCCTTGACCCAAATCCCCCGACGTGCTATGATTGCATCAGCAAGTGAAGGACGTGACCCATGACCCCCGAATCCCTCAGAACCCATTGCTTAAAGTGTGAGCGCCGCATTGCTGGCGAGCGTTACCCACTAACGTATCGCGACGACGACCAGATCGCCGGATACCAGTGCCAACTTTGCTATGATGGCAACGACCCCACGCCAGCTACATTCCTTGAAGAGGCCAGCACCTAACCTTATGTCACGCGAGAGCGGCGTTTGACACAAATCGCCTCCCATGCTATGATAGCATCACAAAGGAAGTGAGGGAACCGATGGCTGGCATTATGCATATGTTGGATGAGGATCAGGCCCTGATGCAAAGCCTGCACACGGAATTTCCATATTGTGGCCAATGCAAAGGTGGACTGAAATTTCAAATCCGAGGCGGGATCGCAATGCTGCAGTGCGTTCGATTCCCAAATCTGCATTTTGGGATGCGACGGCAAGGTGAAAAGTGGTAGGCGATTCCCCTTGACCCAAATCGATCCCCATGCTATGATAGCATCACAAGGAATTGAGGAACAAAGATTGCAAGACAGCGTAAAGCGTACTCGACTGGAAACTGTCAACGGCACTGAGTACAAGGTGACCGAAATTTTCGAGATGCATATGAACGGCGAGAAACTGGTAGAACGCTACAGGGACGCTCTCAACGTCACCCAGATTGAATACGACACCGAAGAGGCATACAGGGAATTCGTGCCACGTGACAATCGACAGGACGACTAGCAGGGAGTTGACCCAAATCGACTCCCATGCTATGATTGCATCACAGAGTACGCGCTTGGGTGGCAACTCCGTTAGTTCGCTGGTAGCGTTATGTCAAGCGTGGGCGGCGCTTGACCCAAATCCCAAATCGCGATACAATGGTATCACCAAAGTAAGAAAAAGAAACGCCATCTCTTGGTTCTTGGTGAGGAACAAGGATTCTAAGTACTAAAACCTAAATTCAGGTTTCAAGTTTCAAGATTCAGATTTGAGAAATTAAATTTGTATTTTAGAATTTAAAATCTGAATTTTGAAACATCAGATCATTCAGATGCTGTAGGATTCGATTCTGAGCCTGTTTTTAGCAAAGAGCTATTATACTAGCTTTTTCGCCGCTATGCCACTAGATTCTGTTCCTGGCGCTATTCAGGGCATGTTTACAGTGTATTATGCATAAACACGCAAGAAAATAATGACGAGAGTAAAAAGCAGAACATATTGGTTCGAATGCCGAACACTTTGCTTGACCCAAATCGATCCCCATGCTATGATGACATCATCAAGGAAATGAGGGACAAACAGATGAAAGTGACCATCGAAACCTACAGGATGCCGGGCAGTCCAACGTCGTTCGGTGCACGGTATTGGTGTGCTGATCAAGGCCGACACTATCGCCGCGACTGGTGCGATTCACGCTTACGTGCCGCTCGTCTCCTGCTCCGCGAATGCATCGAACCGCGTGGCCGCATTGAGAATTTCAAGGTAATCCACATCGACGGAATGCGTTAGCGGATACTACAGTAGAGCGTGTAGCACTCGTCACCAAAATTCAAGTCGAGACAGACGCCAAAGATTGAGAGTAAAGTAACCGCGCCAATATCAAGACTGACACGTATTGACGCCCAGCAGAACAAACGACTTAACTTAAATAAAACGCACTTAAATTTACCCTGCGTGGCCCCGTCGCCGCGTGGGGTATTTTTTTCACTCGCGTCGCCGTCGCGCGACGGCGCGCCGCAACCCACCGGATTTTCCGCAGATTTCATATAAAAGCATATATACGGTCGCGCGCCGCGCGAGGGGCACTTTTCGCGGTTTTTTCGAGTTAATCATTTGAAACGGTTTTTCCGATTTAAGCCAGGAAATGTTTCACGTGAAACATTCGAACATCCGTTCCGATTTAAGCCAGGAAATGTTTCACGTGAAACATTCGAACATCCGTTCCGATATGCCATAACGGCATGTCAAGTACGTTATGTCAAATAGAACGTCAGTTCTAATAACGGAATCGCATATGCCCATAACGTATGGCCACTCTCTCACCCTCTCGCCCTCAGGTCGCCCTTGCCCTCTCACCCTCACCCTCTCGCCCTCTCACCCTCACCCTCTCGCCCTCTCGCCCTCAGGTCGCCCTTGCCCTCTCACTCACCCTCACCCTCACCCTCTCGCCCTCTCGCC